TTACTTTTCTGCTCTTAACAGCGTCACGTCGATATCGGAAGTATCGGTATCAGCGTCTGTGTTAGTGTATGCAGTAGCGTCAATCGTATAGTCAACGACTCTTACGATAATGAAGTCGCTTTTAGCATACCCCTCTTCATTGAGCATCTTTTCAACTCTTTTATCCAAAGCTTCTTTGGAACCGAGTTCAAGCGGAATTACCTCACCGTCAATATTTGTTGTCAAATATTTATACAGCGTTTCGTAGTTATCACGCTTAGCCTGAGCAATCATAATTCTATACATTCTCAAGCACCTCCTGTTTAATGCTTTGTCTTAGCTTTTGCGTTCTTCACGTATGTAGCAGTACCGTCAAATTTGTGCTTATACTGTTCCGGCGGCTGTTTCGGCAATGCACGTATTTCGTCCATAAGACCTTCCACGAATGAGTTGCCATGCTCATGCTGATAGATTAAGAATCTACGCTCTAAGCATTCCATAGAGTAGTCATCAATCCAGCCCTGCTCATATACAAAGAAATGATGACGTTCTGTTACATAAGCTTTGATACTTTCCTTGTCAGACTCAATCAGCATAGTAATACTATCATTGATCTTGTCTACAGAATCATTTGTATCTTCCTTAGCTTCCTTCAGCTCGTCTACATCTTCTTTAATCGTGTCAATCTCTTCTCGTTCGTCATGGTCTTTATCATAGTATTTGCGGACACGATCACAAGCCCAGTCGATAAAAGACACTACTCCCTTAACAGCAAGACACAGAATTACTGTGTACATGATAATATCTGTGGGAGAATAGTTTGTAAGTAATTTTTCCATATTTCCCTCCAAAAGTTACATGCCGGAAATATGCAAGGGCGGAATGACCCACCCGAACATAGATTACAGTTTTACGCAGTAATCAAGAGAAATCCATCCGGCTCCGGATTTCAGTTTTCCCCAGCCCTTAGTAGAGCCAGTTCCTGCTTTTTCCTCAACAATAGTGAAAGTTCCCTTTCCGGTGTATTTACCAGTAATAGGATAGTTTGTGCCAGCTCCAGAACGAATTCTGAGATCACTTGCGTCAACACGAACTTTGTACGGTACGTTGCTTGCAGCTGGTTTTGAGGAGGAACCAGATACGGTGGAACCAATCGTACAATAAGACGCATTTGCAAGGTAAATCCAGCCAGCACCAGACTTCAGTTTTCCCCATCCGTTGCTGAGAGCGGTAATTGTGAATACACCCTTGCCAGTCTGACCAACAATATCGCCGTTCGGTGTTTTTCTGATGTTCAAATCAGATACCAGAACATTGACTGTGAACGGAGTGTTCGGGAAGTTGGTGTTTGTCTTTGACGGGGTAGTAGTGCTTGTAGAACCAGAAGAGCTTCCTCCGGTAGATGTAGAGCCGCTTCCCAGCAATGCATTGATACGATTTGCTAAATCACCGTATCTTGAATATAGCCAGTTACCAGGGCAACTCTTGTTCGCAAAGAAGCGATGAGCAGTCAGAACCATCTCATTGCTCTTTGGTTCGTATGCCAGAGCTGCTTCCTTACTGCCTTTCCAAACTACTTTGGTCTTGCCGTTTCTACGACAGATATCAGCGCAAAGCTTAATCAGTTTTTCGTAAACGACATCGTTCATTTCGTAAGGTTCTTTCATACCGCTTGCACACTCAATGGTGATTGCTCGCTGGTCGTTTGCATTACTGGATGAACACCAGCTACGATTAGCCTCGTCCACGCATAACACAACTCGTCCATCTTTACCGATACCATAGTTACAGCTTGCCTGTACGGAAGAACTTGTAAAGCAGCTGCCGATAGATTCAGCGGAGAGCTGTCCAACAACGCAATGCGGTGTTAATCTGTCGATTGAGTGAGTACGTCTGCCGCTGTGGTTAGGACTCTTTACCACACAATCTACAAGTGAACTGTTTGTGTAACCCATAGTCGTACCTCCTTCTGTCTGAGTTGTTTTTGAAGCAAATTTGTCGTAATATACCTGACCGTAGGATGCTCTGCGGCTCTGTACAGCAGAACTCTGGTCAGCAGGACGCTCATACTTTAAGAGCACAGCATTTGATGCCTGCAGAACGGAAGTAGCACTACGCAGTTCAGAGAGAACAGTACCGTAGTTTTCACTCAGTTCCTTGTACATGAACTCAAGCTGCATCTCCAGATCACCAATAGATGTACCTTTAGACTGACAGAATGCAAGTAATGCCTGCTTTCTGCTCCAACAAGTCCACTGGCACAAACCATAGCCAGCACTGTCTCGTACAAAATTCTTGTATGATCCGTTATCGACTGCTGCCGTATAAGCCGCATCGGTATATCCGAGTTTCTTTTCAAATGAATTTTGCAGGTTGGTAGGGACTAATCCGCTTTCTGCGTAGATGTTTCCCATGAGACCTGCGGCTCCGTATTTGCTCATTCCCTTGCCAATACAAAAGTTCCAGATGCGTTCTTCATTTGTCGTTCCTGTTAATGCCATAGAGAAATCAATCCCCTTTCGTAAATAATTTAATTAGCATGACTGTCTAACAAGAAAGACGGGCTTTAATTCCCGTCCTTGCTAGTAGCTGCTGTATTTGTTTTTACAATTTCACGCAGAGTATCCAATGCAGAATCAATCTGCTCGTCAATCCATTCAATCAGAGCTTTCTGATCTACGACTTTAGAGAGAATAGGATATTCCTCATAGATCTGCTTGATTACCTGAGCACGTTTGATAGAGCCTGCTTCGCTCCATTCCTGCCAGTCAACCTCTGCATCACTAATCATTTTCAGAATAGTTGTCTGAATCTGTTTCTTAGCGATTTCAATCTTTTCATCCTGGCTCTTAGACATATAATCCTGAGTTTTCTTCACGATGCCGATGACAAGACCGATGCATACGAGAATGCTTGTCCAGTTATCGTTCAGGAGCTGTAAAAATTTCTGTAATCCTTCCATAATCTGTTACCCCTTTCCTGATTCTGAATTGCTTGTTATTTCCTGTTCTTTCATAGCAGTCTCATAGACTATTCCACCTTCTGTGTTCTCAGCCTTTGACTTGCTGTAATATCCGAAGATAACAGGTGCGAGAGAAGCTACAATACCGAGCAGGGCATAAGCCTGAGATAAATCGCAGAGTCTGTGTGATTCATACATGAACCAGATAGCGATGCAGAAAACAAGAATAACCATAGCCCAGAGAACAAGCTTACTGTTGGAGATACTTCTGGACTTCTTCTGCCGACCTTTTGCTCGCTCAGCCTTGAGCTTTCTAAGGCGTGCCTTGCTTTCATTCTCATGCTTGATACGCAGCATCTCAGCGTTATATTCTTTTTCACTGATATATCTCATTGTTTCACCACCTTTGCGGCACTATATATAGAGAAAGAAATGATGATGAAAACTATATATAGCATCTTAGCGTTTATAAAACGTGAATTTGATATGCATATTACTTTTCATCCGTATAGTAAATAGCTGCTGGTTTGATTGCAGTATCTGTTGCAACATACATATCCGAATCATTTATCAGCATTCGCCTAAATACGGTGTATAAAAATGTTTCATCAATACCCGGCTGAGCAATAATCTTGTTTGCTCTTATGCCACGAGCTGCATCACTTGCATAGGCAAACCGAATCGTTGTCCCGTCTACCAGTTCAATCCAGCAGCCGCAACGTGACTTAATCATTTTGTTAATCATGTCATGCGGGTATGAGTCCAAAACCTTACTGAACATCTCATCTCTCCATTCAATGTCATGATATACAATCAAAATTCGTTGTCTTAATATTGTAGATAAATCGTTCATTTCTTCTCCTTAAATTTCCATCGATAATACGGCTTTTCTTCTCCAAAAAACCAGTAGCGTTCATAGTCATCAATCACAATCGCACACGCGGATAGTAATACCCACAACAGAGAGAACGGCAGACAAATCTGACCAAGAATATTAAATGGCATATTTGAATAATCCCAGATGCCAAGTCCGAGCCACAAATTCAATATGCATCCAGATATGAATTCTCCAGTTGTTACAATGCACGATCCAATGATTGCTTGCAGCCAAATTGGTGTATCCATTGATAAGACTTCATTAATAAGTCCAATGCATACGCCGCATACACCTGCAAGAATGAACATACTGATATGGCTATATCCCCTCCACACGATTTCAATCACGTAGTAAATAGACCCCATCACAGTAAACAGCGACAGATATTTAAGGCATAATGATAGAGCCTTTTTCATCGTACAACCTCCGTATGTATGCAGAGAGCCGGATAAACCGACTCAGTGCATATTATTTAATTAGCTTGACACATTAAGCCTCTGCGTTTGCCTGAGAATACAGCATCTTCAGAACTTCAGACTGATAAGCCTCCGGAATGTCAACGCCGTACTCCACAGCACAAACATCATTGATATCAGTCATGCTCTCGATATAGTCTCTCAGAGAGTTAAAGTATGTAGTCTGGAATTCAATGCAGTTCTCCATTGCTGTATTCAGAGCCACTACCTCATCCTTTGTGTAGAATTTACAAGACTCGCCATCTGCATGATACGGGAGAACCGTGATGCCAGCATTGGCTCTGTCATTCAGCTTAGAAATTTTCAGCTGGTCTGCAACTTCAAGACTGAAGTGATGAGATTTCTTGTCAGACAGGGTGATGTCAAATCCCTGTGTGATAACTTCATTGCAGGCAACGCTCATCTCTGCAATCTTTGCAGCTTTTACATCGTCAATGTTATCGTTTGTTACAACACCGGATTTGATAAGCTGCTCCATAACAGCGCCCTTGATTTTATCTGGCACTGCATCGAATTCCTTTTCACCATTGTAAACAAGGTCTGTCCAAAAATTGATTAACTGAATCATATAACACCCTCCTCTTAAATTAATGCGCTCAGCTCAATAATGCACTGTTTCATTTTTTCTGCTTCTGTCATTTCGCGGATAATGAATCTAGTATGACCATCCTCGCTCCAAATGTTTGTACAGGTCATATCCTTATAATCAACACCGCCAATATTTACACTGGATAAATTGGCATCAGACAGAATCTCAATATTAACTTCATCATCTGTGATGTAGTTGTTGCCATTCAGTGTAGCGTGAATCTCTGTTCCGTTTGCGAGGATAATATTGTAAATAGTATTTTCCATCTATAAAACCTCCAAATAAGTCGTAGTAAAGAAGATTTAAGTTGTCACGTTGTATCTTACTCATTAAGTATGCATGACCGCCAATCCAGGAACGAAACATATTCTCTATTTCTTCCTGTGTGCGTTCGCCTCTTTGTACTTTTCTACTCAATGCTTTGAGCTTACGTCTCATATCAACAATTCTCTGTGGGTTGATTTTCCTTATCACTCTTCCTGTATCAGTGAGAGAGTAGGATATCTGCAGAAAGCGATAGTAGTCTGATAGCTTTACTATTCTTGTTTTCTTTCTGTTCAACGTCATTCCGAGTTCTGTTGCTTTAGCTGCAATCTTAGCTTCAAGTTCAATCAGATACTCTTTGCTCTGGGAAATCACATAGCTGTCATCCATATATCTGCCGTAGAATTTCTGACCTTCAACGATCTTGACGAAATTATCTATCTGAGTTGGATAGTATATGCCGATAATCTGGGAACACTGATCTCCGATATTTACAGATTTCCTCATGAATTTCTCGCCTGTATGAGCAGATTTTGGAACGTTCAGTCTGTAGTCAGCAGAATTGAATGGCGTTTCCATACAATGTTCATATTCCTCGTCTGTCATATACGAGACATCAATCTTAAAATTATCGAATATTAAATCCAATAACCACAGCGAAAATTCATCATGCACATGTTTTGCAATTTCTTGATAAGCAATATCATGCGGTATATTGTCATAGAATTTGCTGTAATCCATTAAAAGTATGTAGCCGTCATTCCCGTACAGCCGATAGTATTTGTGTAGATGCTCCTCGAATCTTTGTCTGCTAAAAGTAATTCCTTTCCCTTTCAGCGACGCTCCGTTATCATAAATTAGATAGGAGAGCAGACTCGGAGCCAAAATATTATCACAAAGAGAATGGCGGATAACCCTGTCAGACATCTGTAAACCTGTAATAGGTCGTGTTTTGCCACGCTCACTGATAATAAACTCAGTAGAAGCTTTTGACTGATATGCCCTGTCTTTTAAAGCAGCTTTACTCTTAACGATATGTGGCAAGAAATTCATTTCATATTTCTGCACTTGAGGTTTCCAATCGGAATCTTTCTTTGCAGCCAAATATGCATGATAAAGTGAGTTTAAATTATATACAACATGACACCCATCTTCAAAATGTGTGTTTGTATCTGTCATTTCTTTCCAAAATATTTGACGTGTATAGCAATCAGTCGTAACGAATTGCATCGCCTTTGTCTTTTAGCACATTCCTGTGCAAGGACAATTTCTCCTTTCTTCGTTTCTTGTATCTGCATATAGCATAATTAAACAAGTGGAAGAAATCGGACGAACGCCATTAGAATTAGACGCGTTGTTGTTGTTCGCATTGCCGTTGTTGTTCACATTACAGAAGTTAGTCGCAGACCTCACACCACGCAGCCAATAGTTGAAGCGACAAACGGCGCAAAACATGCAGAAATTGCCCTGATTAGTTTCCTTATGCTGTCACAGATTCTTTCTCTCTGTCTAAAATGCTTTTACGAATTTTGTTGTCAGATTTTCTCCAACCTTTGATTAGCACCTGTTCTTGCATAATCATATTTGTGATATTTTCATATTTCTCTATATTGACAGGCAGAGTAGTGATGATATACTGTAATTCCTGTATCAGGTTCTCGCAGTAACCAAGAGCTAAGTCCTGATGTATTCTTCGTTCATCACACTCACTAATGAATTGCGGACATATTTCATTAGCTAGAAAAATTTCATGTACCATATCACGGGTAATTTGTATAATTGCTTTCTGCTCATCTGGTATAAACCATTCTACAAAAGCCTCGTATCGCTCTCTGCGTTTCTCTACGCCGCGATCATAACCATCTTTCTGTTTTTGACTCCACTTGTTGTATGCTTCCGGTTTTGGTCTTTCTTCATATTCCCTTAGTCCGAATTTTCTCAGAGCAAGGTCAGTTATAACCGTCCGAACTTTATACGCATGATGCTCAACCTCAAATGGTGATGGCTTTCTATTTGCTTTCAGTACCGACATCATTTCCTCCGTATTAACCCACCCACCCGGAGGTGGGATGGGATTAAAGATATTGCATTGTATTTCTTGTCAATATTAATTAACGAAGAAAAACGGACGAACGCCAATAGAATAAGACGCGCTGCTGCTGTTCGCATAGCCGCTGCCGTTCACACTACAGAAGTAAGTCGCAGACCCCACACCACGCAGCCAATAGTTGAAGCGACGGTGAATGTATTCAGGAGCGAGAGCGAACAGTGGGAACTGAGAGTTGATACATCCAACTTCGTAACCGCTATTAGCCCATACTTTTGTTCCGTATACCATTGTCTCGGACATCAGCTCAACTTTACAGTCATACCAAGCCCATCCAGAAGCCTGTCCATCAGCAGTTGCGTTTGGCAGGATATCTCTGTAGGACATTACGTGAGAAGAACCGAAGTCATTCACGATTTTCTGAGTAGCCTGTGCAAGGTTTGTAGTTCTCATATCAGAGTTTGCGTATGCTCCAGTAGTAACGTTGTTTGCAGCGCCTTCTGTATACTGACCGCTATCTGTGTTATGCATCTGTGCATTGTACAGAGCAGAGTCAGGAACAAGGCACATGCAGTTACCGAGAGAAGACTTATCTCCAATCTGCTTTCCGAGGTTGAATCCAGCAACTCGATATACAGTGCCGTTGATTGTCAGGTAATCACCTACAAACAGGTCGTCAAATGTACCTGCCTGAATAGCTTTTGACATAGCGGAGGTGTAGGAAGTACCTAAGTTCTTACCTCTGAAAATAGAGTTATGACCTCCTGCGTTGTTTCTTGCTGCACCTGTGTACAGCTCATTGATTGCGGCTGGGAGAGTTTTTGTACCCTGATCCAGACCATAAGTTTTGCTCATCAGCTTGTTAAGGGCGGCAGTGGAGAGATTTCCGAAAGTCACACCCTTAGTACCATTCGCACCGTCAACTGGGAGTACATCAGTATCAGCAACAGAAGTAACAGCGGAAAGGTCTTTAATTCTTGTTGTATTTGCCATAGTATATTCCTCCTCTTATATACCTAATTTCTTTTCTAGTTTTTCTATACGGTCATTGAAATCCTGCATTTGCAGTTCGTCGTATAGCAATCTAACCAATAAAAAATGAGTATACTCAATGCAGTAATACTCATTTTCATCGTCTGGATTTAATTTTCGTGTGCCAAGCATCAGGAGTTTATCTTCAACTCCATGCCTAGCAAATGCATTTCGTAAATCTTGCGCCAGTATTCCGACACATAATTCCTCGTGGTCATAATCTGGTGCTGACATTCTAAACTGTACGAATCGGACTTCACCAACAGCCTGAATAATATTTCTTGCTATTGGTTCAATATCACGTTTCATACGTCTGTCTGATAGACTTCCACTCCATGTTCCATCAAGGAAGCCCTTTCCTGTTTGAGCCTTCACATGAACACCATCTGATGCGGCATAAATGGAACCATTCTTTTGCTGAGTACCATTGTTGTTATAGTACCAGTCAGCCCATCCATAACCTCCTGATGTTGTTTCGTTCATTAATTGAACACCTTTGAGGATACGCATCAACATAGCGCAGTCGATTCCGGCACGATTGGCTGTTTTACCGAAAGCAATACCATCACCACCAGCCTTATAGTCCATTGTTGCGAAGCCGTTTGATAATGTCATAGTGGCGACGGCTTCTTTCCCAGCTTTATCTCTGATGGTAAGTCTGATATCATATGCCTGCGTATCAGACACAGCAATTACACGGGTGTCACTCATATTTAATGAACTTGCGCTGATAGCAAGATTTGTCCATGCTGACTGACCTGCGATTCTATATTGCAGAACAGGAGTGATGGTATTGCCGGATATGCTACTTACAGAACCATTTGATACAATTTTCGCATGGTCTCCCGTATCGTCAGCTATGAAGTTACTTGTTGTACTTCCAGTTCCTCGTGATGCAGATATTTTCGCTGTAGGCAGGCTATAATCAGACACGGTAACTTTCATGGTTGCGGAGTTCGTCCTTCCACGACTATCTTTAGCGGTAACTGTTATCGTTTTTTCTCCAGTTGATGTAAACGGGTCAAAAGTATACTCGGTTCCGCTTGAAGCAGTTTTGTCAGACATCCCGGTTACAGATATCTTGAGTGATGAAATAGTAGAGCTGTAGCTGCCAGATGCCGAGGGCTTAACCTTAACCCCAGATAGTAACTTCGCATAACATCCGAACGTGCTATTGGTGTTCGTGAGTGATGAGATGCTACATGACGGCTTCACACTTGCCGGGACATTGCATGTAAAAGATATGGACTTGCTTCCAATTTTGGTATTACCATTGTATGTATCGCAATATAATGTACCAACTCCTGAAGTGGCGTTTGGAACCATATGTGCCAGATCAAGAGGCGGAGTCCACGATACACTGGTGCTGGAAGATTTCGTGCATATAGTGCCAGATTTTGTGCCGTATAAATATGTAATGGTGTGTGTAAAGCTTGTGCTTGCACGAGATACAGAAATTGTTCCGGCGCTGCCCATTGTAAGAGTTCCACACGAAATGGAAGATGCTCGTGGTATAACGTTAAGGGAGAATGTCTTGCTCTTACTTTTGTTGATAGCCCACTCATAAATACCAGCTTCAACAGAGATGGAAAAAGACTTTGAACCATCGGCATTGTGATTCAATGTTTTGGAGCCACTACATATTTGTGTACCATTATATGCATCCGTGTGATGGCTGGAATCGCGATAAAATACCTGACTGCCATCAATTTTAATTCTAACCTCGCTGACTCGAACCCATCCAGAATATGAGCCGCTACCTTTGAGTGTCCATTTAATAGTGGATTTGTTATTAGCTATATCCTGGGTTGCCGTCCAGCTCAGCGTGACACTGCGCTGTGAATATTCGCCAGTTGTCACGCTTCCGCTTAAAGCCATATATTTTCACCTCCAGTCTATTAATTACCTGCCCCCCCCTAAGTACCTAAATGACAGGTTGCCATTAGAACGGGGAATAAAAGCAAATTTGCCAAGCTGTAATCGTTCTAAGATTTCAGCATCAGTTACATATAGCTTATTGTTACTGAAGTATGCTACTTCGTCAGTACCCTGATAGAAGCTCAGTTTCTGTTCGCTTAACAGCATAGACAGCTGCTTAGAGACATCCTGACTTGATATCTTTCTCGTGATACGCAAACCAGCATCTTCCATTGAGAAACACTCTGTTGTCTTCTCAATATCAACAATTTTGCCATTGATAGCATCGACCTGCACAATGTATGTGTTGATATCGGTTTGTACCCTATCAACTTGCTGTTGTGTAGTTACGCTGCTTTTACGAATTTCTTCGATACGTCCATCTTCACCCACCAAATCATCAAAGTCTTTACGATTGATGGTTACCTGGTTCAGAACGTCAGAAATAATTTCTCTTAACTCATCAGATATATCGCCAAGGTTTTTGTCTGTATAATTCAACAAATCCTCTGGGGCAGGATAATAGTCTGTAGGACGGTTTCCTTTCTCTAACTGAATGTAGTCAATAGCGTAGTAATCATTTCCATTCATATTGTCAGTGATACGCAGGACGTTGGAAAGATTTCCAACATTTCCAGTCGTCAATAGCTGACCAGACGATGTTGCAAAATTGTAACGTGCGTCAGTAACTAGCTCGAATTCTGTATCCTCAAGCGTCAGAACTGTATATACCTTGTTCCATCCAGAAGACAACTGTATTTGCTGCATGTCTGTTGTCTGCATAACGCCATTGGCATTTGCAAGGCATACGTTAATAGTTGTATTCTGGCGGGAGTATACATTCATTGATACCGTGAGTTTAGTACCAATGGAGGCAGAAATTAGATTATCTGTGTATACTTCATAGTAAACAGCCTTAGCTGTATTAGATCCGGTTCCGGACTGAATCTTAATTACTTTTTTGGCTTCAATCTCATCTTCAGTGATGCTATAAACACCATCGCTGCCATAATAATGACATCCTTCAAGCGCATCAGATTTCTTGAGCAAGTTTCTTGCACCAATCATCATATTTGCGCTATCTACCAGAATAGGAATAGTTTGGATATCGAGCAGGTTATTATCATTTGGAGCTTGACTGGCTTTATGCATTTCTACTGTATAGAACGTAGGCATATCAGCCTCTCCATAGATTGTGAATGACTGCTCGGCAACATTACCAGAAGAACTAAATACCTCTTCTGTTCGGTTGTCACTATATGTCTTTGTAATGACAAAACGGCAAGGGTAAACCTCGCGATCACCATTGCCATCTCTGTAATATCCTCTAACTTTAACCGTATCCGGTGTGATGATGTTGTTTCCATCAATCTTAACTGCGGATGTATCAACTTCAAGGAAATATGTTCTTCCTGTCACTCCGGTATCACCCTGTTTTGCATTTGTATACGTCACAGTTGAATTACCGTCTGAATAGTTGACAGTAGTTCTTGTCCAGAGAATCATACCGTCTGAAAGTTCTGGCATCTCATCTGACCATTTGTTTGTAACAAATATTCTCGAAGAATTGTCAACCAGTGATAATCCACCGCTAGTGATAAGCTCGACTGATTCTGGCGGGGTAGTGCTTTTCTCGGTTGTTGCGATATATTCTATTTTTGTAGAGGTAATTGTAACATCAGCACCCTTGATAAGAGACCATGTGTACTTCGTAGGGTCTGTACTATCAGCCTCAATATTATCTGTGTACTGTCCGATATATTTTTTATCAGTACCAACAGTCGTGTTGAATCCGGTTTTTCCATCAGCTGAGTCTGCGTAAGCTATATGAACATAGCCATTCTCACCCGGCGTACCATTTTCACCGACGTACTTAGACCACTTATACGCACTTGCGGCTGTTGGTGCGGTAGAAGTGGTTGTAGATGTAGTACCGATATATTTTGTTGCGCTTGAAGGTGTTGTGGTCATTCCGCTACCATTTGCATCAGTAGCATATCTTATCCAGAGATAAGAGGATACACCGTCAAAGTAATCGACTCCTTTAACAGGCGTTTTACCATCAGCACCCTTGATAAGAGACCATGCATAATCTTTGTAGTTTCCGCTATCAGCCTGTACATTATCAGAGTACACACCAATATATGTTGCTCCGGTAAACTCGGATTTAGAGAATCCCTCTTTACCATCAGCACTCATAGCGTATGCGAAATGCACATAGCCGTTCTTGCCTGGAATACCGTCCTCGCCGTCTTTTCCTGCAAACTTAGACCATGTATAGGAGTTTGCCGTGTCAGGGTCTTTGATGACATCATTCACGCAGATACCAATGTAGTCTGAAGGAACTTCTGATATCTGGCTATCTGTAGGATTTGGATATGCGGAATATTTGATATGAACATAATTGCTTGAACCATCACGTCCATCACGTCCATTGATTCCGTCGATTCCATCCGTACCATCGATACCCTGTCTTGACACGCTATATGTTACCGTAGAATTTCCATCTGAGTAATTGACCGTAGTTCTCGTCCACAGATATGATCCTTCAATAACATTCGGAACTGTTGTGAGCCACTTATTTGTAGCCAGCTCGTTTCCATTATGGTCTACAATGATTTTTCCATCATTTGTCGCCATTGAGTTTGCGGATGGTGGGATAGTACCGCTGTCGCTCGGAATATACACAACCTCCGTGGAAACGATATACACACTTGTACCATCTTCTCCACGAATTTGTGACCAAGCATATTTTTTGTAGTCTGTACTATCTTCTTTCACATTGTCGGTATAAACACCGATATGTGTAGCTCCTTCGTATTCGACTACACTGAAGTTCACACTACCATCTGCTGACTGAGCGTACGCAAAATGCACATAACTATCTGCACCTGCTGTACCGTCCTTACCGTCTTTACCAGTAAATTTACTCCATGTATAAGAGCTTGCTGTTGTTGGGTCGTTCACGTTTTCATCGACGCAGATACCGATATATGTAGATGGAACTTCGGTCATTAATTCATCTGTTGGATTTGCGACCGGGCTGTATTTGATATGAATGTAGGATGATTTACCGTCTACGCCATCACGTCCCGGAAGACCTTGACCGCCATCAGCACCGGCTTTCAGTTTTGCAATTCGGAATTTCTTGCTGACAGATAACTTGTCCATATAGATTAAATCAAATACGACCTCACCAACACTTGTGGTTAAGTTCTTGATCGTGTATCTATGGTTTGTCTTGTCCCATTCACCTACAATCCCACTTGTGGCAGTGATTGTCCACTTCAGGTCAGATGATTTTGTGATATCCGTACTTCCAGAGAATACAAGCACATCTGTATAGCAATCAGTGAAATTGCCTCCGTTGCCATTAGAGTCGGTAGTGATACCGATGTATTCATTTGTAAGCTGTACCACGAGAGCAGCAGCTTCTTGCTTGATGGTCTTGTCAATATAAGAGCCAAGGTCATCGCTGGTTGTCATTTGGATATGTCTACCGTTGATTTTGATATTTCCATCATCATCCACATACACATATTTTGTGTAAGAACCATCTTTGTTCTTACGCTGAAGTGTAAATAGATCCTTGTTCGTATCAGAAGCATCGGCAGTAATCGTCATACCATTCTGGTCAATCTTCACAGAGCCTGATGTATTGTAAATACCAAGCTCATTTCCAAGAATGATATTACCGACAATCTTATGTGCGATAATACCGTAGTCTTCTTTATATGTACCTGTCTCCGGGTCATAGTAAATATACTTACCAAGACCTGTTTTAACAGTTTTCCACCCATCGTTTGTGTAATAAAATCCATGATTGATAATCTTTGTCTGTTCTGCACTATAGTCGTCTCCGAATTCGTTCTTTTCTCTCATCAGGAGACCGGATTCATCAACAACCATATTCTGATTATCTGCAGCATTTACGATTCTTTTATTCGTAAGGTTCAGACCGTTCTCAACCATGTCCATAATCTGCTTATTCGCATTATTTCCCTTATTAGCCTGATGCTGTACCATAGAGTATGATGTAGCCATAGATTGAGCCTGAGCCAGAATACTCTGTGTATCTGACATATAGTCCAGTCCATATGTGACATCTGAAAACTCTACATCGAGCTTATCAAGATTGTCGTAATCAATCTTATAAGAAGTCAGTCGAAGCTTATATACCACTCCGTCAATTTCGATGTGAACCCAGTTACCGACCTCGAAATTAACAAGAAGAGGAGAGAATGTTGCGTTGCCTTTTACAAGATAAAGCTGATCGTGAGTAATAATATGGACTCCATCCAACGTGACGATTGGAACCGGAGATTCTTCCACATCCTGCTCTTTAACCAGAAGGAAGTTGTTAAGGTTGCAACTGATTGTATGCTGTAATGTTGCAGATTTTACGATTTCACGTTCGGCGTTTTTGATAAATTCTTTTGCCTGAGCAATCAGTTCTGTGTCTGATAACCCATCAGAAATGAAATTGTCATTCTGGTATGTATCATCACGTCTGAAAGAACAGAACTCTACCCATAAAGTTTCCCCAAGGTAGCTTCGGAGATCAAGCTTGTTGGCAATAGCCTGACGCTGTTTCTCAATGTAATCCAGTACGCCATCTGGATTACTTCTTGTACCTCTAAGTTTCAGAACCTCTGCCTCACGTTCTCTTAATTCATCCTGAATCCATACGCTTCTGTTGTAGTACGGTAAATACATAGATGCATACAATTCATTTTCAGGGTCAGCTACTCCCTGTTGAATTAAGATATCCAGACATCCACGAGCAATGCTCGCAAGGATATTGAGGTTATCCACGCTATAGAATGACAGTGCCTGTTTGAACTCGGACTCGCTCTTCTTAAACAGAGCAACAGTTCCTGTAGCATCTACATCATTCTTTTTCATAGCCTTCTCAATCTGACATTTGATGAAGTCCGGTGTTGCGTCAGAAACGTATACGGTCAATACTGCAGATGTTGCCGTATCCTCTTCATCTGAATATCCAGTAAGAGTGACGGTTCCCTTCCACACCTTCGCTTCGTATGTGTTACACTTCGCTGTGATTCTATACAAAGAAGTATCAATAAATACCTTCGCATAATTCTGTACAGCAGATGTAACAGTAGCAGAAGATGAGATCTCTGCATTCTGAATGCCAAGAGGAGATAAAGTATTTGTGGTGAGCTTTGCAAGCTCTTTTGCGGCAGTTGTCTTCTCACCATGCTCCGATGCTGGAGCCAGAGTGGTCTTTAATAAGCTATAGAAATTCAATGCAGAATAATATACATCTGTCAACGCAGAGTATCCTACGATTGGATATTTTACATTTGTCAGAGTATCATCATACAGCTTGTATTTATTGATAAGAGCGTTATACTCAGAAATTACAGTAGATGGAATATCTATCTGTTTTTTAGTTGAGTACGACTCATATTCTGTGTCATAAGCTTTCAGCTTATCCTGTAAAGCCTGTGACATATCCGCACGAACAGAATCACTCAAATACCAAATATACTGACTGCCACTAGGATTGATATTACGAATCGTCGCAGTCATCAAATCATCGCCAGCAACGAGGCGGAAACAGTTTTTTACACTGTCCTTATTTGATGAATAGGTAATATCTCCGGCGAAATTCTCGTGACTGAGAAAAATGCCGCTGTCAGTTCCATATCCGTAATTGATATTCGCAGAGCCACACTTCGGGCATACCTTTGTAGTGAATGAGCCACGTTCGCCACATTCCATACATCGGTCATTCAGATCATATACAGAAATAGTTCTATGAATTTTGCCATCGTTATTCGTATATTCGCCATATTTAAAAAGGCATTCTACTTCATTTGCGATGTCATCAAATGCATCTTTTATACTTGAACCGTCCCATGAAAATGTCCTCTGCAAATTTGCAATAGAAGAATCTACATGTACGATAGTATAATGAGATGCTTTATCTTTTAAAATTCGATCCAGAGCAGACGCTTCTGGATTCTTTGGGTCATAAATGATAGTGGGAGAGTAGTCGTCTCTCGCAATATCATCTTCAGTGTTAATCTCAACACCATTCAATGTAAGCTGACCAAGCTCTGCTTCCTGTAAATGAATTCCTTGACAATGTTTGATTGTACAGTCATTCTCATCAACTTCTACAGAAAGCTCATACCACGGATTGAACGTAGACGTATCAAGATGTGGTATATACACCAGTCTGAAATCCCTGATATCATCCCATAACTGGCATTCAACACCATCGATCTCCTTATAAACATCAAAGGATATCTCAGCAGTTTCTACAAGTGCATTTGCATTCGTCAGTGATTGGACATTGTGAATAATTCCTTGTTTGGTTCCGCCACGATAAGAAAGAACGAGATCTGGTGTAATTGGCTGACCGTCAGGACTTATTTCAATAAGACCTCCATATAAAGAAGTATTCACGCAATCACCACCTTCGCAATCGGATTATATGAAATAGAGTATGTGCAAGGGAGATTAAACGTCAGTTTGTTTAATACATTGCCATACTCATTGTTGATTCGGATAAATTTGTAGTTAAAGTCATCTCCAAGTTCATGCGATTTATTACTTGATAAGATTTGCAGGAGATGAGTAAATGTGAGTGTTTCTCCAGAAGAGCATCCACGAACAACAGTTGTTCTGTTATCGAATCCGTTTGTGATTTTTAAATCACCTGCGGCTTTGAGAGTAATTGTGATGTCAGGGTAGATATATCCTTCATCATCACTTGTGTCACTGATACTCACAGTACCGTCCTTTGCTACTGATCCGCTGATATTTACCTTGTCTTTATATCCGAATGGTGCGGTAGCAGTAAAAGTTAAATTGAATCCGATGCAAGCAGAATCGGCATGAACCTCTTCGACATTGAATGTTCCATTCCAGAAGATACCTTCGTAATCATCGCCACCAGCTCTGAATTCGGACGCAACTGGACTTTCCAGCCATCGCTTCAAAGCTGCAGCTTCCTTTGGCGTAACCGCAGTCCCGGCATTATTACCGAGTTTACATATTGACATTTCTGCAACAAATGCACCGTCATAAACCGAATATATAATCGGAAAATATCGACCGCCAAACATTGATATTGAAGTAAGTTCTCGCTGTGAATCTGTTGTTACGGCTCCGACAGAGCCAGAACCATCAAACTCGCAAAGCATGTAGCCATGGTCATTTAACGACTCTCCTCGAAAAGTAAAATCACATCTATCCATACGTCCTCCTCCTTTCGTAATTTATACTTTGAACTGTCTATTTAACTGATTAAATTTCTTTTCATATTCCTTGCGTATTTTGCGGACGGCAAATACAGCATCTTTATACTGTTTTCGATATTCAAGAGCTTCTTGAATTCTTGCATTCCACTCAGCACGTAAGGTATCCACGCTTCCGATAATCTGCTCATAGTGTTGATTCTTATCTGAAAGCTGTGCGTTTTCTGTACGCAAAGCTCTATTTTCATTTTTGAGTTTTTCGTTCTTTTCCTGTAGGCTTTTGATAGTGCGTTCCTGCATATCAATTTTTCTGTTTAAATTCATATCCTTTTCCTCCAATAGAAAGAGAGGCAACATAATAATTGCCTCTCTAGTTACTACCACTGATATTTATTTTTCGAGAGCTTACTGCCACCAGATAACTGGTCAACAGTCATGGAACGAATCATCTTTTCAAATTTTCCGTCCTTACGCATCTGGTTCATAAAATCGTTGTAGTCTTGTACATGTTCTATCGGAATTGTTACCTGATAGGTGATGTCTCCGATATTTGTTGTATCTTTTCCGGATATAGGCGCACTTACCTTAGCAAGCTGTGATAATACATTTGCAGCGCCCTCATCTCCTCCAAACAACTTGCTCAAAGGATTATTTCCATCAGCAATGCTTCTCATAGCATCTTTCAATGCAATGAAGTTCTGTGTGTCCTCTGGGTTTAGAACCATTTCTGGCTCTGTAGGAGAACCGTCAAGCCAAGCTACTCCGGTATAGTCGGCAAGACCACCTTTCTTGAATGCGCTGTAGTAATACTGGGATAATTTGCTCTTTCCGGTCTTTACCCAGTAATTGTACAGATCACCATTGTTTGCATGAGCATTAATGTATTTCTGTACGGCAGCCGCATTAGAAGCACCAAACTTTGCTGTCAACCGCTTCTTTCTGTCAGGGTCATTTCCCCATCCAGACTTAGAGCCGTAAATCCAGATAGCTGCGGCAACACCACGTTTCACGTCCTCATTGAATTTTGGTTTCGTAGAGGTAGTCGTAGGTGTTTTTGGCGTGCTAGTAGATGTAGGCGGCTTCGCAGAAGTGTCTGTTTTGGTAGATGGAGTTGCAGAAGACACTGTCTTGTTAGCCTGATTATCGCTTTCTTTGACCATAGCACCAATTTTGTATGCTATTTTTGTAATCACATCATTGACTGATGTAAGTTGTGTCAAGAAAGACTCTCCGTACTTTGTGATGATAGAGTATCCGCCACCCTCATTTGACCAAATGGACTTCATGGCAGCAGATAAATCATATCCAACTTTGTCGCTCTGTGTCTGTAACGTAGTGCTAATTGTTGCAGAGTTGGCATTGATTGTATCAATCATGTCAGAAATCAAAGCATCGATATTATCAAGACGTTCATTCAGAATTGCCTCGTACTCATCATACAGATTATCAAGGAGCTTTTTCTGCTCACTGATATAGTGCTCATACTGCGTCTCCTCAAGGTCGTCCATAGCGTCAGCCAGGTCAACCTGAATCTTTTGTATGGTAGCTCTAGTCTCTTCTGAATTATCACCGGAATATGCAGATAACTGTTTCTGCAGTTTAGCAATCTCTGATGACTGTTTTTCAATATCTTTCTGATAATCATGTAGGTCTTTGGCGGTATCCATTGCCTCAGTGTATTTGTCAATCAAATCCTGTAAGGCATCAAGTTCTTTTTCGATACCATTAGCCACGAGGTCTTTAATTGCTTGCTTTTCATCCTCAGCCGCAATGATTGAATCACGCTGTGCCTCCAGTAATTCCTGGCGATGCTGTAACAGCGTTGTATTGTTTGGGTCTTTTGCAATCTCTGCATTTAACTTCTTCAATTCTTCTGCATACTTATCAGCCTGAGCCATGTATACATTGTAGTTTTGACCACGAAGACCTAGTGTTGCCATACCAGTATCGGTAAATTTACCGTTATCAGTAAACAAATCAGTGTTCTCCATTAAGTCAAGCATAAAGTTGGCTTCATCAGTAATATTACTGATCTGCTCTTGCAGATACTCAAACCGTTCCCACTTGATTTCTCGTATCGAATTATTGAATTCGATGACAGCGGTTTCAGACTTCTGAATAGATTCTTTTACCGAATTGATATCGTTCTGCATGTCATACCATGCTTCACTGCCTTCTTTGATTTCTCCAGAATTTACAGCTTCTGACATTGCTTTTGTGAGAGAAGCAAGTTCCTTCTTCTGAATAGCAATATTCTGTTTTTCAACATTTCGCATAGCTTCATAGAATTTGGTACTTGCAAGATATCCGCGAGCTTCAAGGTTATCAATACCGTTGTCATAGGTATTAGTCAGATGCTCCAACAGACTAAGTTGATTCTCAAAATCGTTTGAGAGATTATCAAATCTATCTTTATATAGGCTGGCAATTTCTTCATGCAATTCTGCGACGGCATCTTTTGCTTTAATTGCTTTCTCATAGAAATCTTGATAATCCTTAATCTTATCAGCAAGGTCTTCGTCTGTGACGGTTGTGATATCAATAGAACCATTCTGAATCTTTTTGACCCAAGATTGATCCAGACCAAGCGAGTTGGCTTTCGCCATATATCCCTCGTATGCCTTGTTTTCTACATCAATCTTCTTTGTAATAGCTGCCATTTCTTTGACGGTAGCTTTATTACGGGTGCTAAGAGTTTGGAATGCACTGTCGGCTGTTATCTTTAGCCGATCAATAGCCTCTGTAGCTCTATCGACAGCTATGGCAATAAGGTCAAATACTTCTTCAAATTCTTTTTCTTTGGTAGATGTAGAATTTGATTTTGATTTTGAACTTCCGCTAGACCTTGTCCTGGAACCGCCGGATGATTTAGAACCACTTGAACTCTTCTTAGAAGAAGATGGTTTTCTGCTTGTAGAAGAGGCACTCGGTTTATATGGCTTATAACCACCAGTGACCATTGCAGTACCGCTTACAAGGGCAGAAGCTCGTCCGGCAACATAGCCATTCTCCAACAGACTTTCTGTTTGTCTATGGTTGAATACAATAGCTCCAGCAGGTATATCTCTGAATTCAGCACCGTTGTCGCCAACTGTATACCACTTGCCTGTGCGTGGGTCTACGACGATTTCTCGTCCAAGTTCTCCAACAAGTGTACGTCCTCCTGGGGCAGTTCCCCAGTCGCCGCCCACTCTTGCAGTACCGCCCGCATGAGCAGTACCATTAACACTGACATCTCCAGTCTTCACGTAATTTACATATCTTGTGATAGTGCTAAATGAACCTGGAAGATTTGCTGTATCCGCAACATAATTAACTGTTCTGTTAATAGATGGGAAAGAGGTTGGCAATAAATCCGTCTTAGGGTCATAGATCACGTCGCATGTCTTAGACTCTGGATTGTACCCATCAATAGCGGAGGCATCTACTTTTGCCTGAACATTAATTGTTTCTGCCGATAAATTTGCGATTGATGTCTGAATAGATTCTACGGACGTAGAGTCTATATTCAACTTCGCTTTAATATCTGGCGAAAGATTCTGAATTTCAGAAGCGAGAGAGTTTACCTGAGATTCAGCCTCGCTAGTGTCAGCACCTACTTTCTGCTTGATTTCCAGATCATTTGTGGCATTCTGGAATTGCTGCAGAAGTGAGATTGCGTTGCTGACTTCGCCCTCAACCTGAGAAGCATCGACACGCATAACATCAGGCTGTGAAAGGAGCTGCTTCTGTGTAAGGCAATACTGAATAACAGCGTTGGCATTGTCAATGCTCGAAGCATCGACATCCGGTCTAGCTTTAATGCTATCCATCTCAGCAATCGTTGCATCGAGGGCATTGATCTGTTCCTCTGTTGTAGAAAGATCAGATACATCCATCTTAATTTTCAGATCGCTGTTGCCGTCTAACTGTCGTAACGATTCAGCAGCTTCATTGGCTTCTACAGCTAAATCACCTACTGTTTTAACTGCTTCGTCTCCCCAGTCAAATTCAGCACCTTTCAACTGTAATTCATCGAAAAATGCCTGGACAACACCAGAAGATAAGTTCAGTCCCTCTGCGAAGTCCTCCATCTTCTTGCCACCGAGGACTTTAAATCCGTCATCTTCGCTATATGACATCAGTCCGGCATCAACAGATTTCTGAAGGAATTTATCAATATCAAGACCGTCAACAACTCCGTCGTCATCGAATCTCAGATACTGTTTGAAGTCCGACATATAGGACTCAATAGCACCGAGATCTTCACGATCAACAGAATCTGGTACGATGAAATCTACGGCAGCTTCAAATTTCTTTGAACCAAAGTTCCCATAGATATCAGAGTTCGCATCGTATGTATCACGAATTTGCTGTATAGCACTAACAGTATCATTCGCCATATCTCCATAATCAGAAGCACTCTGTGCATTTAACCAATGCTGGTAAGCACCAACAGCTTCCTGAATAGAAGCGGAGAGTAAGTCGTACTGAGCACATGTATCAGCAATAGCACTGTTTTCATCCAGTAAGGCATCTATTGAAGCCTGTATGCTGTCGGCTGTTTCGCCTTCTGCAAAACTTGCATCCCGTAACTGCTGACGATATTGTTCAATCTGTCGTGCGTTCTCAAGATATTGAGATTGTGCCAGTGCCTTGTTTGTGTTGTTGATAGCAACCTGTTCGTCTGCTTTGGCTTTAGCAATTTCTGCTACTTTATCCGCATTTAACTGCATTGTGCCATTGACATACTCAAGAGCACTTCGATAATCTGCGAGTTCATCAGAATTGAAATCTTCTACGGATATAGACTTTCCGGTCATCTGACCGTTTAATACAGACTGTACTGCATCAATCTGAGATGTCAGCTCCTGCGTTGCTTTAGTTGTATCGTCTACGGCATTCTGAATTCTTTCTGCATTGGATACGACAGCCTCGCCCGCATCGTCCGTAGCTTCTGCACTGGAATTGATAAGATCTACGAAGTCGCTGATTGATAATCCGGCACCTTCAATGGCAGAAGCGAGTTCAGGATATTTTTCCTTTACATCGTCAACCGATATACCAGCTCCGTCAGTAGCCTTTGCTAATTCTGTGAGTTCATCCTTAGCCTTCTTGTATTCATCGCTATTTAATATTTCATTAAATTGCATCTGTTTCCAAGCAGTAGGGTCTAATTCTGAGTAGATATAGGCAATCTGGTCATCAATCTGACTTAACACATCTGAAGCGCCGTCAACCTTTGCAAGTTCTTCTTCGGGGAGAGCTTTAAGCGTGTCTCTATATTCTGTAAGAAGTTTTACCTGATCCCAGATAGAATCTGTTAAATCCTGATTCAGATCGTCGTAATGTTGGATGTCTTCTTCCAACCATTTGATATCATTCTCATTTCCATCCTTCTGTGCTTTTGCAAGCTCATCCTTAGCTTCTTGCTTCAAAGCATCGAACTGTTTTATAGCTGCAAGCATAGAAGAAACATCAGTCGGCTCGACAGTAAGACCAGCATTATTCCCCGTCATCTGAGCATAATCTTGACGCTCTTTGGTTTGACTTGCACTGATTTCATTTTTGAAATTCTTTTTATATGCTGAAACAGTATCTTCAGCAGCTTGTCTGGCTGCTTTATTTTCTTCTCTTTCAGCTAAGTCCTGCTGAATTAACAGCTGTTCAGTAGCATCTTTGAGCTTCTGGAGTTCTGCCTCCTCCACAAATGTAAGATGTTCTTTACCAAGCAGCTCATCCATAGAAGCCTTTGTTGTGTCTAATTCTGAGTTGACACTTTCGAGATTAGACTGAGCTTCTTGATAAGCACTGTATGAATCACGCATCTTATCATTAGCTTCTGATGCAGATACATATGCCTTTGATATTGCGTAAATACCTGCGGCAACGGCAGCCGCAATAGCGACAATCGGTACAAGTGTTCCGGATAACGCAGCAGCTCCAGCAGATAATGTTCCGAATACGCCAGCTCCACTCGAAGCGGCTGCAGCCATCTTTGCAATCGCATCTCCTACACTACCGAAAGATAACTGTAGCGCCACGAATACATCTGATAAAGACTTTATTCCTCCGATGTCTTTAGTAACAGACAATAGACATGTCGGGTATTTCATGGTAAAATTGAATAAAATCTATGGGAGGTATATTTATGGCTTTGATAAAATGTCCCGAGTGCGGACAAGATGTGTCTGATAAAGCAATACAATGCATCCATTGTGGATATCCTTTAAATATCCAGAAAGATAGTGCTTATGATATTATCTATAATGGATTTGAAAATAATTCATTAAAATACAAGTATCAAGCAAATCTGATAGGATGTATAAGACAACTGCTGAAATTAGATTTAACAACTGCGAAAATGATTATTGACAACCCACCATATACTCTTTTCCATTCTGTATCAAAAGAACAGGCAGAATGGATTATTACAACATTAAAACCGTTTCAATGCAATGTTACTGCAAACGAATCTAATAGCGATATTCAGTCAAATATTGAAATTGATTCTTATATGGCAAACGGATCAACATTGATATGCCCGCATTGTGGTTCTAATGAAGTTATAACAGGTCAAAGAGGCTTTTCATTATTAACCGGATTTATAGGCAGTAATAAAACCATCAATAGATGTGGAAAATGCGGATATAAATGGGAACCGTAATTTATGTCTTCTTATCGACGCTGACATATGCGTACCATGATTAGAGTGAGAGATAAGTTCTCACTACACGAGGACTATACATTAAAAGTCGCTACACTAGGCAGTAGCGGCTCAAAGGGTGGGTAGTCTCTGAGGATGAAGCTGTGAGTCTTCGTCCGGCTGATGTCATCCTATCTGCAGAAATATCTGCGTAGCACTTAGGCTTACTATCACCATATGCCATCCAATCATTTGTTTCTGCCTTTCGCAACGTTCACGCTTATTGTTTCCAATTACGTTGTAGTATGATTGGTTTAACCAGTTTCCCAGCAATTACCCCTTTGTGTGATTTGTTTTAAAACGCTCACCCATAGCCTTGGCTCATATCTCCAAAATTGATATGTCCTTGACCATGCCGACCTCTGTTACAGATAACCCATGATTTTGGGTCAAGCCACGTTCTTGATAATTTTGGCTATTCCTAATCCTACAAGAATGGTCTTTAATGAACCAAACGTGCTGATTACTTTATCAATAGCCTCTACAATACCTCTAAGAGCATCGACAGCTCCTTTTGTAAAGTCTGAGTCGAAAACGTCAGAAGAGAGTTCCTGAAATGCAGCTTTCAGCTCTCCAACTTTTGCCTTAGTGGTATCCATGTAAATATTGTTTGCTTCTGTTGCAGTTCCAGCAGAATCCATAGCACTTGCATAAGCACCGATAGCATCCTTGATATTAGTGATTGTAGACATAATACCTGATGTATTACGTGTACCACCAAGAATTTCTGCAACACGAGACTGGGATACATCTTCCATGTTGTCCCAAACTTCTGCAAGCTGTACGAAGATGTCATACATATCCTTATATGTGTTTTCATCTTTCATGATGTCAACGCCGGATAATGCCATGATTTCTTCTCTATACTTAGACAGACCCTGAGCTAATCCGTCTGTCTCTTCACCCATTTCCTCAAGCTCTGTTGTAGCCCCTCGGATACGAGCACTTACTGTTTTCCACATTGTACCTGTGGTTTCAGCATTCTGAAGGGATGCGTTTGTTGCGGCGAACAAAGCAGCACTCTTCTCGAAGTCAGTTCCAGAAGCATGGAGTGCAGCACCACCTCGCTGAAACGCAGCCATAAGTTCCTCGGCTGAGATAGCGTATTCCTGACCTACCTTTACGAGCACATCTGATACGTGTTCTGCATCACTTGCATCCATTTCGTATCCCTTTATGATAGAAGTAATACCAGTTGTAGCAGTGTCCACGTCAGTGTTACCGACATTTGCCATGATATTTGCATATTTAGCCAAATTCGATGAATCGCTCATGTTGTATCCGAGTCGAGCAAATGTTTCGATAGATGATGCTACATCAGTTACACTCTGACCAAGCTCTTTTGCAAGAGAGATGGACTTCGTAAGAAACGCTTCCATTTGAGAATCAGAGGCTCCAGTTACAATCTGGATCTGAGCCATAGCACTTTCGACTTCAACAGCAGCAGAGACCATCTGTTTTACAGTTCTAATCGCATACATGATTGCCTGTGAAACCGTCAACCATGAAGAGAATTTTGAAGCCAGACCGGATATTCTGTCACCAAATGACTGTGTATTTTCTCCAGCTGTTCTGATAGCAGTTGATGCATCAGTTACAGTTGCTTTAATAGAGGCAAAACGCTCTTTGAACTGTTCAGCCGAAACAGATCCATTCATTAACCCTGTTTTTAACGCTTCTAATGCAGTGATCTGGTCTTTAAGCGCAGAATAGCTTGTACTGGTATTACCGTTTCTTGCCGCAGTCCATTTCTGAGTATTTACAGTTACCTGTCCAAGAAGATTGTTTACTTTGGTCAAAGCATCTGTATGTTTCTTTGTGCCGACTGCAAAAGCATTTTCACTCGCTGCAGCCTGTTTTGTAGCATCGGCGGCTTTCCTTGTAGCATTGGCATTAGCATTTTTTGCCTGTGTGTTGGCATTGATAGCTGCGGTATCTTTTACCCATATTCCTGAATTGGTCTTTGTGTATCCACCTGCTAACTTTGCCGCATTTGCGCTCGATGCAGCCTTAGTCATAGATTCAATCTGCTGTCTCATAGAAGACAGGGACGAATCATCAAATTTAAGTTTTATTTTCGGTGGATTAGCATTGACCTGAGAAACCAGACTGGTAATTCCCGCCTGAAATTCAGCATAGCTCAACGAAGTATCCACGCCGACTGTCAGTAAAATGTCAGCCATTTATTTATCTCACCGCCTTTTTGAATATAAAGAAAAGGACTGGCTTATACACCAATCCTTTCACTAAATGTTTACTATGTGTTTAAGAAAAATCACCGCTTACAGAAATGTCAATGACATTGTATTCGGATGCGTAACTTCCCATAAAACTGCTGACGGCATCATCTACGAAATGAGCACCCGGTATCACAGTTCTACTCCAAGTTTCTTGACCGTGCCATATACCATGAACACGATTCATTTCATGATCCACACCGTTATTTAACAGTGCGGCTAAATTACTAATACCTCCGTACTTACCAGGAACCAACGAAGGTCTGCTCAGGTTTCCAGTAAAGAAGATTTCAATCGTATATACATTTGCTCCAGCCGGAACAGCAGAAGAGTGGCTAAGCTCTGAAATTGCGGCAGCAGCTTCTGAGCTTATACCGGAACTGCTGATCGAGTTTCTAAGAACTTCTATGAACTTTTCAGCAGCTTCCTCTGGCGTATGTGTTTTACCTCCGGACTTTAAAGTTATGGTTCCAAGCATAACTTTAGCAACCGTACTGTTTACTTTTGCCTGACCAGCGCCGCTTCCCATATGATCCTGTGCTTTCGCAAGTATGGAACCCATATTGATAGAAGCCATAATTATTTATCTCCTGTAGGCATCTGCACAACCTTTGAGTCTTTAGATTTGTCCATATATGCCTGTACGACTTTTCCTTCGTCTATATTTCCATCAGACATTGCATGGATAAGAGCTGCTAGATCATCTGGGTTCACTCCGGCATAGATCCCCGCAATCTGATTTACCAGATTTTCACACTCATCATTGATATGCTGCATCTGATTCATAACTGCCTGTATATTTGCCTGTGCAATATTAGAAACTTTATGCTCAATAGCATTGATAATTTCACCGAACTGACGACCCTCGATATGGTTCAGAACGGCATCTACAATATCTGAATTATAGATAACCGCATATCGTGTAGGTAAGTCTTCTGGCAGATTGAAGTTAGCGTACATCTCCAGTAAGCAGCTTTTGATTGCAAAGTCTTTAACTTCTGGCAGGTATTCGCCATCATCACCGAAGCAAGTTTTTGTCACGTAGTCAACAAATTCCATCATGGTTTCCATCGAGAGAACTCTATTTACGACAACGCTCATGCCGTTCCACTCAAATTCTGCAGTAGGTTCTGAAATTTTGTTTACAGCTTCGATCAGTGTAGACGCATCAATTCTATTTGCTTTTTCCATTATTTTCTTCCTCCATTTTCTCTTTTTGGGATTCTCGCTTAGCCTTTCTTCGGATAGCACGTTGTTTCTTTACATATTCGTAAGAGCACCATCCTCCATCAATTCCTGAATAAGTCACCCATCTATAATCTACGTCCGGGAATTTATACCAAAATAATTTCCTTTTGATATTTGCGACCGAATCCGGACATCCTTTTGTGTCAATAACGACCTCAGTTCCGTCCTTATATACAATGAAAAAATCCGCAACGTAGGTAATTGGGTGAACGTTTTTGTCGTCGTGTTTGAACTTTGGTTGTAACTCATATGGTTTCTGAAGCTCAAATCTTACCACATCGCCACTCTCCACTAGGGGGCAAAGTACATCACGATAATATTTCATTTCCAGTATGGAATCGAATACGATACCATCATAAGTACGATTTGAAGTGTCTTTATCGACATTGAATTTCGTTCTTGCGATAATAATCACCTCATGAAAATAAGGCTACACCTTACAAAAAGATGTAGCCATGTGCTATATGTAATTGTTACTCAGTATCTTCCTCTTCGTCAAAATCGTCCTCGAACCAAGAATCTTCCCCGTCACATTCGTCGAGGTCACTATAGTCCGAAGACGATGGAGTAGGTTCGTTAAGTGGAACTACCGGCTCTGCATCATTCGCTCGTGATGCCTCAATCTCTGCAAGGTAAACACTACCATGCTCGGGGCAACACGCAACGTCCTGATACCGGAAGATACCTTCAATACGCCGAAGTGTGTGGCAGTATTCATACTCTTTACCACACACTTTGCAAATTCTAGTTGCTGTAGGCATTATTCCCACCTTCCTAATTCCGTAACGAGACTCTTAGCAGCCTCGTCTATAATTGTCTTGCTGTCATTCGTGAACAATGCCTGCGCTCTTCATTCAGCGTCTGCTGTATTCACCCCGAACACAGTATATGTCCACAGGGAGCCGCCTGCGCCACAAGCTCCTGCCAGAGATTCAGCCTCAAAAGCGTGCGCTGTCTGGTTCTCACCCATCTCCAGAGAGAACTCGCCAGAGAAGTCAGCCTTCGGGATAAAGAACTGAATTCTGTAAACATTGCCACATTTGTCTTCGCCAAGAGCATCGACATACAGTGTGCATTTTTCAGAATATACATCGCTTTCGTTGTTGAGCACGTCGGCTTTGATACGTCTCTTGTAGTAAACAACAACCTCTGTTCCATCCGCTACATCTGTATGGAAAGTGATAGCTTTTGATGCTGGCGCATATGCAAACTTACCAGCTGCAGCAGCAGATGCCTGTGTTAATTCCTGACTAAGACTACCGTCAGCATTGCGAATGTACAGGGCTTCGATTTCTGCTCCTGTAGTTCCGACAGCTTTATAAAGAGTGGAAGCCTTACCGCTTGCGACGGTCAGATAGTCTGTCCACATAACATCTGTAGCCTTAGACTCAAATTTTCCACCTGTCTGTGCTTCAAGCAGACCGCCGGATACGAGACCGTTTGTACCACTGATTGTTACTGCCTTATTACGTTTCAGATTTGCAAGCTTACGTCCGCCCTTACCAGTAATCTCAGTAGAATCCTGAGTGTTAGCGATTGTCGCATTCTGAAGTTCATCAAGTGTGAATTTATAATTACCAGTAACGACATCAAAGGCTGTAATTGTTTCCAGACTTGTGATAGTGATATCTTTGATATTCATAATGTTCCTCCTATTGATTTATTTAGTGAACAAGCCAGTTCAAATCTTTCTGGCTTAATTCTTTTGGATTTATTGTTCCGGTATAAATACCGTACATTCTGTTGTCATAATCAGTCTTTTTAATAACCTGCCGAACACTTTCGTTGAATTGATAAATAGAAAGTTCTCTTGTCCCCTCAAAATCATATTTAAACTGTTCGGTATTGACCATTGCGATTATGAGAGATTCCAACTGTGAGTCCTCTTTCCTGTCTTTATGTCGTTTGAGTTTCTCACGAGCACGTCTTAGCATATAGTCTTTGGCTTCATCATTGGCTGGTCGCCTGTGATTCTTTTCTAGGTGGTGCAATTTCCGCAACACAGAAGCCATCTGACTATGAATAGCTCTGTCAATCGTAATGTCGTGCTTTTCATCACGAATGACAAATTTACCATTTTGCGGGCTGATTCCAATTTCAAAATCAGACAGATCCATATCTCCAAACACGAGGCTCAGAACATATTTGTCCATCTGTTTGATATTTTCAAAAAGCAGTACGAATAACTGCCAAGCATTGATGGTTGTAAAGTCAATACCTAAATCATCAAGCTGCACCATAAAATCAATCGGCATGGCTGTAATAGCGGACACAACATTGTAATATGAGTCCTCATTATCCAACACCTGTCCAACTGTCGGTATGGAAATATGTATCGAATCATTGATTGCATAAGAATCACGATAAAGCAGATGTAATGCTGACATTATCCTGTCTTACGATTAATAGGAGTCGGTTTCTTCGGATTGTATTGCATATTGAAATCCTTTGCATGGAATGTCATAAGCTTTCCGTTGAAGTCTGTCATTGGGGCAAACCTTTTTACCGCATATAGCTCAAGCTCACCAAGACCATATTTCCTACTTCCATTAATCGCTTTTGCGATTTCTACACAGAGCTTATCGGTTCTAACGCCACCTCCATTAGGAAGACGAAGCTTACTTCTGTGTGTAAATACCCATATATACAGAACTGGGTATAAGAACGTTTTATTTGCACTTGCCTCCTGAATGTCAACATCGAAGCAAATGAATGTTTTGCCGTGTTCAACAGTATCCGGGATATACTCACATGGAAATACCTGTGTATATGCCAATTTCGTAGCATCCTCAAACTTGATATCTGAATTAAGAAGAGATACGATATCCTTGTTTGTCAGAATGTCGCCCATTAGCTGATTTTTGTAGTCATAAAATTCTTCTAACTGCATTACAGCCACCCCTTCTTTCCAGTATCTGATGCAGAACTGTCATCCTTATCATCTACGATATCTGATGTATTTTCTTTCGGGAAATGCAGATAATAATTTGCAATTCCTAACTCGAAGTTGTCATTATCTGTTGAAACAACCTCTTGTAGTACGAAAGAGTAAATACCATGACCGTTATATGTTTTACCAACCTTTAATGGTTTGGTAAGAAGATAAGCATTCATCTCGGATGACTCTGGGTCATCTATAAGAAAGCGACAATTACGTGCAAATTTCACAGTGTAAGAATTACGAGCAATCGTCATCGCAATACGGGAGTCACCTCTCGTTACAAAGAAATCTTTATCTTCATATTCTCCAGTCAGGTACTTTGTACCATCCTCGATAACACACCATTGCTCATGTATCACATGATCTGAGTCGATCCATTTGAGTAAGAAATTGCATTGCAATAACTTAACTCTGGTTCGCAGCTCAGTATTGGCATCTTTTTCTGTTATAAGCCAATGATTATCAGCCCATTCTACAAGACCTCCACATGTAAAATCCTCTCCAGGAAGAGAGTGCATGATTTTTTCATTTAAGTTATCAGAGTCATCTATAATAACCGAGCGTTCCTCACCATCAACTATCACATTGTGATATGATAAAGAATCCGGAAGCTTCTCTCTTAATCTACGTGAAGTACGAAATAGAGCAGCCTCTCGCTTAGTCTTGCCTTGAGCACATACACGGCTCTCATATACATCCCAGATTCCCATGCTTACACCTCCGCAACAGTAAAATACTCTTCAAGCTTATTGCATACAGAGATAGCATGAAAAACTTCGCGTCTTACATCGCTCACGGTGCAATCAGGTGTATCAATCAGATATTCCAAAATAGCCATGAGTGTGAGATAAGATGAATTTACTTTCAGCTCAGGAATCAATCCTTTACCTCCTATTAACTCGACACGCAAGCTACGCATATATGTCTGTAATGACTCTTCTCCATTTTCTCGCATAGGGAGAATCTTAAAAAATCGATTTACGAGATCGTGGAAATAATTCTTTACGAGATCATTCCGAACTACTTGTCCGGTAATCGTTACCACACCACTCATAAGTGTAAGTCCGTCAGATCTCCAGTATTAAAGGAATACTCCCGAATCATCTGAGTGTAGTCCTTTTTTGCATCTGCATATGCGTTCCTTACACGCAAAAGCAGCTCAGCAGGAGAGTAGGTTGTGAAATCCTGCGTATTAATAGCATTTTCCAATAACTCCTGCTTGTACACGTATGGCTTTAGCCACTGTACGACCATTCCTTCTGAAACAATATCCGCAATTTCAGTTAAATCATCATCTGGAACGTCCACGTTGAACACTCTTGTTTCATCGTCACCAGTGGTGGAAAAGTCATACTGACAAATTTTTCTAAATCCGCTGATTGCTCGTTTCATGTAACCAATAACAACACTGTCCCTTTGAGATTGTTCAAGAGAAAGTAAATCACGCTCAGTTACTTTTTCGAGAAAAGAGCCGATGAACACGTCGTAAGAAACGCTCATACGAAACCCTCCTATCTTTCAATCAGCTCAACTCCAAGAGACTCCTCTAATGCGGCAATCGCTTTATTGGAATCAATCTCCCCCTCAGCGATCAGAACTCTGGCACGGTAGGCTACAGATTTCTTCTGACCGTCAGACATTCCTCCGATAATCTGAGAGATAGTTTCAGCATCTTTCTGGAAAATCTCGTCGAAATCTTCAATGCGTACTGCATTTCGATAGAATCGCTGTACGCCAAGATAATCTACGATCCAGTCCTCATCAAACATAAACCAGTTGTTTTCAAAGAATTTCTTATAAGAGTTCTTTGCGTTTTTCAGCTCTCTGAGTTCCATTTCCTGTTCAGCTCCGAATTGATCCCACACAAATCGTTCTCCTGTATGCTTGCTAACATATACCAGTCGTCCCTGAAAACCATTGCGAACAGTTACGTACTGTTCAGGGTCAATATCTTTTGGAACAATAGGTTTTACAGTTTTTTCAGCAGCTTTTCTAGTCCGAGTTTTTCTCTTTGGAGTTTCGGCAGCTACGGATTCTGTAACTGCATTCTGTTCCACAACCTGAGTTTCAGTTTTAACTTCCATAAGTTACTCCTTCCGTTCATAAACGGGAGCCATTACAGCTCCCGTTGCATTCTTATTTCGATTACGCATTCATTTCGTAACGACCAACACCAGCGTTACCACCAGCCAGGACGATACCCATTCCGTACTTCTCGCCGTACAGGTACTCCTGTGTGAAGTCTGCGTTGCTCATCGGGTCGCCCATGAGAACGATAGGACTTCCTTCGTATACGACTTTAATCGGCTTGTCATCACCAGCGATGATAGTGATAACATCGTCATCGAATACGAACTCAGTAGAACCTACTTTATGGCGCTGTGGAGCAGCTACTACAGGAGTTCCGTAGAACTTGCCATAGTATCCCATATTGTAGAGATCGTCTTTAGCACCATCGTTCTGGATAGAAGCTTTCAGCTTACGCAGTGCTTTCTTTGTGCCGATGATTGTAGCCTGCTGTCCGTTAGCAGCTGCTTCAACATGAGAAATCAGGTCTAACAGCTCATCCTCGTCGTATGCACCTGCAACCGGGAAATATGTAGTACCGCCGAACTGGTCAGCAGTAGCACCACTCCACAGAGTGTAGATATCATTCAGAAGTTTCTGACGGAAGGACTCGGATACTTTGTTGATAAAGTCGTTGAAATCAACACGACCTGCAAGTACACGGTTCAGTTCCTCGTAAATTCTGACTGTCTTGAGAGAAGTCGGAATAGATGCCTCAGATACACCGCCGAGTCTCTGACGTCTGATACCCTGAGTACCATCAGCTGCTTCAGAAACTACAAACAGGTTTCTATCCTCAACGAGGAAGATGTTCTTGTCACCTTCAGGAACATTACGGAAATCAACCAGAGCATTGAAATATTCGTCGCCCTGAAGACCCTCAACAACAGTTCTGCTCAGTGTCTCCTCCAGAAGAGAGAACAGACCTGCACATTTACCGTCTCTGATTTTCTTGTAATCCAGAACGGTGCTTCCGCCATTAGCCTCGATCAGAGCCTGTCTAAGCAGCTCCTGAGACTGACCTACGGAATATTTTTCAACCTTGCCTTTGTAACCATCAACAGCAAGTTTTACAATATCTTTAATTTCAGCCATTATAAAAATCCTCCTTGTAAATTATTTAGTTAGCATGACTGACGATTTTTTTAGTCAATCTTGATAACGTAGTATGTATATCGACCAGCAATCTCAACATCGATAATCTTTCCAACAGTTGTCGCACCGGAAGTTGCGGATGCTGCAACATTCAGTTTTGTACCAGCTGCAAGCTCTACGATATTTCCCTTTGCAGGAGATGCGAGACCCGTCAGAGCTTCTTTAGTTACAGAGAACATATTTCCAGAATGGAGTCTATATCCTCTACAAGCCTTACCAGCCGGGTTGATGAATTCATCCAGGTTGCGGAGTCTTTCATCATACGGTACTTCAGGAGCAGCGATCAGTACGACCTCTCGAATAGGTGTATCTTTTGCGACATCTTCTCCGAGGAATACCTCGCGCTCACCGTCCATAAGCTCAGAAGCTTTCAGGACACTTCCGTTTTCAATTTCGGTAGCAGTAGTTTTAGCTGTACCCATGTATTTAACAGACACCAGTTCACTACGAACATCAGTACCAGTCATGTTGTCTGTTCTAACAACGCCATATTTAGCCATAAATTTTTACCTCCTTATTCTTTAGCAGAGAAGCCATACTCCTCAAAAAGACCGCCATAAGGCTGGTCTGCCTTGTTATTTTCTGGTGTTTCAATAGGCAGTTTAGGAGCCTTCTGACTGAAATTCATTTTAGTCTGTACTCCACGTCTACCACGAATTGCATAACATTTCTCCTCAAGAGCATCCAGTTCAAACTTCATGCAGTCAGCATCGCAATCTGTCTTCAGATTTTCAAATGCTTCTACACCTACAAGGTCTTCAAACTTAGCGAATACTTCTGCGATTTCAGATTTACGAGCTTTCTCCATAGCAACTGTTTCTGTATCAGCTTTAAACTTACGAAGCTCCTCAAGCTCTGCCTCCATAGAAGTAATCGTTTCAGATGCGTTCTGGTATTTTGCTTCAAACTCAGCAGAAGCAGCAGACTTGTCGGTAATTACCTGTTCCATCTGCTCGAATACCTGTGCAATAGGAGAAACCTGCTCGCCCTCATCAAAGTCAGCGATTACATATTTCTTACGCTTTTTGTTCTCAAAATCGATTTCAATACTGTCTCCGTTTGTCTTATAAGAGAATCCATAGAGCAGCCAATCGGTTCTGTCCCAGCAGTAAACTTCCATAGCGTCAAAGTCACAATCTACAAAGAAATAGCGACTACATTCGCCCCATTCACACTGGATTTTCTCTGCATCGAGTGCTCGCATGATTTCATCAACGACGTTACTTGTAAGGGCGAATTTATTTTTATCTGTATCAACCTCTGGGTCAGACTTTTTGTCAGCCTCTGTGATTGCTTTGAATTTTTCTTCAAGCTCCTCAACAGTAAAATCATCAATGGAGAAATCAAGAGTATTAACATCAATGCCATACTTTTCAATTAAATTCTGTTTATCCAATCCTTTACTTCCTCCTTCCATTGAGTATTTGTGTGAGTGTATATTGTCAGTCTCATCAGAGACAGTGACATCTTTTAAACTATCCTTTAGCTCAAGCATCATCTTAGAAAATTCCTGTTTGAAATCCTGTTTTGAAAATGCAAGAGATGCAGATTCATAGCACGGTTCAACACCGATCAATGCAAATGCTGTAAACTCGAAATCCTTAATACAGTAAATCCCATTGATGGTTTCACCATCCTTGACGGTAATTTCCATGCTTTGAGCTGTAATTCCATCTTTTTTGATTTTTCTGTAAGCCTCCTGGCGCTTCCAGATCAGAACCTCGGCGCACAGATACTCGTTTACAGTACCGTCATCTTCTTCGACAGTTTCCCAGTATACTTTTGCTGTCTGTGGAACTACGCCAATAGGCTGAGTTAGATTCACAAGAATCAAACTGCCGTCATCCTTGCGGACAAGTTCCATGTCATGACCACCGAGAGTATCAGTCTCTCTGTCGTAATTGCATACAACCGGGCAGTTGTAAATCGTTTTGATGCAACTTTCAAATACATCTTTGGAAATAGAACTGCCATTTCGGTTATCTCCTGTATATGCAATGCGAAGAATCCCGGAATCAAAAGAAGAGTTAATCTCGCATAAATCGGTTAAAGATGATGCGTATGTAAGATTTAAAATCTCTGTTTTCATCTATAACCTCCGTAATACAAAGACCCGCATGAGTAACCATGCGGGCTAAAAAGTTAAAATGTCTGAAAGAGCAAATGTTCCGTCATTCATGGAGAAACACAATTCCTCTTTATTTTTAAATACATACATTTTTTTGGTGTTGTCTGCTTTCAGTAATGTATATCCCTGAGATAGAAGTATATCTCTATCTGATTCACTAAAAGCATATATGAATTTTTTCATGAATCATCACCGCCTATCCCCAATCAGAACTCTGCTCGGCGGATTGCTCTCCACTATCCGTCAAATCCGTTTCATCTGACTGTGGTCTGCCGCCTTCATCGGTTGGAGCATTACTGTCCGTAGATGTGGTATTGCCACTCATCTGAGTAGAACTCTGAATTGGTCTAAACATATCTTGCAGACCCATAACCTCTGTTTCAAGGAAACTCATAGCATCAAGTTCTGCCTGTCCAAGTCCCTGAGACGCTGCATACATTGCAATCGTAGGAAGTCCGTATGAAGCAGCTTTGAGATATGCATCACCCATTTCTTTTCGGTTGTACGGAGATACATCCAGAAAAGTGACTTTAAAATTCTTTCCATAGCTTTGAGACTGTATAAATCTGTTCACAGCGTCTTCAATGCTTCGTACAATGCCGAATGTAAGACTTTGGTCGGCTTTTATTGATAATGAAAGAGCATTAGCAGATGCCTTTTCATTATTAAACAGAAGCGAAGATACACCAGCTGATGTGAAAATATTCTGCTCTGCATCTGCTATTGTATTTGTATCGCCAGTATTAGACTTCTCGAAGCCGATCTTCGTAATAGGCATCGGAGTAAGGATGGAACCAACTTCTTCAGGAAGGACAGAATCTAAGTTCTGCCAGAATTCTTTTGCCTTGTTCAAATCAATACCCCAGTTGCCATCTTTATCCATAGGAAGAGCCATTACAAGCATTGCATAGTTTTCCAATGCTGTTTTGGTTAATTTCAACTGCTTATAATCCTCAAGGTCATACAATTCTCTTAATATACCGATGAACGGTGGTAGAGAATACGCCAGGATATCATTATTGACCTTAATTGCAAATGAAGTTGGAGAATCCAATTCAAGCCATCTTGATGTACGCTGTTTCTGGTAAACAGCGTATTTTGTCTTAAATTCCTGCGGATAAAACTCCAATAAAGCACTATGAGAATCAAAGTATGAGAAGTCAAAGGATACATTCAATACATTTCCTTCGATTGTGGATATAGCACAATAATCACTAGGCAGCTGTTGGATAGTGATATTATCATTTGTCACCCACATAGTTCCGTAGAATGTATCCTCTCGTAAGCAGACGGTTAGGATTTTCGGGAACTGAGTTTTAATGCTCATCGCAGACAGAGCATTTAATACCTTACGATAGTTTCTATTTATCGTTTTGGCGTTGGTAGATTTAGGGTCAATCTTATACGGAGACACTACATATGCTAAATCAGACAGACTTGCAAAATACTGAATGATTCTTCTAAAATGAGAAGATGCGCCATATATATATGTAACAGCATTACGAATCTGCTTTTCATATGTATATGGGTTAGCAAGATATCCCTGTACATCTTCTTTAGAATACAAAGAGAATGTAGGAGTAGTAGTGTTATTGTTTAGGTCTCTAGTAATTAATCTGTTAAGAACAGCAAATTTGCTAGAAATACCTATCATGCCGGAAAAATCTTTGACACTAGAATCTCCAACTTGCTTTTGTTCTGCCATACAATCCATTCACCGCCTTTCTTCTATAATTTGGAGCTTTAATGATAAACATATCGGATGCTCCATCACCGATATTCTGTCGCTTACTCATTTTGTTTTCAATTTGCATAGCAACATAGTAGTTATACGAAAGACTGGAATATCTATCTTTACGCATTCCAGCACGTTCTGTAATTTTGATTTTTCCACCAGACTCTTCATATAAAAGCTTTGTAAGCTCATCTACGAGTAGAGTTGTGTGGATATACGGAAGCTGAAGTGACATTTTGTCTGAGTCAGAAAGTGAATTATATCCACGTATCTCTGCTAGGTATTTTTCAGCATCGTATTCTGTTGAGAGTAATCGCATTCGACCACTGCGGAATGCTTCCCTTAACATAAAAGCACAGTCTGAATTAAACTGAGCACTTGCCTTGATTGACCAAATAACCTTCTTTGCACCAATAACGGTACATCTTGAAGCCATCTCTGCATTATTGCAACAAGACAATGCTGGGTATAGTTCTCCGGTATCTGGGTTGACCATATCCCTTGCTAAAGCATCATACACACCAAGACCGAGACCGTTTGTATCCAGCACAATATAATCACATTTGTAATCTTCGTACAGTTTACGAATATATAGTGCCTGTTCATCAGTTCTCATTCCTTCGCAAGCATCCGCATATACAATATTGCTTGAATATCGACCAGCTCTCGAAGGCTTCATCTGGTTAATAAAGATAGCAGTAGCATCGTTATTGTTCTTTCTGCTTGACATTAATGCAATATCTGCAGAAAGGACTCTTATTTCACCATTATTCTTCTCCTGAATTCTGATGCTCTGGGAATTATTCAGTTTAGATGCAATTTCATCTGGTAACATTGGATATTTGATGGTTCTGTTTTTGGATATAGTAGGGAAGTCGAAAAATGCTCCGTCTTCAGAGCCATACCATAAAGCATCCATCTCCATACTCCATTTAATTTCGCTGAAATCACTTTCTGACATGTCATCAGCAACTGTTTCAGGGTCAAGCAATCCCTCTTCGATAGATAATTCATATGGGAATCCGCATACGAATTGATGTCTGTTCTCATCCTTCATAATTTCAAAGGTATCCATACACTTCGTATATGACCAATGATCTTTGAAATAAGCAGAAGATAGGTACATAGTTAAGTTCTTTTCTTTTGCGTACTCAATCTTTTTCTCAGCGTCTGTCAGTTCCTCGTATCTAGGCATACGTCTTAATGTAAGGAACTTTTTCAGAACAGTGTCGATCGTATCTTTTGAGATCAGTCGATACTCATCCAGTAGCAGCACATTACATCTGTTACCTCTGGCGTTATCAGAGGCTGTTACTACCTTGATGACGCTTGTATTGAAGAATACAATCTGTGCATTGGTTCCATTGATCTTCGATTGCTTGTCATCTATTTCAGCCCTCAATTCTTCTGATTGAGGCTTCAATTCAAGAAGTATCTTCTCAAGAACGTTGATAGCCTGTCCTCTGGTTCCGGACGCAATACAAATTTTTGTACCCGGATATAAGATGCATCTTACGACGCAGTAAATAGCACTGATGTATGTCTTACCAAGACCACGACAAGCAATTAATACAAACGTGGTACTCCAGAACATCATTGCAAGTAAGATTCGCTGAAATAGTCTTAACTGAATGTGTAAATAGTCTTCGGCAAACTTATCAGGATTGGCACGATAAAAGGCGCCCCATATAGCAGCGCCCTCCATGACAGATTCATATCTATCCATTATTCATCACCATCCTGACTTTCTGAGTACGCATCGATCAATAAAGATTCATCGTCCTCATCTTCGTATTCAGGCTTTTCTACTCGAAGTCTATTAATTTCATCCTCATACAACCTGGTATATCCATTCTTTACACCGCACATTTTGCATATATGCCCCAGCCATGTGAACACGTATTTTTTAATGCGGTTGACATCCTGTAAAGATTTATCAATTTCAGGTAATGGACGTTTGTTCTCATACCTAAATAACCATACGCCAAGCGGAGTGTTAGCTATTGAAGCATCCAGTTCGTCAGATTTCTTTTGAGCTGGCTTGAGGTTTAAACTACCAATCAGTGTATTCAGTGAGTTTACGCTCTTGTCAATAGATTTTCCGGCAGCAGCGTCCTTCGATATACTTACTTCAAGATTGCAGAGCTGTCTCATTAACACGTCGCTACCGATATCATTTCCGCCAGCATCAGAGAAGGCATCTGGAAATTTTGAACTGTAATATTTGCGACGTTGTTCAAGCTGCTCATACATCTCTTTAGAATACCCAGTTCCCCAAAAGGCAATTACTTCTTGCGGGATATCCGGTTCATCGGCAGTATTTGACTCATCTGCCTCATCTGGTTCTATATCTTGTGGTTCTGCTGCAACCTGTGTAGTATCAAAAGACCACAGGATGCCCTCGTCGAGCAAAGTATCATCATAGCTTTTACCTGCACATGAGACGCTATTGATACGAACAATATACTGTGTCATTAATGATCGCACAGAACTTTTCTTTACTACACTATCAAAAATACTTTCATTCCAGTATAAGTCTAGTTTACGGCATGTCTGTCTGACCGCCATTTTTGAGTCCTTACATTGTGCGAGATATTGACTATATATTTTGTCAATACACGATCTGCAATACGGGATGTACCCCAGACCTTTATATAGTTCTCCGTAACTTACAGGGAAAAATCCCTTTCTTTTGGAGTATCCAGTACCGCATGTGGGACAGATTACTTTATCTGTGTTCATTTCCAAAGCCATTATTCATCACCATCCTCTTCGTTAAAATCAGGTGATTCATAGCTGGATAGACGCTCAGCCAAAGAAAGTTCATACATTTTGGCACACATCTTTAAATCCTTGCCAGATTCAAACTTTGGTACATACCTGCCAGAGACTTCAACATCTTCATGCGTGACTGGATGTTTATTAGTTCGCGGTTTTCTGTAGTTTAGAGAGAGAGTACCGAACCCTCTAATAGACACAGACTCACCTCGTTTTAAACTGTCACCAATAACCGCAAGGCAGGTGTCCATCATTGCCTCTACATCGTCATATGTAAATAGAACACCTTTATCTGTTTTCTTGACAACAAAGTCTTTTGTATTTCCTTCGTCATCAGATATATGGAAAACCTGCTTTTGGGATGAGACAGGTTTCCGAATATTATTTTCTCGCATCACGTTTGCAATGCGACGGACTAATTCCTTTCTATTCATATTCACAATCTCCTTTGTCTCTGTATTTACAGGTCTCCCAAGCCTTTCTGCTCGGGCGCAACAATATTGCCATCTTTAAAGTACATTCCGATCTGTTCATCAGCATCAATGTCTTTGTACAACTGAACCATATCAGAAGACTCCCATGCGACAATACTCTGGATTACTCCGTCCGGGATTCCGGCTTTCGCAAGACTGGTGGTGAAATAATGTCGCAGGCTATGAATATAGGCTGGCTTGCCCGATAACCTTGAGAACGTATTTGACCAGCTATTAATGGTTGAGATCTGGATATGTTCTTCTGGATTCTTTGCATCGGGGAACAACCATTCGCTATCGCCATATTTGTCCAGACGACGATTGCGCCACATATCGAGATATGGGGTGAACTTCTTTGCAAGCGTGTAGCAGTTAATCATCTTGCCACCGCCTCTGCCTTTAGTTTTGATTGGAGCGCTTTTATACAAAGCCCCACCGCATACCAGTTTATCCTCATCAAAATCTGATATCTTGAATCTACATAATTCGGATTTCCTTCTTCCACTGTACATTGCGAGAGCGAGATAGCAGGCTTTTTCATAATCCTTGCGCTCAACAAGCTTCTCCAACAACGCCTCAAGTTCAGAATCCTCCCATACTGTCTTTTCTCTGACAGGTCTATTCACCGGATTCTCTACTTTGTTGATAATATTTCTGAAATTAGGAAATTCATCATCCAATACGCTTTCAATGAAATTGCTCATGGATGAGAGAGCAGCTTTCAACCTTCTGATTCTGGCTGGGCTATTCTCATTTGAATTTAAAAGCCAATTCTGATAAGCAACGATATTTCGTTTTGTCCAATTCACGAAGAATGTATTGTTGTTATGCTGTAAGCACCACACGAATGCAATCTGAATATCGTTTTCATATCCAGCAATAGTTGTTTCGCTTCTCTGGATTGAGCGAAGATAGTCCTTGAAGTCTTCAAGTAACTGTGTATTTTCTGGATTCACTTGCGCCAGCAGCTCTGGGCTAGTGATTGAGTTCATTTTTGTCTTACGTCCCACGCGCAAGTACCTCCTTTGTTATTATTTTGAATGGGAAGTGATGGAGTCGAACCACCCGAGCCGTTAAGCAACTGATTTACAGTCAGCACCGCTACCTCTACGGGATAACTTCCCAAATAAAAACCGGAGCATTTTACAGCTCCGGCTATGTCCGTTATGTAGTTTTAAAATCAATGTCATAATGACACGCAATTCCAGTATCATCGCAGACGCATACCATCTGCTCAGGCGTACCATAGATTCTCTTCTGAACACAGAAGTCATCTACGCCCATGAAACTTCCAGCCATGACAGTTTTGATTCCCTGGATTGATTCGACACGATTATGATGCAGATGTCCTGACAGAATTGCATACACCGGCTTGCCTGCCAGCGTCTGTAAAGACTGTACTTTGGCGGCAGATCCGTCATAATCGCCATGAATGCCGAGATATGTCTTTCCTCGAATATCGACGGTATACATCGTTTCATCAATTTTGTCGTCCATGACGAATACATTCTTGAAATTCTGCAGTCTTGCCTTGATATACCACTCAACCAGATCATCTAAGCGTTCTGTATGCAGAGAGTTCTCTTTATTAGGAGAAATTCTACTATGATTACCAGCGACACTGATAAATGACACTGTGTTGAAATGTTTACTAAGTTCTGCTAAGAATGTAGATATCAGCTCCGATACACCTGTAATCTGCTGGATAACATTTTCCTTATTGGTAACAGCGATAGAATAGTGGATGTTTCCAGATATCAGATCGCCATTCGCCCATACAATGCAATTTTCGCTATTATGTCGTTTGCCAATTTCGATAATACGATCGAGGTAAGACCGCATCATCTCTACACAAATGTCAGAATTATAGACATTCCATGCGTTATGTACGTTTGCTCCATAATGGATATCATTCAGGCTTACCAACAGGTCATTATCAGAAGGTATAATATCATGTGGTTGATATTCAAGACCTTTCATATTGCCTTGCAGTATTGCATTAGTAAGAATTTCATTCAATTCTTCCTGTCTGGAGCGTACTCTAATGGAGCTGTTGAGAGCAACACGCTGATCGTACATTTTCTGCTTCTCTTTGCGTAACTCTAATATCTTTTCGTCGATTTCTGACATCATATTCTTATCACTAACAGCTGACAGATTCATGCTATCCATGAGTTCAAGCGTTTTTCGACTGCCATACATCATACGTCTCGCAACATCACTCGAATAAGGTTGACCGTATACCTTTTCGGACAGTTCGACATAATCTACATCCGCAAGTGTACGATCAACAAGCTTACCATAAATAAGTCGCTTATGATAATCCATAAGCGACTCTTGTGGTTGTCGTTCTATATTCATATTGAGCACCTACCCTTCGGCGCACACAGTACACTCGTTACGGTATGCTTTAAGGAAAGCCATGATTCTGTCAGACTCTTCACAGAAATAATGATGTCTGCCAGATTTATGTTTCATGGTTCTACGGATATGTGCATCTGGAAAACTTTTTAAAATTGCTTCCTTCTCAACCTTTGTTACTCTAACCATTTCGATTCTCCTTCGACTCTTGTATTTATAGAACAATCACGTTCATATATTCCCTTCATACAAGCACCTCATCAAATACCTATATACGGTTGAGTATCAATACGATAAGAGTGGTAGCAAATTTATATCGTGCTAAAAAAATAATTTACACACCTAAATTTTTCCTTCGCATGATGTAGTTTACCCGCTGTTGAACGGCTATTTCTGTGGCGCACGCTTTGCAGAATTTCTGTTTCCGTCCTTTTTCTGGGTCTGTATATTTTACTGTAATACCGCAATTTTCGCATTCAAAGTACGGGTTACGTTTATGCTTTCTATATTTATATTTCATATACTGATACCCCAGATTGCGAAAATCTGATACCGATAAAGCAACAGGAGAGGAGCCATCTACGAAGCATACACGAGCGTTTGTGTTATCAATACGCTTAGAGAATCGGAGTAACCCAGCATCTTTTAATACGCCGTATAATAAACATTGCCGTTTAATAGATGTATTAATATTTGCAAGAGCCATTATTTCATTATCCTTATTATTTACCCAGTAATCAGTCTCCGGTGATACAGCATACCAATATTTAGCAAGACACAGAAGAGTAAAGGCTAATCTCTCTAGCTGGACACCATCCAATGACTCGATAAGCTTCAGCTCATTCTCTGTAATATCGAGTTGGTCAATATCGACTGCTTCATATTTGAAAGCACTGGTTACTGCGTACTCAAGAGCTGCGTCCCATTTTGGGAGAGAAGCAAGTGGGTCGCATTGTAATAGGAAGATATCCAGTTTCTGACGTACTTCTTTTTTCTTTTCATACCCATTATCTATGTAATATCTCGCAATGCGACGCAATGTTTCAGATGGTTTCTTTCCAAGTGATTTGGACTGAATCATTTTTTCAGCCCAATCATTTTCTTTTAATACAATACTCATTCGTTCACCTCTAATTTCTTTGATACTATTTTGAATCGTTCACCACAATACTCAATGTCACCATCTGCATCCAGTGTTGGGAAATTAACTGTGTGATTATGGTTTAATAATAAATTATGTATAATTTCTGAGCCACACATATTCCAAGCAAATCTTTTGGATGAGCTTTTCTGGTAGCACAGATCCAGAACAATATTGCACAGAGCGGACTCATTCTGGCAGATAATATCACAGGATTTGCGGAACTCTGCATTCATTTCAGAAAGTTCTGTAAATGCGTCGTACTTGTCGATCTTTTCGCTCTGAGCAAATACGGTATAGCTCTGCATTTTTTTGTTGTAGTCTTCATAAAGCTTTTTGATAGCCCTATATTGCGTGGTGGTATAATCCTCAGAAGCATTTTTCATAATCGTGTAATCAAACTTGATTTTGGAATTATGCTTTCTGATATACCCATCAAACTCTTGCTCGAATCGTTTGCATATTTTGTTCATGACACACTCGCCAGTACCTACAGGCATCCGGTAGTCATAATATCTAAGAAAATCAGATTGCCGTTCTGTCAGCTCATCGGCAGGAACCATTCTCAACTCATCAACAGTCATCTGGAATTCTCTCAGGCAGTTTCGATTCGTATTTTTTATGTATTGATTATATTGTTTCATGAGAGCTGGGTAGATATATCTCATAAAGTATGGCTTCTTGTCAGCAACAATACTTCTATAGAAGTCCCTTAGTTCATCATCCTCGATTTTATTTGCAGCGTGTCTATCGTGCCATGTTCTCGGCATCGGCTTGCAAATAATTCCTTTCGCCTTGTCGATTGCATTCTGCTGATATAACTGACCGCATCTGATACGATAGGAGAGTGTGTCGTACTCAACACTTCCTTTTGGATAATGAGAACGAACCTCGAACATTGATGTAATATAGTTTGTTGTCTGTCCGATGTCATTACCGAAGCTCTCAATATTGGAACGTACAAAATCGTCTTCAGTAGGAATTGTCTTAGCTGCCTTTCGCTGAGCGCACATAAGAGCCGGAAGCGGTTCTAACTTCTCAACGAGGATTCTATTGTCACTGAGCATGACCAAATCACCGTCAAAGTCCATTCCGTTTAATGCAGCAGCTGCGGTGTCCCATGCGTTGAAAATCGTACAGGTCTTCATATGTTGATACCAATAATCAGCATCGGAGCTATGAACGGGATATACCAAACGGATGTTATTGTGGCAGGTCATAGGCGCACGAAAACAAGCAAGCTTCTCTGAACCAAAATCTCTCCAGTATTTATTGTAGATTTCTCCAGATTTCAACAGACCGGTTACTTCCAATCCAAACATGTTCTGGCAGAGTGCGTATGGATCACCAGACACTATAGAATAATTGCCATGAACTTTAAGTACGCCCACTTTAGCTTCATCGATACGATTTTTGATAAGCTGGTATATTGCGTTTTGAACAAACGGGTCATCAATCATACGCTTATCAATCATAATTGCCTTTACAAAATCATCATCCAGATTTTCAATATTGGACTCATTCATACCGATGCCTTTTAAAAACAGCAGTGTTTTACGCCAATCACCATGGAGAACGTCTTTGATTTCATTCATAGTTGGGGCTATCAGTTCTTCAATCTCATCATCGGATAAATTGTAGCTCTGAATGAACTGATAGTTCAGTGAGTGCTCACTTTCCAATTCTTTTGGACAGGTCTTTGCGATTCCGAATGTGTATCCGTTGGATAATGAGTTTCGTACATACGCTTCGCAGCTATCATAACTATCCCAGAGCTTTACCATAGAAGTAGTGAGAATCAATTCTACATCACGCACATCGAAATCATTTCCCCACGCATCTTTGATAATGTATTTTCCTCCGGCAATCTTTTCTGCAAAATCTACATAATCAAATGTGAAAGCCATTCCTTTTTCAAATGAGAAGCGGGTATTTGCTCCACTGATTGTATAGTCGAGTCCAAGCTCTTTGCTCCAACGCTCTGCGAGTGATGGGAGCATCATTCCGAAACCATCTGATGCATCAAGATCAACCTTTTGCTGTTTCTGTAACTCCATTGTCGGTTCGCCATCGCATTCATCAGTCAGATATACAATGTCAGAGAGGAACGAAGTCTCGCAGTCATTTACTACAGCGATTCCTTTCGGGAATGAAACTGGAGTAGAAGCACTACAGGTGAGAGCCTGATACGCTTCGAGCTTTGCAGTAACCAGTTCTTTTTCTGGATTTCGTCCATTGGATATTCTGCGATGCAGTTCGTCAATAACCTTTTCGCTTACAAATACGATAGTGCTGTTCTTGATTCCACCATTGGTTCCGAGCAGGCGTCGATATTTTACGCCATTGATCTGAAAGCCTTTGCAGGCACGATAGTAGTCCTTTTCTTTGTCAATAATCAGAGTAACATAGTCTGCCTTATACTGAAGCTGATCCAAATCCTCATACAGTTTCTTAATGGCGTGTCTGTTTTTTACGCTGTTTGGAGCAGTTCTTAAACTGCGAATCTCTTCCTTGATTTTTTTAGCTTCAGCGTCTGCATCTGTGATGTCATTCAGATAATCAATCCAGCGCAATGTCTGGCTGTCCGCAAGAGATATCACTTCTTCATTCCTTCTTGCTTCCTCGATCGGGAGTGTTAGCCGCCAACGATGTTTACGAAGGCGGCTACTATGTAGCTTATAAATAAATTTTTGACAAGTAAGTTGCTTGCTAATTTTGAACACCTCATTTCAAGTAAATTATTTTATTAGCATGATTGCACAAATCAATTATTGAACTCATTGATATACTCACGCCACGCACTTTCAAATTCTGATCGACCATCTTCGACTATTCGCTCTACGACATCATCTGTCAGTAAATCTCCATCAAGAGGATAGAAGTCCTCGCATGGTGTTGCCTCGCTGCAGTTTTCTTTATATACACAGTTATTACATTTATGCTTCATTGATTGTATTTCCTCCCTGTACTGTTTCTTCAATCCAATTTTCAAGCAGATTCCTCATACGTCTGCTCGGTATGTATAAATATATTTCATCTCCATCCCGGATGGCTGATCGCCAGATCCACTGAACCATAATAGACAGAGCATACATATCATCGTCAGCCTCTATGCCATGCTTGTGGTAAAATGTCTTTTCACCAACATTCATAAAGAGATTGACCAGATATATCATATAATGTCGGTTCCTATATTCGTTTGTCGCTTTCATATTAAATCGCAAGAATGACCTCGTATATCCTTTACCACTAATTTTGCATCGGCAGTCATTGAACGTACCCCACATCTTCTCACCGGCTGGAGCATTTCTCCAAATATTATTAATGCAGTTGTTGACATTATTCTTTAACTGTTCTACATTGTTTTCGTCTCTGCCAAACCAACTCATTGATAACGCATGATAGCTGTCACCGATATTGTTCATCCTATCATTATCCAGAATATGAATCATATCTTTTAAATGGCTGACATATTCCGGTGTATAGCCAGGGTAGTCACAGAATCGGTAGTGTCCTGACTCTGTTTTCTGGATACCAATATACTCATATGGAAGCTGGTACATCTCCAGAAAATGATGAAGCGATTGCCCTTTGAATATGTATGTCAGTATGATTACATCTTTGAATGCCGTGATTAACTCCGGTGGCAATACCCAATAAAAAAGATGTGTGCCAGCACTGTCTTCCATCTGAATTAACTGACGAACCTTTAAGAATTGCCGCAGCTCGTGATAAAGTCTTCCGTTATAATCTTCTTTGGCAAGATAGTAAGTATCCTCATCTCGAATAATCAGCCCAGAGTCAATAGCTAATTGAATGTCATCCGGATGAAAATCATATTTCTCCAGAACATCTACGTTTTCATCAATGATGAGGCGATAGCCATATTCCCGGATGTCATCCAACATGTCCTCCGTATATCGCTTAAATGCTTGATGCGTGGTTGTGATATTCTTTCCTTGTTTAATAAGAGCAGCGGTATGCTCGCTTTTCTTAAATCCATACTCTTTTAGCTTGTCACTTGGTTCTACGAAATGCATTGACTTGCATCCATTCTTAATTCGTTCAGCTTCTTCCAAGTATGGTGTGATGTATATGAACTTTTCTTCCTTATGTTCATTCATATACGTGATAGCAGCACTGGACTTGCCAGTACCCATGATTGCATCACAAACTTGGATCATTTTAAACCTCCTTTTTACGATTTCTTTTTGTGATTTTACAACCTAAAAGTTGTAACTCATTTCTTAATCCGTTGATTATCAATGTCTTACATGGGCGTTCCTAACAACTATAGAAAAACACCATCTTTGCTTTTGATATAAGGCTGCTTGATAGAGCGTTAAATACACAGCGGATTCAACATTGTAAATAATTTAATTAGCTTTACAATCCAAAAATAAAATCTGCAATAAATAAGCAGATCATTTATTTAGCATTATTATACCATTGTTTGCATGGTATGTCAATAAGTAAATAATTTAATTAGCATGTAAAATGCAAGTAATTATTTTATAGGATCTGGTTCGCTGGTTACCGTCTTTTCTTATTGGATAGGTAATATTGATTATCAATGAAGCATAAGAAAATCCAATAACCAGCGGTGAGCCTATGTGAAAACAAGGCTGATTTTGGGAGTTTAAGCTGTATGTGGGAGATGAAGCGACTTCCTTCTAATGGATTCAGACAGCAAACGAAAATACCATAACCACCGCCCCTATGTGCCATAGTGTGAAAAGGGAACATAGATATATAGAATTGCAAATAGTTTTTCCTAGTGGGTTACGGTAAAGAATGAAACGTTATAAAATTAGCTTGACATTTCTTTATATCCATGTTATGTTATAGTTCCAGGATATATTTTATCTTGACAACAACCACATAACATTTTAACCACTGCAATAGCAGACCACAAAGAAAAGGAGTAAAGCGAAATGACAAAACATCAGACAGCAAACACAAACTTTGAAACATTAATGACAAACTTCTGTGACGAATACAGAAAAGACAGCACAAGCGCAAAATTTACAGAAGTAACAACAGACCTTGCAACAGCGGTTGCATATTCAGTTATTAGAAAATGCCTTGACCCACAGGCAAAAAGTGGAAAGACTAGCAACAGCGGTTGCAACCCACAGTTAGAAGAAGTCAAAAGAAGCATTTACAGAGATACAAACACACTTAAAAACATTGACTACAGTTGTAAAGAAGCGTTTACAACAGTGTATAACGAAGATGGAGACAGACAGACAAAAACAAAAGATAGTGACTACAGATATGCTTACAACAAACTTACACAACAGACGTTAGGGGATGGGCTAGACATTGTAAATACTGCTATCGTTTCTTTACTGGACGAATGCACAAAAGTAGACACGACTACAGGAAACTTTCTCGAAACGGTTTACACTGTTCGCAAACTTAAAAAGAAAGTATGGATTAAAGTATCTGACAGCGTGAACGGTTGGGAAACTGTGGAAACTTCCCCAATACGTGAGGTATATAAAGCGGTTCGTCGTGAGGTTGCAAACAACCGTTCTTTAAATATTGACCCGTCAAATGGATACCTTTATCTTGAAGATTTAGCAAAGGACGAAGAAAGCAACGAAGAAGCGACAGTATATAGAAGATTGAACAAATATACAGACCTTGCAGGAAACGTTACAGACTTTAACGGGGCGGTCAAATTTGAAACTGTAGACAGTGGAAGCGTTGCAGACTATGACAAAATGACAGAAGCGTTAGAACTGACAGCACGACAGGCGCAAGTGTTACAGTTGAGAATGTCCGGTTATGGTTGCGTTGCTATCGGTACATATTTAGGAGTAAAAGAGGAAAGCGTTAGAAGCGTGTTGCAAACTATTCAGAAGAAAGCGGTTGAAAAACTTTCTTTACCGTCTTACCTTGTCAATGCAATGACAGCGCCGACAGCGACAGCACCAAAAAGCAAATTGACAGAATCAGACAAGGAAACAATTAGAAAAATGATTGCAGACGGTCACAGTATGAAATTTGTTGCAGACGCTTACAACGTGTCTAAAATGACAATTAGCAGAATTGTAAACGGAAGAAAAGACAGATAAAACGACAGCACAAAGGGCGGAACGCAACCGCCCTTTTTTCTTTTGGATACCGTCCAAAACGTAACCCACAAACACGACAGCCGACAGGCTCACAGGGGTTTCCTAGTGGGTTACGGTTGTAAGTGTGGAACACAAAAAAAAGCAACAAAGCAAGATACGGAACGGATGAGCATGGGCGCTCTATAAAGGTAAATCCGTTGGTTAATTGATACGAAAATCCTTGCTAATAAGTTCTTAACGAAGAGTCTCTCTATTGAGGGGCTTTTCTTTATGGGCTTATGTCCATATGACTGTGAGGTCTACCTACTCGCAGGTAATAAGTGCATATATCGGTATCTTTCTGAGGTATCGTGAGGGCTACCTACGGGATAGGAAATAAGTGAACTATACCAGTCAGCCGACCAGCCGACGGCTTTAGAATATTGGCAAAACTCTGCGGTTATCGTGGATTCCTTTAACCGATTTGAGGGAGTACATCTGCTATCAGATGCGTCGATGGTGCATGAGAGTTAGGCTCATGGTTTCGAGATAGTGAAAATCCCCATAGTTCGGCAGTTCGTTAGATGTGAAACTTTGCCGCATAATCCTGAGTGCGTCAACATGAGGGATAGCAGGAAAAATCTGTTGAGGTTTCCAATCGTAGTGGTATCAGTACCCGAGGGTACATCGGCTATGTTCCGAGGAATTAAATGCCGGACTATTGCGGGATTTCCGATGCAGACGGAGTATAGCGAAATAAAATTGAATATGATCCGGAGCCGCTGGGCGCATGGTCTATCGCAAAAAGGTGAATATGCCTAGTCATGCTAAATAGATTATCTGCAAACGGTGGCTCTGATAAGTAAATAATGGAGCGTCCGAGGTTATGTATATCGCATGGTCTCGGGCGTTGTCTTATGGGCTTATCCCATGTAACAAAGAAAATAGAGAATCCAGGAGGAAAATCATTATGGCAGAAAGTAAGAAAACAAAAGCAGAACTTCGTGAAACTGCTGAGGCTCTGTGCAGAGAGTATAACGACAATATTCAGAACGGGAATTTCCAGGAAACTACCAGACTGAACGACGAAATCGAGCAGGCGGTAAATGAGTATACATCTATCGCAAAAGAAGAGTGTTTCGAGGCTCTCAAGGCAACTGAAAACCCTATGCTTGAGGCTGTAAAACAGCTGACATTCCCGACAATCCGTGCAAGAGATACAAAGCAGGGTGATGAGAAGATTCCGGTTAGGGTAATTGAGGATATCGAGAGACCTATCGACCTGCTGAAATTACATAAGGCAACTGAGGGCGGTATCGGCGCAGACAAGAACTGGGCTTATAAGGTGGAGAAGCTGAACTTCCTGCTGACTGCTCAGAAAGCAAAGGATCTGGGTATCGACCCGAAAGAGGTAAACGACAGCTTTGCTATGGCTGACATTTCTAAGGAAATCGACATGGGTAAGAATCCGACATCAAAGACAAACCTGCTGAAAACACTGAATGTGGTAATCCAGGCTATGATCGGCGAGGAATATAAGGCAGTATCTCATGATGTGAACTTCCTGATGTCCGTATTTTCACGGAAAAATCGTGCGGCTTTAACTGTATCCTGTGCAAACCATAAATATATGCGCCAGTATTGTGCGGAAATTTGTCACCGTATCGTAATGGGAGAGACTTACAAGATCGAGTTCCGCAAGGTTCGTAAGTAATCAGGGAATTTCCTACACTGATGAGCCGGAATAACGGCGAAACCGTCGGGAATCCGGCGGTCTGTGGGTATTACACAAATAGCGAAAACCGATAGGTAAAAGCAGAAAGTGAGGCAATCAATCTATGAGTGCAATGAGTATTGAGGAAATGCGGGAATATATGTCCCGTCCGGAGGGAAATTGTTGGGTAGGCGTGAGCATGGCTAATGGCAATACAGCCATGGTTTCTCGCTACGGAATCACAGAGGAATTTATCTGTGAGTATGATGGGGAATCTTGCGGTGATGAGATGGAAACTGACGATCTGGACAAGGCTTTGAGATGGTTATGGAATCGCAAGGCAAATAAGGGTGGTATGAGTTTCTTGGTTTTCCGTCGGAGAGTTGAGCAGATGGTTAAACGAGCTGGTGGTGGGATTTCTGTATCGTACAGAGCCGACCGGGAAAATGGCAGACATATCGCAAGTTGTTCTGATGGCACAAAAATCATCGGTAGCACAAGCAGTTTAAAGGTTTCTGTTCGCTGGGGTTCTGGTCACGCGGCAGTGGCGGAATTGTAGGCGGCTGTGAAAAGAGGTGTTTATGCGTGGGGAAAACATACTTTACTATGCAGGAAATTCAGACACTAAGGTTTTATGAATTGCCGACAGTAATTTACGAGGCAATTATGACAGAGCTTGAAAAGGTTCTCTGCGGAGGTAGACAGCTTTCGCAGAGATTACAGGAAATTGTGAATCACGCAATCGTTGCGGATCTGGATCAGTATGTGGATATCTACAGATTCGTGAGGATTATTGGATAGGAGTAAGAAAGATGTATCACTCAGAATATGACAACGAATACGACGAAATGAGTCGTGAGGAATGGCTTGAGTATCGTCAGGAAATTCGGAGAGAAGAACGAGAGGAAGAAGTTGACCGACAGATGAAAATGATTTTTCAGAGGTTAATGGGAATTGGAATGCTTTTGCTTAGTGTTCTGATTTTCGTGGTCGCAAGTCACGCACAGGTAAGAGGTGATTTAGACGGTACTCCTCTTTTCATTACAGTTCCGATGGGATTATACATGCTGTTCTCAAAAGAGTGCTGCATAGTTTAGGAGGTGCGACATGAAGGTATATAGAACTTCCGAGGTTCTAGCCGGAGGCAGATATGAGGTAGGCGATATCGTCAGCTACACAATGGAAGACGGCGAGGAAGTCGAGGCAATAGCAGTAAAAGAGGAATTTGATAAACATGGGAATCTATGTATGGTATTCATACTTTTGGATTGTCTGAAAGAGGAATGCCGGATGAACCGTGATGATACGAATGATGGAGGGTATGAGGAATCATATCTGAGAGAGCAACTCAGGACGGAATATCTTGAAAGATTTCCGGCATCATTGCGGTTGAATATGGTTCCGTTTGAAAACGGAGATCTGCTGAGAATCCCTACGGAACGTGAAGTTTTTGGAGAGAACAGATACGGTGAGGAAGAGCCGGATACGGTAGAACAATTCGAGGCGATGAAAAAGAGAAGGAACCGTATGGCACTTGATGGGTCAAATGGTGGAACTCAGGCTTATTGGTTACAGAACAAACGTGTGAGGTCTGCGACTAGCTTCTGTTATGTGGACCACGCCGGCGATGCGGGCGACAGCCGCGCGTCTTATTCTTTTGGCGTTCGTCCGCTTTACAGAATCCGTAATTATCGGTAATCTAGCCACCATTTATGGTGGCGATTGGCTTTCAAAACGGAGGTGATCTGATGGATTTAACGGTAAGGTTTTTGGTTGTAGAAACCAATACGGTAGTCGATAAAACATTTGATAACTACTTAGAATGCAAGCGGTTCGTTAATAAATGCAGGCATTCAAGAAAGATACAGTTGATATTTTACCCTACATTCAGGGATTAAGGAGAAATGGGAATATGTCAAAGAAAAAGAATAAAAAAAATTCAGTTGCACAGAGAATCATCATGGTTATTACGGCAGTTGTAATCGCGACATGTCTTGTGGGATTTACAGCTACTCACGATAAATCTATACAGAATACATACGAATTCAACGGTGAGGAAATTACTGTTGATTATTCAGAAGCAGAAGAGTTCTTTTTAAAGGATTTTGAAAAAAGATATTACTTATATCGTCTGTATGATGCGAGCAATTTAACTGCGGATATATTAGAACACAGAAACGGAGATGTGATCGTCGAGAGATGCGTGGGAATTGTGACTGACGCAGAAACTGGCGATGGTATGATTTTAAACTCCGACCCGGATAGTTACTATATTTCGTACTCAAGGGTAGACGGAGTAAAAACCGGAACGGTAGTTGTGTCTTACATGGTGTATAGCACTACAGACAATTTTATTGACGGAATCGAAGAAAGATACGATTACGTGATATCGAGGGAATACGAACAGGAGGTATAAGGTTTGATTAAAGAGGATATTATAACACAGATTGCAGCCGACACAATGACACGAAAAGTTCTTGTAGAGGAAGTTGTCAATTCTTTCTTAGATAATATCGAGAAAGCTATGGTTAATGGTGACAATGTAATCATTAGAGGATTTGGTACATTTCAGACGACGGAAAGAAAAGCGAAAGTCGGAAGGAATATCAAGGCTGGTATTCCGGTAAGAATTCCTGCTCACATTGAGCCTGTGTTTAAGCCGAGCGAGGCACTGAAGAAAAAAGTATACAGAGAGGTATAGTTTATGCAGAGAATAGATGTAGAATCGTCCGAAATCTGGGATTACAGCCTAGAACATGAGGATGAATTATCAAAAAATCAGCATCTGATGGCTGAGAACGATGATTATGGGATGGAAGTCTGGCTGACAATGGCTAACGGATCTCCGGAACTCATTGTTGAATGCGACGGTAATGAAATTTATCGAGAAGATATATTCAATGAGAAAGATGCAAAAAGGACAGCCGATCGGATATACGATGATTATTTAAGTATTAAAGCAATCGAAACAATGACGGATTCGGAAGATAAAACGGTTTATATCGAAGATGAATCCGAGGATGAGTATGACGATGAGCAGATGTTAATAGATGAAAGAGAGGAAGAAATTGATGCAGCTGTTAGAGATCTTGTGAATATTGTATCGGATACAGGATGCTACAATCTGACAGATGAGGCTGTAGATGATTTAAAAGAACACTTTCTTGAGTATATGCATCGGAAATTGGGAATCAGTATCTACAGACCAATGTATCTTGAAGACGCAGACACTGGAGAGGATTACTTTACTGAGTATCCTTACGATGACATGGTTTTTGAAGACGATAATCCAATATACAAGCAGGACAAAAATTAACCACAACAAGCCGACGATCTTTTCGTCGGTATGCTTACCTATGCTCGGCTTCCGGGATGCCACCCAAGCGTAAGCGGATAACGCTAACGGAGTAAATATTAGAGAAAAAAGGAGAAATCATCATGGCAAAAGTAAAAACAATGGGACAGGCAATCGTAGTAGTATCTGAGGTAAAACTGGAAGACATCAAGAAAATTCAGAAGTATCGTCCGGAGGCACTGGTTCTCAAAGGTGGCGAGGATAACAAAGAAGAAATCTTTAGAATCGGAATCGGTGACGGCAAGATCAATACATACGGAGCTTCCTTCTGCGAGGAAACCCGTGATGATGAGAAGCTGGCGACCATTACCATGACAACAAACTACAATGGTGACGATATCAAAGGTTTCATCGCTGATGAACTCGGCGGCGCTCTGACAAACCTCGGAAAACTGGAAAAGACACTCCCGGCAGTTCTGGATTCTATCGACAAGGAAAGAACAGCCATCATGGAAGGTATTACAATCGCCTAATTCCGGCAGCTCTGGCTACCGCTTAACTGCGGTAGCCGGTTTTCAAAACAGAATATGGTTCAAGTACATAGTTTTTAAGAAGAAAAGGAGATCAAACCATGATTAAAGTTACAGTAGGAAATAACGTAAGAAGAAACAGCGTAATCGTAGACGAGCAGACAACTCTGAGAGCAGTTCTTGAGGACAATGACATTGATTACACAAAAGGAACAATGCATATGGACGGTTCCACACTGGAGCCGGGTGACCTGGATAAGACATTCGAGGAAATGGGGATCAAAGAGAAGACCTTCCTGCTGAATGTGGTAAAGGCAGACAATGCATAATTAACCACAACAAGCCGACGATCTTTTCGTCGGTATGCTTACCTATGCTCGGCTTCCGGGAGGACGACAACTCCTCCCGGTTTTACAAAGTAAACGGAGGTCACTATGGCTAAGAAGAAAAACAACTTTTATGCGGTGAAGAAAGGAAAGAATCCGGGGATATATAAAACCTGGTATGAATGTAGAGCGCAGGTTGAAGGCTTTAGTGGCGCTCTATACAAAGGTTTCACAACCAGAAAAGAAGCTGAGAAGTATCTGAGTTGTAACAATACATCGGAAAAACAGGAGTTAAAAGAAGCTGATGTTACTATCTATGTTGATGGTAGCTTTGATGAACGATCCGGTGTTTATGGGTACGGGTGTGTTGTTATCAAAAATGATGGGGCTGTGGAAAAATATTACGGAGCTGGTAATAATCCAGAATCAGTCAAGCTGAGAAATGTGGCAGGTGAGATGCTTGCCGCAATGAATGCAGTCAGATACGCAATGCAGAACGGATATAAATCTGTGAATATTTGCTACGACTACAGTGGCATTGAGATGTGGGCTACTGGGGAATGGAAAACAAACAATGCATTAACAATGAAATACGCTCGTGCGATGCAGGAGTGGGGAGAGAAAATCTCAATCATGTTTCAGAAAGTCGCAGCTCATACAGGTGTCGAATACAATGAAGCCGTAGATCAACTTGCAAAATTTGCGGTAAGTAATTTTTGTAAGGAAAACGGTATAGGGAATGAAATGCGTTGAGGCGCTAAGTGCGGGTTCGATTCCCGCCATTCCCTCTATCTCATAAATTGAAATGAGATATGAGGAGGCTGTCCGAGATGTAAGAAACAGTCGGCTCGTGGGTTGCCGGTACAAATATGCTGAAAATCCACATGAACGGATCGTTAGCTCAGTTGGTTAGAGCAATCGGCTCATAACCGATCGGTCATCCGTTCGAGTCGGATACGATCCATTGAATATTAGAAAAGGAGGAATTTTAAAATGTTCAGACCAACCATTAATTCAACGCCACTGACATCACAGACGGCGAACACTTTTTTCAGAAACATTGGTGGAGAAAGTTTCCACAATGATGTAACATTCATCTCTACATTGAGAGCATTAGTTGCATCAAGAGTTAGTGAGGGAGAAAGTGTATTTGTTGCATTTAGAAATACCAGCTATTCAAAAAACACTATCGAAGATAATCCGAGTCATGCTGTATTAAACGCTATGTATGATCCGCGTGATTACGGAGAGGGAAGCATTATTATCCATAGCTTTGAAGGTAATGCATCAGATAATCTCGCATCGTTCAAAATTATCGAGAGAGAGTTTGCATCACATAATAGTGGATTTGAACGAATCGTGAAAGTGACCGAATTTTTCAGGAAAACTTTTTATTCTTTGTGCTATGTAAATCCGGCGGAGCGCAAGGTCGTTATCTTCGTAGACCATCTGAATATTCGCAGAATGCATTATTTACAGTGTGCGATATTCGCCTTTTTACCATGGTATTTTGATCCGAATGCAGGAGTTACAGAAGATGAGATGGATTTGATTCAGTCTTTAAGAGAAACTACTCCGGAAAGATATATGGCAGCAATCTCAAAAATTGCATCTGCATACGATTTCAGAGGTATGCATATCAGAAATTCTCTGAAGGGATTTGAAACGATTTATGAAAAGCATCAGTGTGATTCTCTCAGAAGCAGTATCCAGAGTTATATCAGAAAGATTAGAGATTATAACGACCAGATTGCTAATGTATTGAGAAATAAAAATGATGCGGAAATCAGGCTGATGGGGCTGGAAGAGAAAATCGCAAGACTTGAGGGAGAAGATTCTGAAATCATGGAATACTTCCTTTGCAACACAAAACTCGATTTGGAATATGTCAATGGTTCAGAACTGACATTTGTTGTAAAAGATTACCTGATGTATTTCGATGAGGATATGGCAAAAACAATCATTGACAATAATAACAGCTATGTGTACAGACATTCAAGAAGCTTTGACCGTGAAGATGTAAAAAAGCTGATGTATGCAATTTTCATCGATCAGGTGTTAAAACTTAGATTTTGCTGCGCTTATACTATCCGCCTTGGTGAAAGAGTAACCGGTATGCGCGACTATAGCTATAACGAAAGCTGTGATACATACATCCCGAACCCACATATCGACCGCTTTAGTTGTCTCGGAAACTACGAGAGAACAATGAATGAACGGTTGATGGACAACGATGCGATTGGTGCTATCGAGCAGTGTATCAGCTCATGTAAGAGTTTGAACTTCAGTGACAGCACAGTTATGGAAGTATTTATGGATCGTATGTGTAGTAGAGATGGATACAGACATAATAAATGCATAGAGCTTCCAGACGGCAATATCGTGGATATGAAGGGTGCAATCGAATGGATGAAAGAGCAGGAAAGAGCTGCTCAGGAAGCGGAAGCTCCAGAAGAAGAACAGGAAGAAACTTCAGTTGCTGAAGCACAGGAGCCGACAGAGGAAATTCCAGTTCCGGATGAAGAAACTGTAGACCACATCGATGAAGATGAAGAAATCGAAGATGACCTCGAATTACTCGAAGAGGATGAATTATTCTAAGGAGAGAATGAATATGAGTAAACTGATTAAATTGCCGCAGGATATTCTCGATCAGTATACAAAGGAGTTTTATGAAACTCTGAGATCGGGAAAATTTTCAGATGGGAAGGTAAACTTTACAAAGACACTTGGGACTGTTGATCGAAAAGCAACAGTCCTTTTTACTAAGATGGCATGGGAGAAAATGCAGCTGCTTGTTAAAGAATTTGATAAGGAAGTTGCATGGCATGGAATTGCAGAGAGATGCGAAGAGAAAGATACATATCTGATTTCAGACATCCTTGTTTATCCACAGGAAGTAACGGGTTCTACAGTTACAACAGATCAGTCCAAATACGAAAACTGGCTTATGTCACACGATGACGAAGTGTTTAATAACATTAGAATGCAGGGGCATTCACATGTAAATATGGCGGTAAGCCCATCAAGTGTGGATTTGAGTCTGTACGAACGAATTCTGGATCAGCTCAGTAGCGATATGTTCTATATCTTCATGATTTGGAACAAGCGTGGTGAAAAGACTGTAAAAATCTATGATCTCAGAGAGAATATCCTGTTTGAAACAGCAGATGTCACAGTGACTATCAAAGGTATGGAAGATATGACGGAATTCCTTGAAGAGGCAAAGGAATTGGTCGTGACAAAAACATACAATTATGGCGGATACGGAACCGGTGCCCATCCATATCATTATCCGGGCTATGGAGCTGCAAAAAGAGATGAGTCGAAAGGCGGTGCAAGCCTGGGAAAACATCAGCCCCTTGTGTCAACAGGTAAGAAAAGCAAAGGGCGCAAGGGGAAACGTAAGAAAGACAAATCAACTGGAAAACAGATGAGCATGGCTGATTATGGATATCCCGGTTGTGGCGATGATGACTATGATGACACAGATATTCATGGCGGAGTCAATGGATATAACGACGAATACTGGAGACGCCAGTATGGGTTCGACTATTAAGGTGGTGAAATGAATGACCAGAGAAGAATTTCAAGAGAATGTAAATAGCTGGTACGACCTTAGAGAGTTTTGTAATGAATATGGCTGCGAGGTATGCAGTGATATTTATTCACAGGACGAAATGGACGAGGAAATCGATAATAGTATCGTAGATATGGCAAGAGAAGCGACGGATTGGAGAGATTTATTATCGAAATTAGAGGACATTCCTACTGAAGATGAGTATTACATAAAGAATGGATATGGTGATTTCACGGAAGTAGATGAAGAAGATTTCGATTATCACAAAGATGATGTCTTTGATTGGGCTGAGAATGAAGGTGTCTTCGACGAGGAAGATGAAGAGGATGAAGAGCCAGAGGAAGAATCAGAAGAAGATATCGAAGAACCGGAGGAACCAGAAGACCCTGATGATGGATATGAGGTAGGAAATGAGGAAATGTCTATCGCAGAACTTTTCGTTGTACCGAACAATGGAAAAAGAGGAATATATAACGTTTAAACTAAGGAGGATAACATGGATTTAAGTAAATCATATGAATTTTTTCAGCCAGAGAAGGATAAAGCAAGAATCCACATCGTAGGATGTGGTTCCGTTGGATCAACAGTTGCAGAAAACCTTGCAAGATGCGGTGTAACAAAGATAACTCTGTATGACTTTGATAAAGTTGAACCGCATAATATCGTAAACCAGATGTTCGATCAGAACGACGTAGGAAGACTGAAGGTGGATGCACTGAAGGATATCCTTACAGACATCAATCCAGAAATCGCAGATCAGATCGAGGTGAAACCAGAAGGATGGCAGGGAAAATTAATGTCTGGATACATCTTCCTGTGTGTGGATAGCATCGAACTGAGAAGAGAGATCGTTGAAAAGCATATGGACAGCCCGTATGTAAAAGCGGTATTTGATTTCAGAACCCTTCTTGAAAGCGCACAGCATTATGCAGCTGACTGGTCTGATTCCAAAATGAAGAAAGACCTGCTGAACTCGATGCAGTTCTCACACGATGAAGCTAAGGATGAAACCCCTGTATCTGCTTGTGGTGTAACTCTTGGCGTAGCAACAACAGTGCGATTGATTTCAGCTCTTGGAGTGAACAATTACATTAACTTCGTAAAAGGAGAAGGAATCAAGAAGATGATTATCATGGACGGGTTCAAATTTGACCTTCTGGCATTCTAGTCATGAGGGATAAGCAAAGGATTGACCCGTTCTGTGAAGTCTTATCGGCTGAGTGGAAAAGAATACCAGACATGAGATTTGGTCAGTTAATGTATAACTTCTTTCACGATGAGTATAACTCTGATCCATTTTATATAGAAGATGCTGAACTGATTAGTAGATTTCAAGCATACGTCGATAAGATCAGCAAGAATGTGTATTAAAAGTGAATGAACCGCCACCTTGCGCGGCGGTTTTTATAAAGAACATGCAATGATATTTACCTCTTTGAGGTAGCTTCTTACTGTCAGTGGAAGTAACAACTTGATAAGGAAAAGAACAGAGGCGACAGAGAAGGCGGAGCACGCCGGAAGAACGTCGAACTTCAGAATCAACTGATTCTGTCGAACGATCCAAATAACAAATTACCAAGTTAAAAACAACTAATGAACTGGTTATCAACGGATTACACTACCTGAGAAAATAAATACATGTCAGGAGGAGATCATCCGGGATACAGCCCATACATACATTAGATTGCGAAGTTCTTGAAAGGAGAAGATATGTACTACATTACAGTAAAACAGCCTCCATCATACCATCAGATGACATTAGAAGAGTTTCTTTTTGGAGGTAACGTACAACCAGAATTAATCAATGAAAATCTTACGAATACCAGAACATATGAGGTTGAAAATGTAAGCGAAAGATTTCTTCAGCTTGTTGATATAGATAAGCTTATTGCCAGACTTGTGTGGTTTAATGAGAGAACCGAATACTTACGAGAGAAGCCAAGACGTGAATGGTATTATGAGTTCTACATTCCAAAAAAGAGTGGCGGTCTTAGAAAAATAGATGCACCAGAACCGGAATTAAAAGAAGCACTTAGCACGCTGAAGAATATTTTTGAGATAGATTTTAAAGCACTTTATCATACATCTGCGTTCGCATATATAAAGAAGAGAAGCACTCTTGATCTGCTGAAGCGTCATCAGGCAAACGAGAGTAAATGGTTTGAGAAATTGGACTTATCTAATTTCTTTGGAAGTACAACAATGGAATGGGTTCTCCATATGTTTTCAATGGTTTTCCCATTCTCAGAAGTTATGAAAGACGAAAAAGGTAAGGCAGAACTTACAAAAGCACTTGAACTCGGATTCCTGGATGGCGGTCTTCCACAGGGGACTCCATTGTCACCAACTGTTACGAATATCATGATGATTCCGGTTGATTTCAAAGTTGCCAGAGAATTAAGGGAACATAATCATCAGAGATTTGTATATACCAGATATGCTGATGATTTTCAGATTTCATCTAAATATAGTTTCAGTTTCATGGAAATCCAGAATGTAATAGTGTCTATCTTAAAGGATTTCGATGCACCGTTTACAATCAAGAGTGAAAAGACACGATACGGATCATCGGCGGGACAGAACTGGAATCTCGGTCTTATGTTAAATAAGGACAACGAGATTACAGTAGGTCATAAGAAAAAGAGACAGTTCCAGGCAATGCTTTCTTCCTATATTATGGACAGGAAAAATGGAATTGCTTGGGATAAAAATGATATTCAGACAATGGATGGGTATCGAAACTATTACCGAATGGTTGAGCCGGAAACGATTGATGGAATCGTTAGACATCTCAGCGAAAAATTCGGTGTTGATATCATAAAAGCAATTAAGGAAGACCTTACGGCTTAGGCTGTAGGTCTTCTGAGGTATTAAAAGGTATAAATAGGCATCATTTAGGAGAATATTATGCTATATGGTAACGATGACATTAAAGTAGATGGCGAGGACTATGCTATAGCATTACGCAATCTTGAACAAAAATATGGTTATGATGAGGATATCGAAACGATAATTAAAATGTGTAAGCAATGGGAAAATAGTTTTCATAAATTAGAGAACAGATATCACAAATTAGTTATGGAAACAGCTATATTTGAAGCAAAAATCCGTAAAATCACAGCGGAATAATCATCAATATTTATATCTAACTATAACAAGAAAATAAAATCTATGCAATGAAATTACTGTTTTACAGTGCTTTTAGCTGTCAGCGAAAGTAACACCTTGAGAAGGAAAAGAACCACCTCCCAGCCAGCTGCCACGAGCTTCCTTCCAGGATCCAAACAAACAATATCAGAATCACTAGACATCAACATAATCCAACCACTGATTATCAATCACCTACAAATAGGAAATGTTCAAAGAACTAGATAACCAGTGAGATGCTCCTGAATTCTCAAGAAGACATACATACATTAGATTGCATAGAAGCAAATGTACAATGAAATTATATCCTTTGGATATGCTTTTAGCCGTTGGCGGAAGTGACAACTTGATAGGGAAAGGAGAAGAGCACCCCGTGCTGCTGAGGCGCCTAAATCATGATATTCAGATCCTGGTAAGGTTCCGAACAATATCAAACGAAGATAAAATCACGATAACGTCCTGATAATCAATAAGTTCATACGCAATCTTCACTCATTTCTGCAAATCAAAGATCTGCGTAGCTAAGCTGAAGACTCATCGAGGACATCACCATCGTACATCAGATTGTACATTTTGGATAAATTATATTCAAGGAGGATAGAATATGTATTTTAACACAAACATCAATTTAATAAGGGTTCCTAGAGTATTCAGTGGCTCTCATCCAAACGAGGATAAGATGAATGCATGTAGAGCCTACTATAGAGAAAATCACAAAATCGATAGAGATATCGTGGTTGACGAAAATATGCAGCTCAAGGATGGATACATCGGATATCTGGTTTTGAAAGAAAACAACGAGTCTGTAATTGGAGTCAAACAGACGGAATCAGGTAAAACGACTCTTGTATATGGAGTTCATCCAGGCGTAGACAAAGAGTATTGCTGGAAAGTAGTTGATGATACAGAGGATAGACTGAATCTTAATGTTGGATCACATGCTATTGTAAGAACAAAATTCGGAGATGAAGAAATTCTTATCACAAGAATTGAGCGTGTTTCCAAGGCTAAGAAGAAAAAGATGGGACACTTAAAAAGAGTCGTAAGATGTCTGGCGGAGTAACAGTATGAGATGTGTTTACTTAGAAAAGAAAGAATTTCTTTCAAACGAAGACAGACGTATTCATACAGCTTGCATATGCAGAAATAAAAAGTGTGCGAAATATAAAACTTTTAGCCTGGATAAAGCATACATATGCGGAAATTGCTTGCTTCATGCTAAGGAAAGAGAGGAACAATGAATTTTTATATAGCCGATATGCATTTTGGTCATAAGAATGTGATCAGATATGACAATAGACCATTTGATTCTATCGAAGAAATGGATAAGGCAATGATTACACTGTGGAATGAAACTGTCGGAGATAATGATGTTGTTTATATTCTCGGCGACTTTAGCTGGTATAAAGAAGAAAAGACGGCATTTATTCTTGGATGTCTTAAAGGACACAAGGTTCTTATCAGAGGGAATCACGACCATATTTCTCCAAAAGTCGCAAGACACTTTGAACGGATTTGTGAATATGCAGAAATCAAAGATGGAGAAGAAAAAGTTGTCATGTCTCACTATCCAATGCCTTTCTGGAATGGTCAGCACAGAAACAGTATTCATTTGTATGGTCATGTCCATAACTCACATCAGTATAATTACTGTCTGAGCATTGAGAAGGAGTTGCGTCAGTTACAGGATATCCCGATGAGAATGTTTAATGTTGGGTGTATGATGACGTATATGAATTACATGCCGAGAACATTAAATGAAATTTTGGAAAGCAAAGGAGGTACAGAGGATGGACAGAAGTAACTTTGATCCACAGGTCGGTGATTCTGTAAGGGTTCGATCGTGGGAAGATATGAAAAGTGAGTTCGGTATCGATGAGGATGGAAATATCCCGTGCAGATTTTCCTTTACCGAATATATGAAAGATATGTGCGGGGATGAATTTACCATTACGAAGATTCACGATGGTAAATATAGCGGACATGAAAAGGGGAGCGTTATGTTGTCGGTTGATATGCTCGAACCTATCCCAGAAGAAGAAATCGACGGGACGGAAATTGATGATTTCCTGAGTGCAATGAAGGTAAATTAGTGGAGGTAGTGTTATGAGGCTTATCATAGTGACTGGACAAGAGGGTGCGGACGTAGAGAACCTACTCCGCAGAACTATATCCGAAAATAAATACACGTATGATGATGCTCCTAAAATGGTCTTTCCTGAAAGGTCTAGCTTGCTTTATCATCCAAGAAGCCTTTACAACAACGTTAGAAAAGTTGTCAGCGATCATATTGACAGGAATGAAGATTTGTTCGTAGCAACATTTTCTGATTATGCTATGTATGGCGTAAGGGTTGAGATAAGACTTGCTGATTTTGAAGGCGCTAAGCTGTATCAGATGATGTCAGATGGCGAGGTTGTGGTATCCGAGATAGATAGTAATGGGAAATGCCAATATATCAAGGGAGTATTTGATGTTTTGGACGAAGCTCTTAATGACGTACTTGGATGGTAGAAAGATATTACTGCACATAGTGCATTAGTACACTCACAATGAAGATAGATTGTTTTTGGGCGAAAGTATTTAATACGATAGCAATACATAATAGCAATCACTCCTGCTGTTAGCGAGAGTTCGACAATGGTACTTGCATCTCAAAATTACATAAGATTTGAAAAAGACTATCAACTGCGTTGACACTAATTTTCAAATCATACGAATTTTTCGATGGCATGATATAGCATATGCTAAACCGAAGTTTCCAGAACGAGGAAACCGGTCTACGCATACGGATTGTGAGTAAATAAAAAGGAGGCTACATGGGATATAAAGATATATATAAATTGCAGGAAATTGGGGGAGCAAAAGCCAAATGCGATTTCATAAAAGAACACGCAGATGATGGATATTTTAAAAGATTTCTATATTTTGCGTTGAATCCGTTAATTACATACAATATATCGAAAAAATCACTGGATAAGCTTGTGACTGAAGAGGGTACAGAGGGTCAAAAGCTTATCTTTTTTAATGATATTTTCGAGTGCTGCGAACACCTTTCAAGATTGAGAAGTATGGATGATGCAACATTACGGCAGGTAAAAATGCTGTTAAATGTGAAATATTCCGATAAGGCAGAAAGAGAGTTATATATGCAACTGCTCTCAAAGACAGTACGTCTCGGTATTACAGGTAAGACCATTAACAAGATCATTCCGAATCTTATTCCTGAATGGGAAGTACAGCAAGCTTATCCGGTTGATAAGTATCCTTTGAAAGAAGGAACAGAATTCTGGTTGACACAGAAGCTCAACGGAGCAAGAGCAACCTTATATGAAGGTCAGCTGCTTGCAAGAAGTGGTATGCCATACAAAGGTCTGGAACATATCACTTCTGCATTGTCCTGGTTAAGAGTGGCAGGATTCGTTGCTGACGGAGAATTGACACTCAAAGACAAAGGAAATCTGAGTGATAACGAAGCGTTTAGAGTTGCAACTGGAGTTCTCAACTCGGATAGTGTTAATAAAACGGTGATTTGCTACACGATTTTTGACATGATTCCAATCAGAGATTTCGATTCACCTGCTCCACAGACTACATATCGTTATCGTCGAGAGATTCTGAATCAGTTCGCCGAAAGGATTGATGATACGAATGGCGCGGTTAAGGTTCTGCCTGTTTTGTATCATGGAAACGATCAATCCAAAATAGATGAGCTTTTGGAACAGATGGTTCGTGAGGACAAAGAGGGACTGATGATTAATACGGATGTTCCATATAGAAGAACACGACATAAAGGTATTCTTAAAGTAAAGAGATTCTATACTATGGACTTACCAATTATCAGATGTGAAGGTGGAACTGGAAGACTGAAAGGGACTTTCGGAGCTTTTGTTCTGGAGTACAAAGGTAATGAGGTCAAAGTTGGTTCTGGATTCACTGACGAACAAAGAGAAAAATTCTGGCGAGATAGAGATGATCTGACAGGAACGCTTTGTGAAGTAAAATATAAAGAAATTTCACAGGATAAGGGAACTGGGCTTGAAAGCTTGCAGTTCCCCGTTTTTGTAGGATTGAGAACAGATAAAACAGAAGTAAGTTACGGATAATCAGGAGGAGTAGAAATGTTATTACACAGTCAAAAGTCATTGTATTACGCAGATGGAGAAGAGATTACTAATCTGACCGATATGGTTTTGGTTGCAATCAATGAGGTTACAAAGATTGATCCAGATAAAAGAGATGATGGTAGTTATAACTACGGTGTGGATTTTTCAAATATACCGCCATTTAACCCATATATGATAGCAGCAACTCTTGAAGAACTCGGTTATAACGCCGAGTGTTTGGAGTCAAATGGATGGGAGCATGATTATTGGCAGTCATTTTATCATCCAGACAATAAGAAATTCCCTCCTATGCAGACTTCTGGAACAAGCTTAATTCATCAATGTCGTTTGCATGGAAATGAAGAAAAGTGCGGAGAGTATCCTCGCTTAGAAGATAATCCGGAATACGCAGATCGTATTAAGCACGGGCTGGAGCTGCTTAAAAAAGCAATGGATCGTGCTGAATAGGATAAATAAATCATTAAAGGAGGCGATGTCTATGATTGGACTCGTAATTTGCACATTATTAATTTGTGCAACGGTAATTATATGCATCTTGGGGTGGAAATACCTGGATGAAAGAGATGATCTGTCGTATCAGAGATGGAATGCACTTGATACAAAGATTTCAAATATCGAAGAGTTATTAGAAAAGAAAGACGGAGGCAGAGGATAATGAATCCAGTATTTTGGTTCCTGGTATTTCTTGCGGCTGTTGTGTTATGGCTTGCGATTTCCTTCATCTTTATTCCTTTGGGAGGTTTACTCCTGAAACTGGTGAAGAGAATTTTAAATATTATCAACTATGAGGAAAACGATTCAGAGTCAGAGGAGGAAGAAAATGAAGAAAACTAAGAAGAAAAATGGTTTAATCGGAGCTATTGCAACAGCGGTAGTTGTCATTGTTGCATTGGTATGTGTTGTGAGATGTGTAGAAAAGATCCCGGTAGGATACGAGGCTGTTGTGTATAACATCAACGGCGGTGTCTCTGGAGAAACATTAGATACAGGATGGCATATTGTATCTCCGATGAAGAAGATAAAGAATTTCACAATCAGTAATGAGCAGATTATCCTGAGCAAAGACAGCAGAGAAGGAAGCGAAGGGGACGACTCCTTTAAAGTTTCCACGTCTGATGATGCAATGCTGGCGATTAGTTTCCAGATGTCCTACAGATTTAATCCGGAAACGCTTGTTGATACATATAAGAAGTTCAAAGGAATGGATGGAGAGTCGATCGTAACCAGTAGAGTAAAGACTGTTCTCAAGTCTAAAGTGTCTGAGGTAACGACGGACTACTCAATGATGGATATCTACTCCGGAAATCGTAGTGAAATCAACAATAAGATTACAGAGTATCTGAACAATGCTTTCGAGAAAGAGTACGGTATTCAGGTGCTTGATGCAAGCATTATTGATGTTCATCCAGACGATAAGCTGAAAGAATCTATCGACAATAGAGTAACAGCACTGCAGCAGAAGCAGCAGGCTCAGGTAGAACAGGAAACTGCAAAAGTTCAGGCAGAAACAGCTCTTATTAAGGCAAAGAATGAAGCAGATATCAAGGTTACAAAAGCAGAGGCAGAAGCTAAGGCAAATAAGCTGAAATCTGAGAGCTTAACACCAGAACTTATCCAGATGACAGAAGCAGAAGCAAGACTTAAACATGGCTGGGTTACTGTTCAGGGAGCAGATGCGACAGTTGTTGACGCGAGTGAAAAATAATTAAATAAGAAACTCGGCTGCTATATATAGATATTTTCCTCAAGAAATCGCAAGTATTAGTAGCCGAGTAATAAAAGAGGTGGATTTATGAATAATGCAATGAAATTTATATGTCGGCTTACCTCGAATGGAGCAAATCAAGGTGTTATTGATTCATTTTCTGGATCTAATAGCTATTGGTTTGCTTCTATTTTATTCAAAAGATTTATTAGAAATAACGCAACCATCATGTATGATCCGAAGAACCAATGCTTTGGAACTCGTATAGGCACGAGGGTATACGACGTGACCGGAGATGTTACAGAAAATCATAAATGGATTTCATGGTTGGAATACTCTAATAAAGCATCCAAAGAGAAAATCACAAAAGAAAATATTATGTTTTAAACCGTAATGATATTACTGCTTTGCAGTGCTTCTTACTGTTAGTGGAAGTGACACCTTGAGAAGGAAAGGAGGAGACGCCTCCAGCACGGCAGGCGCTGCCGCATCCGGATCAGACCCAGAAGACTCCGACGAGAAATCGATAAATTAACCATAACACACTGAGAATCAATAATCCCCATACCAAGTCGAGTCTCCAGACGCGCGGGATACCGGCGATGAATTCCAGGTTACCGTACATTAGATTACAGTTTAAACAAAGAAAGGAGCATACATATGGCTGAGAAGTATCTTATTGTAATGACAACTGTGCTTGTTGCGACACAGGTAATAAGAATCACACAGAATTTCGTACAGCTTTCAAGACAGAACAAAGCAATCAAAAGAGAGCTTGATAGAGTTGGAGAAATTACTGATGACGATATCGCAACACAGAAGCGATTCTTTAGAATTGCCTGCGAATATTTGGATGAAAAGAGGGAACAGGATGAGTAAAGATAATACGTGCCTTTTCTGCAATGAGCAAATTCCAGAGGGAAGAATGGTGTGTCCGGTGTGCGAGGAGGCACTGAGAAATATTCCTGCTGGAAAGTATACAACGAAATCATTCCTTGCGAGATTAAAAAGAGAAGCAAAGAAACTGTTCCAAATCGCATAGGATTTTGCCCGGTTGAGATAACATACCACGGCTGTAAGTAGCGGTCGGAATCCAGGGTGGATACATTGAAAAGAATGCGTTGTGGTTGGTGCATATCAATTCGTGTATTCGGGCGTAAAAGAAACAGAGGTTAGGTAGTATTGCACTATCAAAGCGAAACGATGAGCTTCTGCGATGCGTAAGGCATTGCCTCAGAGCCATTATTCCTTTTCTGGCTCAAGAAATACCCTGGTAAGCTAAGACGGGAAACACTAATCCCCTTGCTCCTCAGAAGAAAGACTGAAAAGACTATCGGCATCATACTTGAGATGTTGTTGTGGTTGAAATATCGCCATGCGTAAAGGCAATGGGTGAGGTCAGGAGTGAAGTTACTTATGCAATAAATTTGAGAATAAGAAAACAGATATGAGGTGAAATCATGAGAGTTTTACTGTTATTAAGAGGAAGCGCCGGATGCGGAAAATCAACATGGATTGAGCAGAACGGGTTAAAGCAGTATGCATTATCTGCTGATGATATCCGAATGATGTGTTCAAGCCCTCAGATGATGCCGGATGGAACACACGCAATCAATCAGTCAAATGACGGAGTAGTATGGAAAACACTGTTTAATATTCTGGAAACTAGAATGAGAAATGGAGAGTTTACAGTAATTGATGCCACAAACTCCAAAACAGCTGAGATGAATAGATACAAGAAGATGTGTGACGAATACAGATACAGAATGTTTTGCGTTGATTTTACTACGATTCCGATTGAAGTTACAAAGGAAAGAAATCGTGGACGGCAGGAGTTGAAAAGAGTACCGGAGGAAGTAATCGATAAGATGTATGCAAGATTTGAGACACAGAAGATTCCGTCTGGTATCAAGGTCATTCAGCCGGATGAGTTAAACGCTGTTTTGGTGAAGTTGAAAGATGAAATATTGCCGTACTGTTTTTCTTTGATGTATTTATTACGACGTAATTCAAAAATCCACTCACCGACAGAGTCAGCACTGGACTCTAATTTCTCAGGCTCTCTTAAGACGGTATTCTGTACCTCAACAGGGACGAAAGCCCCATCGTTATCGAGGATAACGGCTCTCAGATTTCCACCAAACTCAACTCTGCCTTCAAGATTGAAGACATGATCGTTGACTTTTACCGGAAGACCTTTGGTATTTCTATGACCATGAACCTGATAGAATCCATCGCCCATCTTTTCAGCAAAGGTAGATGCGACCTGCTCGGCATCATTATATCTTCCAACGCCCTTAATCATCTGACTCGTAGCGACTGTAGTTAAATTCTCTGGGATGAAGCTCAATCCTGCATGAGTAGCAAGGACTGTCTTGCCACGAAACTCATAGTAAGCACACTGTCCCATTCTTCTGTAAAGCTTTCTGATTGATTTCTTGTCAATTCCGGCATCTTCAATCTCAGCTTTTGTATGGAACTCAAATTCCTTTGAATTGCTTACTTTGTCATGCGCCCAGTCCCATAACCACCGTTCATGATTCCCCTCAAGCAGTAAAACATTCGGCTTATCGTAGGTTGAAAGGAGGAATTTCAGGACATCTGCATTTTCAATTCCACGATCTGTGTAATCGCCACAGAAGATATAAAACTCATCATCTTTGAATCCGCCATTCATCTTGAAATATGTATCCAGTGCAGTTCTACATCCATGAATATCTCCAATATGATGGATGCGCTTATACTGATTCAGATCAAATTTCTTCATAAACACAGCGTTTTATGACAAAATCTGGGACGAACAGACAACAAAAGCAAGAGGATTGTACATCGACATTCCAAAGCAGAAAGTTGTAGCCAGAGCATACGATAAGTTCTTCAATGTGAATGAGCGTCCAGAAACAAAACTTGAGATGTTGCATGACAAGCTGTCATTCCCAGTGAGAGCGTATGTTAAGGAAAACGGATATCTCGGAATCGTTGCGAATAATCCAGAAACAGGAGAGCTGTTTGTGACAACGAAATCCAATCCGGAAGGAGCATTCGCAGAATGGTTTATGGAGGCACTTCAGAAACAGCTCGGCGAAGAAACGCTTGACAAAGTAAATGAGTATTCAAAAGAGCATAACGTATCCTTTGTGTTTGAAAATGTAGACATGGAGCGTGACCCGCACATCATCAAATACCCAGAAAGTAAAGTATTTCTGCTTGATATTGTAGTAAACGATATGAAGTTCCAGAAGCTGAGCTATGAGGATATGTGTGACGTGGCTGACTCAATGAATATTCCACATAAAGAGCTTGGCTATGAGATCGATACATGGCAGGAGTTCTTTGACTGGTACAACGAAGTGATGGTAGAAGATTACAGATACAACGGAAGACTCATTGAAGGATTTGTGGTTGAAGATTCAGATGGATACATGGTTAAGCTGAAACTGGCATACTACCATTTCTGGAAGTTCATGAGATCTATCGCTCATGAGGCAATCAGAAAAGGCTATATCGACCCGAAGAGAACATCAGCACTGGTTACTCCTATTGCAAATCAGTTCTACTCATGGGTAAAAACACTGCATGATGTGGAAGATGTTGACAGTGTCCCGAGGGATATTTGTACTCTGAGAGATATATTCTATGAATCCGACTCCGGTAAGAAATTCAAATATGAATAGGAGATGATAAATATGGTGGTCAAAATGATTATCATTGGTGCGGTTTGCTTTCTCGTCGGGCTTATGCTCGGCGTGATGCTTACTGCCGTAGTCAGTATTGACAGAGTAAACCGAGAACAAAGAGGTAATACATATGACTGAGGTTATGACAAGCGAAGGACGAGTATCAAGAGCAGATGCTGCGAGAATACACTTCGCAAAGCACTATGCAATAATGAGAAAATACCATACACAGCTAACCAGAATCAAGAACAGAACTATTAGTAAGAATAACAAAACTGGAAGAACTGGTGTGTGGTTAGACCAGGAGCATAATAGATATCGAGCATATATCACATTACATAGAAAGAAAATACATCTTGGTTGTTTTGAAAAATATGAAGATGCAGTTGCGGCAAGAGAGAAAGCGGAACATGAATATTTTGATCCGTTAATTGCAGCTATTGATGAAGAATTTGGAACATAAGGAGGTTCCTATGGATCTTGAAGAAATGATGATTGATTATGTTTTGAATCGTGCAACACAGGAAGAAGTTGAAGAATTTTTCGGATATGCAGACTACGGAGAATGTACGAGAGAAACATGCGAAGAAAATATTTCACAGATGCCAGATGAAGAGTTTGATATGTTCGTAAAGAAGTTTCGTCTTCCAACGGACGGGATTAAATTGTAACAGAAGGAGGATAATCATGAATTTAAAAGAAGCGTTTAGATACCAGAATTTTCTGGATCGGATGTTTAGTGCAGCTGCTCTGAGCATCCAGAAACGAGAGCATTGTCTTACACAGACAAGAAATCATATTTGTAGCAAGGTAAATCCAGATGCAAATGACTTTGAAGAAGAGGTTAAAGTAGAGGAGGAGTTCTTTGCAAATGACGATGTAATTAAGGCAATGCTCTTTATGATCGGAGAGAAGGAGAAACTCACTATCGCAATCAACAATGCAAAGAAGTCAATCGATCTGGATATTGATGCGGCTGTGGCTGTCAATAAATATAGACAGCAGCTTAATAGTGCAGTTGCTTTCATGATGAGATTCAAGCCTTGCAATCGTGTGGAGACGGAAATCGGTCATAAGTTCAATGTTGCAGGAGATCCGGTTGATTACAAGTACGATGTTGAGGTGACCAGTGTAGAAGCATATGACAGAGATGCTGCAAAGAAGGCTGTGAAAGAAATTATTTCTGAGGCGGATAAGACATCATCTGAAATCGATGCTGCAAAGGTGAATACCAAAGTTGAATATACTCCGGTATTTGATGTAAATGATTCGTTCGATGATGTGATGAATGCTTTCCTCGGTATGAATCAGATTGAGAAACAGGAATAAGGGAGCCATCGGCTCTCTGATTTGGACAGTAATTTAGGATAGTATGATATCAGTGTCTGACAGTACATAACTGTTGGCTTTCAGCGATGAAGGTCTATATTGTAAAAGGCATCCCTTAGAGGGTGTTGATTATAAATTATAAAAAACGAATATAAATTTTCGAGTGAAAATTAACTTCTCCAATCGCTTTGCAATGCATTATACACCATAACCTTATGTCCCTATAATCTCATATCATAAAACCCATAGCGTGCATTAAGCTCTACTTAATCTCCAATCAATAAACACGCTATTTTCTTCCTCAAAGGATATTTGAGTTTTAGTTAAAGACACATACGGTAAGTGTAAAATTGGTGAAAACATGTATTATTATTCGGTCATAGCGACTGGTAACGATACTTTTGCAAATTTAATTGCATGGCTTAGTAAGCCGTTTCTGATATTCATGTTTGAATAAATTGCTGTTCAAATCAGGGAGCCGATAGAAAGAGGTAAGGTATTATGGCAACATTTGCAGGAGTTAAATTGAAATCAGACTCTCAGAAAGCCTACTGGTTTTCTGTGCCAGAAGAACTTAGTCCCGATATCCGTATGGGGTGTGATGTTATTTGCACAACAGTAAGAGGGACTATGGAAGGTATAGTCGTAAAAATTCTCGATGGAATACAAGAAGTCGATGCAGCGAAAATTATTCCGGCAAGACTTTTCCCATTAAAGGGCATCATTGCAGTCGCAAGACAATACGAGCTGAAAGATGTGTATGTTCCGATGGAACTTGAGATGGAAGCGGTTAAGCCAGAAGCCATCGCAGGAAGAGTTCAGGAGTTTTATGACACAGGTAGATTTCAAAAAGTAGTTATAAAGGCTGGCGGTCAGTTAATTGATGGATATGACGCTTTCCTAGTTGCGAAAATGTTTGGTCATGATTCAATAACTGGATGGACGCTTGCAGAATAAAAGTCAGGGGTGATGAAATGATTAATTCTTTCCTCCAGCTGATTGTTTTTGTGTTTGCGGTTTGGTGTCTTGTGATAGTTATTAAGGCTATTGTAGATAACCCGGACGCAAGATGTCAGTATGGAAATTGTGATGAATGTCCATTCCCTAGATGTAGAAAGGAGATGGTCAATAATGGGCGTATACATAACAGGAGACTGCCACGGCGAATGGACAAAACTAAGGCAGTTTAGCATTATGAAGAAATTAACTGAAGAAGATTTCATCATTGTATGTGGAGACTTCGGAATTTGGAATGATGCAGACGGATATGAGACATTGGGTCTTAATAGACTGTCAAAAATAAAACCAACGGTCGTATTTGTTTCTGGTAATCATGAAAACTTTGACAGACTTTACAGTGACGAATTTGAAACAGTTGATTTTCATGGCGGAAAGGCTCAAAAGATAAGAGATAATGTATATCACTTACTCAGAGGATATGTATTTGATTTCTGTGGGAAGAAATTCTTTGCGTTCGGTGGAGCAAGTAGCCATGATATTGATGACGGGATTCTTGATCCGGATGATTTTGAATCTTGGCATGAATTTACAGAAGTAGCAAAGCAGTGGGAGAAAGATCTGAAAATGTTCAGAATCAAAGGGCTGTCATGGTGGGAGCGGGAGCTTCCAACAGAAGACGAGATGAACTTCGGGAAAGAAACGCTGAAAACGAATAATAATGAAGTTGACTTTATCATATCTCATTGCTGTCCGCAGCAAATAGCTGCTATATTTTCTCATGGAATGTACAAGCATGATGTGCTGACAAACTATTTCGACGAGATTATGGAGTCTACAAAATTTACACGTTGGTATTTTGGTCATTATCACGATGATCGAACAATCATGGGTAAATTTGTTATGTTATATTACTCATTTGAAAGAGTGGTGTAATATGGAGGTAAAAATCAGTAGTGGAAATTCAAAGCTTGGAAAGATTCCGAGCGTATCGTTACCTGCGGGGCTTACTTGCAGAAGCGATTGTGAATGTAGTAAGAAGTGTTATGCGAAAAAGCTGGAGAGGTTACGGAGAACCGTAAGAGAAGCATATCAGCATAATTATGACTTGCTGAAAAATAAACCAGATGTATATTGGAGAGAGGTCGAGGCGTCAATTATGATGTCTCGATTTTTTAGATTCCATGTTTCTGGTGATATTCCTGATGAAGAGTATCTAATACATATGATCGAAGTGGCTGAGAGAAACCCGCATTGTGAGATTCTCTGTTTCACAAAGAAGTATGAGATTGTAAATAAAACACTACTTTCATATCCAATTCCAGCCAATTTACATTTGATTTTAAGTGGTTGGGTGGGGTTCAAAATGGAGAACCCATTCAATCTTCCGGAAGCTCATGTGAGATATAGAGACGGAACAACAACGGCAAGAGGTGACGCAGTTGAATGTGCAGGGAACTGTACTGAGTGTGCGATTACTGATGACGGGTGTTGGTCGCTTCAGAATGGAGAGCAGGTGGTTTTCAATGAACATTAATATGGAAGATATTAAGTCAGCTATTATTGATTTAATAGACGATAATAAAGAGAATTACGAGTTACCATCTTATGACGAAGGCGGCTATGATGCGGGTTATACAGAGGGATATAACGACGGATTAGTTGATTTGTTAAATCGACTAGGGATCAAGCATCATGAGCAAATCATGAACGATTGAAACAGTAGGAGGTGATTGATTTGAACAGAGAAAAAAGAAGAAAATTCGTCAAAGAAGCAAGAAAGAAAGGTATTCCAGACGAATACATTGATGCTTATCTTACGATGCTCAGCGGTAAGGAAATTCATGATAACATTAAAGAAGATGAGAAAGTCATGGTAAATGTTGAGCGTGTTGTTTCTAGTAAGAATTATGCAACAATGAATGACCGATATAAAAGATTCATCCAAAACTGCGTAGGTCAGGTGTTTACTGCACACGTAGAAGACAGCGGATTAATTAGTTTAAAGGAGAGTCCGGAGTGGATATTCTGGGAAGGAGATCTCCTTAAATGTGAGGAGGCTGTTTAGTATGGACGTGGTAGATAAACTTAAAGCAGAGCTGTGTAAATTTGTGAGTACGAAGTTGGGCGCGAAATACGCAGATCAGCTTTCAATCATGAAAATTGTAGATAAGTACAATAGTCATGTGGGAACAGTAGAGGGACTTCCGGTCGATTGCATTACCATACATAATCGACTGTTAGTAGTAAGATATAATCAGGAACGTCATACTCTTGAAGATATCAATAGAATATATAATAGCGTTAATGATGTTATAAGGGATAATACCGCAAGTGTGGTATGTATACCGGATGACGTGAATATTGCCTCAATGTCTGCCTCTGATTTTGGAGATTTAATAAATAAACAGCTTGAAATATATAAGATGGTAAGCCAAAGACCGGTGTATATGAGCGACGCATGGGAGATTAATGACGATTCAGTAATGTCTTCATGGAGGGGGTTCCCACCATCACCGTCATCAGCCGGGGTGAGCGGTATGATGTTGCACGGTTTAGGTTATGCACCGTGGAGACTGTAGTCATGGGTAGGGCTAAAAGAAAGCCGAAGCCATCAATGCCTAGATGGTATTGGCTAGATCAAGACGGATGCTGGTACTGTAAAAACAGAAATAACTGTAATCAGTGCAAACCCAATAGGAAATACGTCAAAGAGTACGGCGGAAAGAAATTCAAAGGCAGGCATCCAAACAAAGATAGAGGTAAAGATAAATATTGCAATCAAAGATGGTGAGCGTACAGAAATGTATGTCTCATCATTTTTTGGTGAATAAAAGAAAGGAGCAAATTAATGAATGGATTAAGCAGCAAGGAGGTTCTGGAGAGTAGAAAGCTTTATGGCAGTAATAAGCTTCCGGAGCCGGAAATGAAAAAATGGTATGACTTTGCAAAAGAAGCGTTGAGTGAAAAAATTACAATGATTTTGATTGCAATCGCTGTTCTGCAGTTATTCCTTGGTTTCATGGGAGTGATGGAGCTTTCTGATCCGATCATGATTCTTGTAGTCCTTGCAATCGTAACTGGCATTGCTGTGAAAACTGGTCTTGGCGTACAGAAATCAGCAGCAGAATTACGGGCAAAGACGGCAGTCAGGTATTGTGATGTGATTCGTGACGGAAAGGTTCAGACAATCAATAAGGATGAATTGGTAGTAGGAGATATTGTATGCATTGGAATGGGACAGGAAATTTTTGCAGATGGTTACATCATTGAAGGTAAAATTTCTGTAAACAATGCAGCAATCAATGGAGAAACGAAGGAGTGTAAAAAATCCCCTATTCCGGGATACATACATGCAAAAACAACATCTACATCTGCCTATACAAACCAGAATTGTCTTTTCGCAGGAACCACAGTTATGGCTGGCGAAGGAAAAATGATTGTTACTGATGTCGGTGTTAATACAGTCAACGGAGATACGATGGTTAAGATGCAGACACTGGAATCTCCAAAGACGGCACTTGACATTGCTCTGGATAATCTGAGTGATTTCATTTCAAAATGGGGGACAATCGCAGCAGTTATTACATTCGCAGTTCTTACAGGAACTGGGATCATCAAAGTCGGATTTAGCAATTACTTTGGTGGAAATATTCTTGAAGTAATTCAGAAAATTGCACAGAACTTTTCTGTGGCATTAACAATCATTGTTGCCGCAGTACCTGAAGGGCTTCCGCTTATCGTGAAATTGGTAACGAAACAGAATGTAAAGACAATGGAAACGTTCAACATTCTGGCAAAGAATCCGGGAAAGATCCCAGAACTTGCTTATGTAGACATTATTTGTACTGATAAGACAGGAACGCTGACCACAGGTGTTATGACACCAAAGAAAATCATTGATGGATTTGCTGATGAGGTGGATACATCATCGGAACTTTGGAACAATATCGTGGCGAATATTTGCTTGAACAACAGTGCGGTATTTGATGGAAACGGAGAAATTACCGGAGGCAATTCAATCGACAGAGCAGTGTTGACGCTTGTAGATTCTGATGAATATCAAAAAGTACATGACACTTTACACGTTAAAGCTAAACAGGTTTTCAATAGTGCAAATAAATATTCAGCAGTGACTTGCGAAGACAACACTTCCTATTATAAAGGCGCTCCAGAGAAACTGGTTGAACGATGTACAACAGCACTCGGAGATGGCATTCAGACTTTTACTGATAGTGACAAGGTAAGACTTCTGGAAAATATTAAAATCATGACAATGAGTGCGATGAGATGCATTGCTTTGGCAAAAGCAGATGGAGAACTTGTTGAAAATGAACTTCCGAACAACATGACATTGCTCGGCATCATCGGTGTTGTTGATCCGGTCAGAGCCGAAGTACCAAAGGCTGTGGCAATGGCGCATAAAGCAGGTATTCAGGTAATCGAAATTACTGGTGACTGCCTTGAAACTGCAAAGGCAGTAGCAGAAGAATGTGGAATCTACATGTATGGTGACTTAGCAATCACAAATGATGAGTTTGAGGCGATGTCAGACGAAGAAGTGAAAGGTATTATTCCTCGGTTGAGAGTTATTTCCAGATGTTCACCGAACACAAAACTGAGACTGGTGACTCTTGCTCAGGAGATTGGAAAATCTGTAGCTATGACTGGAGATGGAGTGAATGATTCTCCAGCACTGAAGAGGGCAGATGTCGGATTTGGAATGCAGGGCGGATCTGATGTTGCAAAAGAAGCATCAGATATCGTACTGACTGATGATAATTTTGCAAGTGTAGTAAAAGCGGTTGAGCTTGGAAGAACGTTCATGCACAACATCATGATGTTCCTTGAGTTCCAGCTTCCGATCAATATTGCACTTCTGATTCTAAGCGTGATTTATCCAATGGTTGCGACAGGTGCGCTTCTTGCATCAGTTCAAATTCTGATTGTCAATATCATAATGGATTCTCTGAATTCACTATCCTTCGGCGGAGAGCCTCCGAAAGAAGAATATATGTCAGAAAGACCTATTAAAAAGGGTTCTGGTCTATTTATCAGAGGGGCGAAAAAGCGGATCGCAATTAGCACTGCAGCATTTATTGCACTGTATGGAATTATCACTTTCAGCCCGGTAGCAAATATATTTGCATCAGATATCGAATCTATGACAGCAAGATTTGCTCTGTTATGCTTCATGGCAGTGTTTAATGGATTCAATATCCGTACAGAGCATATGAATTTGTTTAACGGCATTAGTAAAAATAAGCTGTTTTCATACATTGCAGTTGGAATTTTTGCGATGACAGTTATTTTGTGTGATTTCGCAGGAGCACTTATCAAAACTACGGCTCTTAACCCGCACCAGTGGCAGGTAGTTGTTGCGCTTGCGTTCATGGTTATCCCAATCGATCTTATTAGAAAGATTGTTGATAATAGAAATTAAGGAGGTATGAGAAATGTCAATTAGTTTAGTTAAGGGTCAGAAGATTGATCTCACAAAAGGAAATGCAGGACTCAAGAAAGTGGTCTTTGCTCTTGGATGGGATACTAATCGGTACGACGGAGACGCAGAATTTGATCTCGATGTGTCTGCGTTTTTCACAGATGACTCAGGAAAGGTAACTGGAGAACAGGATTTTGTTTTCTATGGTCAGCCGCAGCATCCGAGTGGAGCACTTATATATTCTGGTGATAACAGAACCGGAGATGGTGACGGGGATGATGAAACAATGGCTGTCGAACTTAGCAAGATTCCTGCAAACATCTCCAAAATCAGTTTTGCCGCTACTATCTATGATGCGGAAAATAGACTGCAGAATTTTGGTATGGTAGATAATTCATATATCAGAGCATACGATGCTGATACAAAAGAAGAGCTGTTCAAGTATGAACTGAATGAAGATTTCTCACTGGAAACAGGAGTTGTAGCAGGAGAGCTGTATCGTAGAAACGGAGAGTGGAAGTTCAATGCTGTTGGTTCTGGATTTGCTGGTGGTTTAGCTGCCGTTTGTAGAAACTTTGGTGTGAATTTATAAGAAAGGAAGTACAGGAATATGTCAGTAAGTTTGGTAAAAGGTCAGAAAATCAATCTCTCAAAAGAAGTTGCAGGTTTAAAGAAGGTAGTTGTAGGTCTCGGATGGGATGCTGCAAAGCAGGGGCTGTTTGGTCATAAGCCAAATATCGACTGCGATGCATCTGCCATTATCTTAGGAAAGGGCAATAAATATCGAGGCGTCGTTTACTACGGAGATCGATCAGCAGAAAATGGCTGTGTATATCATCACGGTGATAACCTTACTGGTGATGGAGATGGTGATGACGAGCAGATCACAGTAAATCTGGACAAGATGCCAGCTGATGTGGAAAAGGTTGTGTTCGTTGTGAATATCTATGCCTGCACATCCAGAAAACAGGATTTCGGTCTGGTTGAGAACGCATTCATCAGACTGGTTGATGACGCAACTGGAAAAGAAATTTGCAAATATGATCTGTCAGAAAACTATGCAGGAAAGACTGCTATGGTATTTGCGGAGGTTTATAAGAAAGATGGTGAATGGAAATTCAATGCGATCGGGCAGGGAACAAACGACACCAGTATCAGTGAGCTTACCAACAGATACAAATAATGCAGAGAAATTTGAATACTTGAAGAAGAATCCAGATAGATTCCTTGAGAATTTCTTCGGGATTAAATTCTTTTGGTATCAGAGAATTTTGCTGAAAATAATAGCAAAGGAGAAGAGACATGTCAGTATCATTAAGTAAAGGACAGAGGGTTGATCTTACAAAAGGTCGCCCTTCATTAAAGAATATTTTCGTAGGTCTTGGTTGGGACATCAACCATTACGATGGAGAGGCTGATTTTGACCTTGATGCATCTGCTTTTATGACGAAAGCAAATGGAAAGGTAGGATCAGACGGAGATTTCATCTTCTATGGCAACCTGGCGCATAGTTCAAAGAGCGTGGTGCATATGGGTGATAACCGTACCGGAGAAGGTGAAGGTGATGATGAGGTAATCAATATTAAACTCGATCAGGTTCCTGTTGATTACGAGACAATCGCCGTAACTGTAACAATCTACGATGCAGAAAACAGACTCCAGAACTTTGGAATGGTTGAAAATGCATATATCAGAGTTGTTGATGCAGATACCGGAGAAGAACTGATGAGATTCGATCTTAGTGAGGATTTCTCTACAGAAACAGCATTGGTTGTTGCTGAGATTTATCGTCATAATGGCGAATGGAAATTTAAAGCTGTCGGAGGTGGATACAGCGGAGGTCTTAAATCTCTTTGTAGCCAGTATGGGATTGACGCAGAATAGGAGGATATTATGACAAACTTCATGTTTATGGTAATTGTTGTAATCGTACTTGCTGTCATCATTCTCTTCGGAACCGTCTTCGGAAAGCAGCTTCGTGTGAAGATGAAAGGCAGAACTGACGAGGTAATGCGGCAGGATGCTCAGACTCCAGAGGGAGCAAAAGATTACTACAATGCAGCGATTCGAGAGAAAGAGGAGTTCTACAATAGAGCATCTACGAGCTTCGCAGAAATCTCCGGGAAACGAAAGGCAGCACAGGATGATCTGCGAAATGCGAATAAAGAGTACATGAGAGTCTCAAAGCAGATGAATGACTGTATTGATGGTAATAATGAAAATGAAGCAATGCAGTATGCGATGAAGAAATCAACATGAATAACGAGAGCGAAAGAATGCTGGAACGTGTTCGTGAGGGAGCAAGAAAGACACGAGAAAGAGCCGAAGGAAGCAGAATTGCATATGATTCAAGCTCACAGGCAGCGGATCGTAGGCTCGCGGCTTCTGAAAGAGAAAGAAATGCTCGTCAGATTCTCGAAGAAGCAAAAAGACAGCGAGGAAAGTAATTCCGGTGAAAATATGTTCAGAGTAATAATTGCAGGTAGCCGATCATTTGCGAACTACGAAATGTTAAAAGCAAATATGAATCGGCTGCTGCAGAACATCAGTGATGAAATATCCATAGTTTGCGGAACCGCAAGAGGAGCAGACAGGCTGGGGGAGAGATATGCAAAAGAAATGGGTTTCCATGTTGCATACTTCCCGGCAGATTGGGAACGGTATGGCAAAGCAGCTGGATATATAAGAAATAAAGAGATGGCTCAAAACGCTGATGCTTTGGTAGCGTTTTGGGACGGAGAAAGTAGAGGAACAAAATCAATGATAGACCTGGCTAAAGAGTATGATCTTGCTGTCAGGGTTTTAAAATTCTGACGGAGGTAATACCGATATGGATAAAGATGAGTTTGACTACTGTTATGAATGTGAAGGCTATGGAGATGATTACTCTGTAGATGAAAACGGTGAGCTTGTACATAATTGCGAAACATGTCCAAGTAACCCATTTAGAGACGACTGGGATGATTAAGATACACGAATGGAGGAAGAAATGCAGAAAGCTAAAATTGCTTACACGATTAAGCACAGAAAAGCATTCAGAAGAGTAGAGAAAAAACTACTCGGACATAATACCTTGAGAGGAATACTTCATGATTTGGATAAGGTGTTTCTGTATATGATCTTTGATTATAAATCAGTACATAACTGGCACAGGAATCATTCCAGACATCATTCTGTTAAGGCAAAGACACATAGTGATTTTGTCCAGATGGTAGTGGACTGGGAATGCGCTAGGTATACAAAGCCGGATAAGCCTTTAAATGCAAGGGATACGCTTGATAAGTTCTATCCTGAATTAAAAGACAAGGTTTTACCTGTCATTCAGGAGCTTGGTTTATAAAATTGATGTTTGATAGGGTAGAGTCACATCTGCCCTATTGATTTTCTACGGCAGACAATAGTTGGTATCTGTAACGACTATTGTAGAAGACTTTGCTCGGTATATGACTTCTTCAGTGCATGAAAACAGATAAATGCATTGATAACGAGCAACACTCCAAAAGTCTTGGGTAGTTTTTGAGGAGAGACCCCTTCCGACTTAGGTGATATCGGTATCCGGGTTACGGGAGAATAGTTTGGAGCCTGCAGAAGCGACGTAACCGCGTGACCAGACATAGGAGGAAATGAGCCTCCTACCACCAGTAAACAGGGCGATAGCTGGATGGATTTTCGGGGCTGTAAAGGTTTCGACAGGGGTATGAAAGTTATGAATTCGCTAGAGTGATGACTTAATCATCAAACCTTAAATACAAACGCAAACAGACAGATGTTAGCAGTAGCCTAAGTTGCTACACCAAAACACATTGAGATAATGCTGGTAGATGTTGAGGTTCAAAAACAAGCATATTCAGTATACGGTTCCCTGTATATGAATACCTGCATTGGTTGAGATGGTTAAGAACAGGGTGGTGGACAAGAAATCAGTACATGATTCCAAAACAGCGTAAAGATTCATAGTGAGTAGTATTTTTGGACAGGGGTTCGATTCCCCTCAGCTCCATTTTAATCTAAGAAAGGGCGGCAGTTATTATGGATGAAAAAGTAGTTAGATACAGGCAAAGACATAAAAGATGCAAATATTGCATACATAAAACGCTTCGTACACCAAAATGTACCGGATTTCCAGATTATTATGTATGTAATGCAAAAGACAAAATAATGTTTGACTGGAGCGTAGAACATTTGCCGAGACTCTTTTGTTCATGCTATCAATTAAGCAGATTGTAGGAGTGGAGGATTTTTTGTGAAATTGTATGAAATAAATTATATGGATGATTGTGATAATGAGACTTGCTTAATGGTTGCAAGTAATGAAGAAGATGTAAAGAAGAAATTCGAGGAGGAGATATTCTCGAAACTTCCGTGTCCAATGTATTATTTTGTACACGAGATAAGTGAAATAGATGGTCATAAAATTATAGTCAATTAATAACATGCGGTGGCGGAATAGGTAGACGCTAATGACAGATAGGTTGCCCTAACGGTTCGATTCCGTCGGCATCTGGAACAGTGAAATAGCTGATGATGCTGGGTCTGATTTGGTAGAAGGGAGTGGGGAGCTATGTATGGTGCGAATCCATACCCGCTTTATTTAAGAAAGGAGATTTCAGACATGTGTAAAGTGATGTTAAATTCCATTGACAAAGTAAAACGATTTGTCAATATAACCTCAAGAGTAGACGGAGATGTATTTCTTCAGTCTGGTAGATACATAATTGATGCGAAGTCCATTATGGGGATTTTCAGTATCGACTTAACAAAACCATTGGAAATGAGCTTTGAGAAATGTTCCGACGGAGAAAGAGATAAGTATCTGGAGAAAATTCAGGAGTTTATCGTGGAGGTGTAGTATGAATTTATTACAAATCAAAGATTTAATCGCATCCGATGAATACGAATTTCTCAGAAGCAATGAGCATCTTGGAGATAAAGTAATCATGATAGGGCTTGGCGGAAGTCATGCTTATGGAACTAATATAGAAACTTCTGACCTCGATGTCAGAGGATGTGCATTAAATAGCAAAGAGGAAATTCTTACGAATCAGCATTATGAACAGTTTGTTGATGAGAAAACAGACACTACAATTTATGCATTCAATAAATTAATTAGTCTGCTGTGTAATTGCAATCCAAATACGATTGAAATGCTCGGGTTAAAGCCCGAGCATTATTTATATCTGTCACCTGTTGGTAGAGAGCTTCTTAATAATAAAGGTCTTTTCCTTTCAAAGAAAGCAGCTCAGGCTTTCGGCGGTTATGCAACAGCTCAGCTTAGGAGACTTGATAATAAGGCAGCAAGACTTGTCGGGCAGGCTCAACGAGAGCAACATATCCTGAATAGCATTAATAATGTCAGGGCGGATTTCAACGAAAGGTATTCTCTGTACCCAGACGATGCTATCAGATTATACATAGATAAATCAGATAAAGAAGATATGGAATCAGAGATTTTCATGGATGTAAAGCTGACAAGGTATCCTTTGCGTGATTACAAATCTATGTGGTCAGAAATGCATAATGTCGTGAAAGATTATGCGAAAGTTGGTAAGAGAAATCAACATGCGATTGAGCATAATAAACTCGGTAAGCATATGATGCATCTGATCAGACTGTATATGATGTGCCTGGATATACTTGAGAACAAGGAAATTGTGACGTTCAGAAGCAAAGAACATGACTTATTGATGTCGATTAGAAATGGTAAATATCTGGATATCAATAGACAGCCGATTCCAGAATTCTTTGAAATGGTTGATGAATATGAAAAGAAAATGCAGTATGCGAAAGAGAATACTGATCTTCCAGAGAAACCGGATTATAAGAAGATACAGGAATTTGTTATGGATGTTAATGAGAGAGTTGTCAGAGGATCAATTTAAGGAGGTGTAAGCTGTGGGTGAAATTGTAAGTATTGCTGATACAAAAAACAAGGTAATTGATTTGCAAGCTCTACAACGAAGTAAGATACGATCAGCAGCTGGTCTCATCGCTCCAGCAACAGAAGAAACCCATTGCGAATTAGCACCAGAACATGCTGCGGAACCGATAAAGAGTCTTGACGATATCTATGCGATTTCAGAATTTCTCATTTCGCAGAAAAGATATAGAGACAATATGCTATTCATAGTTGGAATTAACTTCGGTCTGCGAGTGAGCGATTTGAGAATGCTTAGGTTTTCAAATCTTATCAATGATAATTTCACATTTCGTGATAATTTCCCGGTGTATGAGAAGAAAACAAGAAACACAAGAAAGCGAAAAAAGAATAGATATATCACAATCAATACCGCCGTTATAGAGGCGGTAACTTTGTATTTGGAGAATACACCAAATGTTACATTGAGTGATTATCTATTCAGAAGCGAATCCAATAGAGGTAAGTCATCAAATCAGCCTCTTTCAAAACAGTCAATCGACAGGATATTAAAGGGAATTGCTGTGGATTTACATCTGAATATCAGAATGGCAACTCACAGTCTGAGAAAAACATTTTGCTATCATCAGATGGTTATGTCGAATAACGATAGCAGAAAACTTCTTCTATTGCAGAAAATGCTCAATCATTCATCGCCAGCGCAGACACTGGACTATATCGGAATTACATCTGAGGAGATTGAGAAAGCGTATAAGGAACTGAATCTCGGAGGAAGAACCAGAAATTATTTGGTTGACAGTAATCTTGTCGAGGTTGAAAACTCGGCAGGGTAGAAAGGAGGTCATAATGTCGTTAGATAAGGCAATTCTGCATGGTAAAGAACATAGAAAACCGTATATCGGTGGGAAATCTATTGATCGTACTTGCAGAAATCATGGAAGTTATGATTGGTGCAAAGATAACAGGCTACATGCATCTAAGATGCAGCAAGAAGTTGCTGATGCGAAGCTGGCAGAATATGAGGAAGGAGGCAGTGGATGAAAAAGTGGTTTTATATCTTTATGTTGTCGCTAATGGCTACATTCGGAATAATTGGCTGTACATCCCAAAATGATGAGACACGGAATAGCGAAGCGAGTGAAGATACACCGATACATATTACAATCCCGAAAAGGAGACGGAGCAATTTCGTAGAAGATATTGATACAGTTTCTGTTGTAGATGAAAACGGGGAGATATTGTATGAATGTGATACAAATTTGGAAATAACTATCAGACTGGAAGACGGAATCCTTACAGTTACGGTTCCCAAAATAAATGATAGTTGTTTTGATAATGGAGATTTAGATGAATAAGAAAGGGTAGAGGACATGAAGAGAGTATTGATTGTAGTTGATGTGCAAAATGATTTTGTGGATGGGGTACTTGGTAGCAAGGAAGCTCAAGCAATCATCCCGGCTGTGAAAGCAAAGATTGAGAAATATGATAAATACGGTAGAGAGATTCTTTTCACGAGAGATTCGCATGATGGGGACTATCTGTACACCTCGGAAGGAAGAAAGCTGCCTATTAAACACTGCATTATGGGGACTCGCGGACATAGAATTGTCGATGGTCTGGAGACACATAATAGTAGACATATTGATAAGCCGACATTCGGATATGCGGGATGGGCTGAGGTGTTAGACATGCTTGGAGATCCGGATAGCATTGAGATGATTGGTCTTGATACCGATATTTGTGTTGTAACAAATGCGTTGATTATCAAGACATTGAATCCAGATATAGAAATCACAGTTGATGCGAGCTGCTGTGCCGGATCAACACCAGAGAAACATAAAGCTGCACTCGAAGTGCTGAAAAGCTGTCAAATTGAAGTGATTGGAGAGTAAGGATATGATTATTTTGGATGGTACAGAAGTAAAAGTAGAACATTTCCCCGATGGGACACAGCGCATCGTTTTGGAGAATCTTCCAAATATGGAATGGAGAAATACACATGAAATCACATGGAAATTTGAGAGAGAAGAGGAACTTTCGACACTGATTTATGTTACAAGACATCTGAGAAATATGCCATGTATACAGGAAATTTGCCTTAATCTGTTATATCTTCCAAATGCAAGAATGGATCGTATCCATAACCATAAAGAGGTATTCACATTAAGAGGCTTTGCAGACGCAATCAACTGGCTTCGGTTTGATGTGGTGAGAGTCCTTGACGTACATAGTAACGTAGGAGCCGCACTTCTGAATAATGTACTTGTGTGTACACCAGAGAAGTATTTAAAAGAAGTAATAGATCAGATAGATGAGACCGTACCGTTAGTTTTATATTTCCCAGACGAGGGAGCAGCGAAAAGATATTCAGGTTTATTACCGGGTATGAAGTATTGCTACGGAGAGAAGAAAAGAGATTGGGAGACAGGGAAAATTCTTGGACTGGCTATCAAGACAAACGGTATTGACCTACAAAAGCAGACTGTATTGATGGTAGACGATATTATAGCTTATGGAGGTTCCTTATATTACAGTGCGAAAGAGTTGAAACGCATGGGAGCTGATACAATTTATGCTTATGCCACACATACGGAAAACTCAATTCTCGATAAAGAAAAAGGAACATTGATTAAGTTGCTGGAGGACAATACGGTAGAAAGATTATTTACAACAGGAAGTCTGTTCATTGGAGAACATGATAAGATTACAGTTTTGGAGGTGTAAGAAATGGATAGCACAATGGCTTTATTGTTATCAGATACATATAAACAGTGTCATGACCGGATGTATCCGCAGGGATTGACTAAATTGGTTTCATACTGGGTTCCGAGAAGATCTATGCTCAAGAAGCAGGATAAGATGGTTTTCTTTGGTTTGCAGGCATTTATTAAAGAGTATTTGATGGGATATTTTCAGACCAGTTTCTTCGATATTGACGAGGAAGAAATTGTTAAGCAGTACACTGATACGATGAACGTACAGATTGGAGCCAGTAATTATGATGTGGATAAGATCGTACAGTTGCATCGCCTCGGATATCTTCCGTTGGAAATCAGAGCACTTCCAGAAGGAACGCTTGTTACAATGGGAATCCCATGCATTGAAATCACAAACACTAAAGAAGACTTTGCATGGCTCGTGCAGTGGATCGAATGTATTTTACAGGTAGAACTGTGGAAGCCTTGCTGTCACGCAACAATCGGTCATATGTACAGAAATATTGCAGACTATTGGTATAACAAGACAACCGATGGTCTGGACGGAGCAATGGCTTGTGCAGATTTCGGGATGAGAGGAATGTCATGTATGGATGAAGCGGTAAGATGCTCTGCTGCATGGCTGCTGTCATTCAACAAAACATCTACAATTCCGGCGATTTCATATATTGATAAATATTACAATGCAGATTGTAAAAATAAGGGGATTGGTCTTGGAGCAGTATCCACAGAGCATAGCGTCATGGGTGCGAATTTCTCAATCGACGGCGATGAAATCACATTCGTCAAAAGGCTGCTTACTGAATTATATCCAGATACATCATTCAGTATGGTTTCAGACACATATGATTACTGGAATATGGTAAACAACATCCTGCCTCAGTGTAGAGATGAGATTATGAACCATAACGGAAAACTTTTAGTCCGACCGGACAGCGGAGATATCGTGGAAATCTCAGTTAAAACAGTTGAAAGATTGTGGGAAATTTTCGGAGGAACTGAAAACTCCAAAGGGTATAAGGTGTTAGATCCTCATATCGGAATCATTTACGGAGATGGATGTACATTATCCAATGTCGAAACTATCTGGAAAGAACTTGAGAAACGTGGATTTGCTGCGAATAACATTGCATATGGAGTTGGGGCATTTTGCTTTACAGCAATCGTAGAAGATGGAAAACTTGTGGTTGCTACCAGAGATACATTTGGCATCGCAATGAAGGCGACATACGGTGTTATTAACGGTAAAAAACTGATGATCTATAAAGACCCGAAGACAGACACAAGCCATTTAAAGAAATCGCATAAAGGTTGTTGCCGAGTATACAAAGAAGATGGACAGCTGAAGTGCCAGGATCAGCTGTCGGAGATGAGCGATGATAGCTTGCTCACAACAGTTTTCAAGGATGGTAAGCTTGTTAAAGAGGAGTCGTTTATGGATATTAGAGAAAGGATGTATGGAGTAAATGATTAAAATTATTGACGGCGATTTACTTGCATCCAAAACAGATATTATTGCACACCAGGTTAATTGCAAAGGTGCTTTTAACTCTGGTGTTGCAAGGGCAATACGGGAATATGATGTTCAGGTTTTCCATGATTATCGTGCGTACTGCTACAGTAAAACGGCAGATGATCTTATAGGAGATGTGAGATATTTCCAATCAGATATGGATGACAAAATATACGCAAACCTATTTGCTCAGAAATCTTATGGATATGATGGCAAACAATATACAGATTTGGAAGCGTTGAAAAAGTGCTTTGAAAATCTTCGGGACTATGTAATGGAGAGGAATATGAGTATTGCAATGCCTTATAAGATTGGAAGCGTTAGAGGAGGCGCAAACTGGGAAGATGTTTATGCTTTAATTGAAACTACATTTCGAGAAGTAAATGTAGAATTATGGAGGCTTGATAAAGGATGATAAGTGCGTTTAGAGGAAAATATTATTTTTTAAGCAATTTTTATGCAGCTCCTGTGGTGTGGGACGGTGTTTCTTATAAGAATAATGAAGCTGCGTTTCAATCTGCTAAAGTAGGAAGAGAGTACAGGCAGGAATTTGCAGAACTAACCGCTTCAGAAGCTAAGAAATTAGGCAGGAAGGTTCCGCTTAGACCAGACTGGGAGAACGTTAAGGAAAGAATTATGTACGAGATTTGCCTTGCTAAATTCTCTCAGAATGAAGAACTCAAAGAAAAATTACTTTTAACAGGAGAATGTGCCTTAGAAGAATGTAATACATGGGGTGACAAAGTCTGGGGAACGGTTAATGGTGAAGGAGAAAACAAACTTGGAAAGATTCTGATGAAAATACGGGAGGAACTGAGACATGAGTAAATTTAATGCAAAGGCAGTAAAAGATGACATCGTAAAATGGATTAGAGAATTCTTTGAGCAGAATGGTAAAGGATGTAGTGCTGTAGTCGGGATCTCCGGAGGAAAGGATTCCAGTGTGGTTGCAGCTCTGTGCGTAGAGGCTCTCGGCAAAGATAGGGTTTTCGGAGTGCTTATGCCGAATGGGGAGCAAGTTGATATTGAAGCATCGTATTCTCTGGTAAAGCATCTCGGGATTGACTATTGTGTGGTTAATATTCATGAAGCAATTCGATCACTGAAACATGAAATTAAACCACAGCTCGGAGACCATTGGTCTATGCAGACTTCTATAAATCTTCCGGCAAGAATCAGAATGGCTACATTATATGCAGTATCTCAGACGATTGGTGGAAGAGTTGCCAATACATGTAATTTATCAGAGGACTGGGTTGGTTATGCCACCAGATATGGAGATGGAGCCGGAGATTTCAGTCCGTTATCTAAACTCACGGTAACAGAGGTTAAAGCGATCGGACGAGAGCTTGGTCTTCCAGAAGAGTTAATTGAAAAGGTTCCTACGGACGGTCTGTGTGGTCATACGGACGAAGACAATCTCGGATTCACGTATGTAGTTCTTGATAGATACATTAGAACTGGTGAAATCGATGATATGCATACAAAAGAAAGAATTGATACTATGCATGAAAAGAACCTATTCAAACTGAAGCCTATGCCAACATTTGAATACGAAGCGGCATAATATTTAGAAAGGATTGATAATATGTTAGTCCCAGCTGCGCTATATAAGGATGAAATTATCAAAAATTTTAAGAAGCGATATTACACAGAAGACATGATGTATGAAACCGGATGTTTAGAGCAATGGTATCCGAATATTAAGGATATGCCAAGCGAGGGAGAATTTGATTATGCGATTGTGTGTTGTGATAAGCTAATTGGATATCTTTCTTACAAAGTAGACTACTATTGCTCAAAAGTATATAATTTTGGACTTATGTCATTCGAGAGTGGCAACCCGATTATAGGAAGAGATTTGTTCAATAAAATGGAGGAGCTAGTACATCGGTTCCACAGAATTGAATGGAGAATGGTGGGAGGCAATCCGGTTGAGAAGCATTATGATAAGTTTTGTGAAAGATATAATGGTAACAAGTATTTCTTAAAAGATGCGATTAGAGATCGAAATGGGAATTACCACGACGACATTATTTATGAAATTGTAAATGAATAAAGGAGAAATTATGGATACATCAGCACTTGCGAAAAGAATGAAAAAGTATGAAGCAGTGCCGAAAAATACGTTAATGAGAAGAACGCCCGTAATCATCAGAGTTGATGGTCGGGCGTTTCATACTTTTACAAAAGGATTTCAGAAGCCTTTTGATGACGTATTGGTGCGGGTAATGCAGGATACGATGAAGTATTTATGTGAGAATATACAGGGATGTGTGTTTGGATATACGCAGTCCGATGAAATTACACTAATTCTCATAGATTATAAGAAGCTTAATTCAGAAGCTTGGTTTGATTATGAGGTGCAGAAAATGTGTAGAATTGTGGCAAGTATGGCTACAATGGCATTCAATAGATTTTTCATGTATGAGTATGAAGAATTCAATAGATGGATTTACGAAGGAAGTCCAACAGATGAAGACAAGCGACTAAATGATGTCTATTACAATGCGATGTGTCAAGGAGCAATGTTTGATGCCAGAGTCTTCAATATTCCAAAAGAAGAAGTTACGAACAATATTTATTGGAGACAGCTTGACGCAAGTAGAAACTCAATTCAGATGCTCGGACAGGCAAATTTTAGCCACAGAGAGTTACTGAATAAGACATGTAACCAAATACAGGATATGTTGATGACGCAGCATGGAATTAACTGGAATGACATGGGTACATCTTATAAACGAGGCAGTTGCTGTGTAAGAAACAGGCGAGTTATCAGCACATCTGCCGACGGTACAGTAACATGTGAAATCAGGAATCCAAAAGAGCCTGAAACAGCGTGGGTTATCGACAATGAAATTCCGATTTTCAAAGGAGAAGGCAGAAAATACATCGACGAGCTGATATTTATTGGAGGTGTTGAGATTTGAAATGGTCAGAAGCAAAGGAAAAATCAGCAGATAAGACATGGGCGTTTTTGGAACTGCGACCGACAGGTAAGGTAGTATCCAAAGAACAGTATGAATATGTGCTTTATTACGCAAAGCAAACAGGTATTGATACCAGGTACATAAGAACATTCGAGGAAGAAAAGGGCAAATATCTCAGACTTGGAAGTTGGTTCGGCGGAGCCAGCTATTATTTCTACTTTGCAGAACAGCCAGAAGGCGTATCGGAAACTGCTGAGAGAAATGAATTTGGAGCTTATACAAAATACACAGAGTATTACGAGGATTTCTCATACGGAAAGTTTGGGGCTATCACATTTGAAGAAACGACTCAGAAGGTAAAGTGTAAAAGATGTGGTGGACATGGCGTGCTTCCTATTGGAAAGAATATCCGAGGAGTTATGAAATGTAATGTTTGTGGTGGCAGTGGCGAAGTTGAAGTGGATGCGCCGGTTTATGAAACGAATATGAAGAAGGCTATCCTGTTTGATTATTGCTTTGAGGCTCCGGAAGAGTTAGTGAATTTCTGCAAGACTATCGGATATAGTAATCCTGATTTTGCAAATGACTTTGACCTTATGTTCGATCAGAGAGTGATTGAATTCTGCGAAAAGCGTCTGGAACCACTTTGGAGTGAGAAAGTGTATAAGGGAAGAGAAAGTTATGCATTTCGATGTGGCTTTGCAGGAGCCGGATACATAAGAGAGATTGATACTTCAAGAGTTTGGAACTTACGACATAATAATGTGGACGCTCCGATTATTAATTATGTAGAAGTAAGCACGAACAAGTATGGATATTTGTCCGTATTATAGGAGGAATTTATGATTTACTTAGATAATTCAGCAACGACTCCGATTCACCCGGAGGTGCTCAAAGCGATGATGCCGTACTTAAAGGGTGGATATGGGAACGCCGGGGCTGTTTATAGAATTGGACGAGAGTCTGCAAAGGCTATTCAGAAAGCAAGAGAGCAGGTTGCTCAGTTATTTAATGCTTCTGCAGATCAGATTGTATTCACATCTGGGGGAAGCGAAGGAAATAATATGGTGTTCTCATACGGCATGAGATGTATGCTTGAAGAGCGAGGAAAGAAACATGTTGTAATTTCTCAGATCGAGCATGATTCAGTATATGAAGCAGCAACCCATATGTTTAAGCCGTCTGGAAAAGTGAATATAAAAGACGACTTTTATACACAGTTTATACATACAAAAAGCGACGGAACGGTCGATGTAAAGCATTTAGAGGCATTATTAGACGAAGATGAGAGCATTGGTCTTGTGTCGGTAATGTATGTAAACAATGAAACTGGCGCAGTCAATCCAATTAATCATATAGGAGAGATATGCAGAGACAGGGGAATTCTGTTCCATACCGACTGTGTACAGGCAGCAGGATGCCATCCGATTGATGCTAACATAATCGGGTGTGATTTTGCAACGATATCCGGTCATAAAATATATGCCCCCAAAGGTATCGGAGCTATATATATTAAAGATAAGACTCTTGCACGTTCATTAATATATGGCGGCACTAATCAAGAATTTGGTCTTCGTGGAGGAACAGAAAATGTGGCGAGTATAGTTGGTTTGGGAAAGGCGTGTGACTTAATTTGCTCAGATTTTGGCACACAGAGAGTGACGGTATCCATGCTTAAACGGTTGTTTTATGAGAATATGACATCTTATTTGAAGGAATTGAACCTTGAAGACAGGATTCATGTCAACGGTGCTTCTGTAGGCGATGTAGGTAAAACATTAAATCTTAGAGTTGAAGATATCGACAGTGAAACGCTACTTTTGATGTTAGATGCAAAAGGAGTGTGTATATCTGCAGGATCTGCCTGCCATAGTCATAGGTCAGAGCCGAGTAGAGTGTTGACAGCTATGGGGCTTTCTGATGATGAGGCGAGGGATTCGGTAAGAATATCGTTTTCGTCTACCAACACGCCAGCTGAGATCGAAGAGGCTGCTGCAATATTTTCATCATGCATTAAAACATTAGCCGGATTGCAGAGGTAGGGCTTTAATGGTAGAATAAAGGAGGTTACAGTACATGGAAGCATTAAGAAATCAGATTGATTTGAGCTTTTTAAATTCTTCTGATAAGAAATGGATTACGGATACGGCAGATGACGTATTGAAAAAGAATCCAGATACAGACAAAGCACGTATCTGCCAGATGCTGTATAGTTATCTGGCTTTACGACATATAACAAAAGGTAGAAATGTGAAAGTGAAGTACGAGCTGTTTGAGCCGTCTAAAAATATGGGCTATATCAGTGTGACAGGAAGAAAAATTGATTATCAGAATAGTAAGGTATTCAAAACTGTTACAGCATTGGCAACGAATTTTGAAGCTTATCCAAAAACAAACGGTACAGTTCAGCTCAACTTCACGTTTCACAAATTAAGAAAGAAGCGAGGAGATGGTTGCAATGGAAAGTGTGATTAAGTGTTTTGACGTAGTAAATATGGTGGTTGAAGAGGCGAGTGACAGATTTAAACCATTATGGAAAGTCGATAAGGAGAAGCTGGATATCCTTCATGAGTATTGTGATGCGATTGACGGGATCTTAAAAGAGTTTGCAGGAGATTCGGTCGATGTAGATATTGATGAAATTAAGATGACAATCAGTATTACGATTGAATGCGAAGATTTAACAATCGAATCAAAAGAGCATCAGTTCCATCAGCTTGTAGAAAGAGCTGTCAAGTTTTGCTTTTCAAAATCATCAGAGAGAGAAGCAATGTGTGTGAACTTTGTGTTCCCGAGTGTTTGGGATAAAGCAATGTAGGCTGGAGGTAACCTGCGTGAACAATAAGAGACGAGAACTGTTAAGAAATGCGACAGATTTGCTCGGTAAGGCATCCAATATGGTTCAATCGGCATTAGATTCAGAGCAAGATTGCCTTGATAATATGCCAGAGAATTTATTGGATAGTGAGAGATGTCAAAAAATGGAGGACGCAATAGAAAGATTAGAGGAGGCTGTGGAGCAGATCGATAGCGCAAAGGATTGTATCAATGAAGCCTCCGCATAGGAGGTAAAGGTATGAGGAGTTTATTTGGATTGTTGGCGGTTGGTGGGTTTACTTTGACAAAATATATCAGTGATTCTTCAACAACTAAGGCTGTTGAGTTGAAAAGAGAAAAAGCTGAAAATATTAATAAACTATTAGAGATGACATATAACGATGAAATTTCTCTCGACGAATCACTCAAGGATGACGAATGCAGAGAAAATTTGCTATCATCAATCAGTGATGACATGGAATATATATACGGTAAACGATGGCATAGTTTGCTTGAAAATTCAACATATTCATCTGCGATTTATGATGAGCTGAATACGATATGGGGAATTGTATTTCATCTCTTGTGCGCCAAAAATGGCAAAATAGTGCTGAATCAGAGAAACTATTCATTAGCTGGCAATCCAGAACTCTGCGAACAAAAGGTACGAACGTGCAAGATAATCGAACGATATATAAAAGACAGGCATCAAAATCTGGAATTGGTGTTTGTACCTGGATGGAAAATTTCAACATCATCGACGAAATTAGAATATCATGAAGAGATTTGCATGGGGAAACTTTGGTGGAAACATAATCTTCCGGTATTGAACAAAGAGCAAACTTCGTATGTTAAAAAGCTATGGTAGTTTTTCCAACTATCGAAATTTCATTGACAGTCAACTCTTTATATGCTAAAATTAGACTAAACCGAACAAACGTTCGCTGAATGACAAAATAGAATTGCATAAAAAGTAGCCGTGCAACAACCACGAAACACGGCTACAACCAGCGTTGCGACAACAACACCACAAAGATCACGCTTATACAGCAACAATAAGCGTGTATTAACACGTAATGGAGAAATATGCCACTACGATTGGAATACATGCCCACTATTAGAACACATATTCTGATTGTAGTATGCCACACCACTGCGAAAAAGTCAATGGAGGAATGCTACGAATGAATGGAAAAAATGGAAATAATAGAACAAAGATCCTGCTTGTCGATTTATTAGAATATATTGCAAAGTATCAATATGCTAGATATATTTTTTCAAGTCACTATAATGATGAGTGTTTGAATGAGAATGTAAATAAACACACTCTTAGGATGAATCTGGTATTTAAAGAAATGTCTATCAAATTCAATCCAAATCAAATTTTACTGTATAATTTCATGGATTTTAAGTCAACAGATTCCCAGTACGTTATACTTGATAGGGTGAAATATGCCAGAATAAAAGAGATGGCGACGGGAATAAAGATAGATTTTGTGAGTGGAAATCTATTAGATGATATTGATAATCATACATATACCGTATTTGCGGAGTTTGTAACTAGGTAAATTATTTTTTTAGCTTGACAAAAAGGGCGTGGTATGCTATTCTTTAACTGTAAACAAAACAGAAATAAATTACAGTGAAAGGAGTGGCAACCTTTGAAGAGCAGTAATAATACAAAAAATCCGAAGATCGGAGATATCTATCTTGTGTATTTCGACGGTAGTGGAAATGAACAAAAAGGATTTAGACCTGGATTGGTATTCCAGAACAATGTGGGAAATGAACACAGCCCTAACTTAATAGTTTTACCACTTACGAGTGCGCTGAAGAAGACTAATCAGCCAACACATGTATTTATTCCAAAGGAGGTTGGACTCCGGAAGGATAGCATGGTATTATGTGAGAATCCGAAATGTATGTCAAAATACAAACTTGGAGAGTATATCACTACATTACCAGAAGAATATATGGCACAAGTTGCCGTTGGTAATATATTGTCTTCATCAGCAATAGCGTTCATTGATCCGGATTTACTGATGAGCGTTTGGCAGAAGGCGTTAGCATTAAATGCGATAGCTAATTAGGAGGGACGCATGTATAATGAAAAAGTAAAACATCAGTTTATGAAAGAACAAATGGAGGCTACTCCGTGGAAGATGAATTTGTGTGAGCTAATATTTAATAGCACACAAGAATATGAGGAAGAGTGGGATGCCGATCTGTGTACCAAATCAGCTGAGGAACTTCAACCTATGCTAAGCCAAATAACGGGATTCAGAGCTAGAAGCAAATGGTCAAGGCTTATCATACTCAAAGACTATGTTAAATGGTGCATAGAAATGGGAGTAGACGGTGCTTGTCCTGGAATGTTGGAAGTTCAAACGGTTGGATTGGATAAGGTAAAACAGCAGACAGTTGCAAATCCGAAACATCTGCAAGGCTATTTAGATGCGATATGCGAACCTGCGGACAAGAAAGCTACGGATAATATATATCGATGTTACTATTGGCTGGCATATGCTGGTATGGCAGAAGAAGATATACTAAATGTAAAATGTTCAGATGTTGACTTTGCAAAACTTAGGGTGAATTACGAATCACGATACACGGTTGTTCCAATTTACCCTGAGAGCCTAGATGCTTTCCATAACTGTGCAGAATTAAATCAATTCCTATTTGTGCATCCGAACTATTCTAAAGAAATATGGAAGGCTAGGGCAGAAGGAGATACATTGATCCGAGGTATTAAATCAGTACCTACATTAAAAGCTTTGAGGGTAGAATTATCGAGAAGATCAAAGCAGAACAGCGACAAGACGCCGCTGAAGTTGAGCTATTTCAGAGTATGGATATCTGGAGTATTCTATAGAATGTATGAGCAGGAGATAATAGGAGTTCCACCAGATTTCAACGCCATAGCATATCAACAGATGGAAGGAAAGACTTATAAACTGGATAGCGGAAGAAACACAATGGAAGCAAAGCGCAGACAGCTTGTAAGAGATTACGAAGAAGACTACGAAAGATGGAAACTTGCGTGGTTTTTATAATATTATTTGAGCAATAGCTCAGTTGATCGCCTACTGTGAAGTGGGCTTTCAATTACATACATCAAGCTAATTAAATAATTTACATAGGGGTATAGCCAAGCGGTAAGGCACAGGAATTTGACTCCTGCATTCGTCGGTTCAAATCCGACTACCTCTGCTCGGACGTAAAAACGTCCAAAAAATAATCTGAAAGGAGAACGTCAATGCTGACAGAAACAAAAAGAGTTGAAAACCATGACAGAGTTGTGGAACTTCTGAATTCAGTAGAAAGAGATGGTATCTCTGATTTACTGAAATGGCTTGAGGAATCTGATTTCTTCACAGCACCTGCATCTCGTGCATATCATGGAGCCTACATCGGAGGTTTATGCGAACACTCTCTGAATGTCTATGACGAAGCAAAGAGATTGTTATCAGCATATCCAGAGGTAGAGGTTTCTGACGAAACAGTGATTATTTCTGCACTGCTTCATGATTTATGCAAGGTCAATTTTTACGCAACAGAAAAGAGAAATCGTAAAAATAGCGAGACAGGTCAGTGGGAAAGCTATGATGCATTCACCATTAAAGAGAAGTTCTGCTATGGAGGTCATGGCAGTAAATCGGTATTTCTTGCTCAGAACTTTATCAAACTGACACCTACAGAGGCAATCGCAATTAACTGCCATATGGGTTCTTGGGATGGCAATAAAGATGTTGGAAGCGCATATGAAAAATACTGGTTTGCATGGCTGCTGCATGTTGCAGATGAAAGTGCTACATATATCAAAGAGGGAGAATAAGAATGAGAAGAAGAACTGCTCAGGAGCCTGTAGAGATCGATGTGCTCCAGAAAAAGAAAGAGGAACTTGCTCAGTTTGTAGATCGCTATAATAATGCCGTATCTATGGTGACTGGAACCGTCAGTAGCCTCGAATCACTTAATGAAAGTATTGAAGCGAAAATCAAGGAAATTGATGAGTATCAGGCAGAACTTACGAGAACTAAGGATGGTCTCGGAGAAACAAGATCAAAGAATGAGAAAATCATCAAAAATTTTAAGGCGCTGATTGAGGCGTAGTAGGGAGGAAATATGGCAGAGACAGAAACATTAAATCTTATTCAGAAACTTGCAAAAATCCGTGCGATTTCTGATGTCGTAGCAAAAGAAAAAAGAGGATACAACTACAGTTATGCAGATATTACATCAATTCTGGCTAAGATTACAGCAGGTATGAAAAAATATGGAGTTTCTTTAATTCCACAGATTGTTCCGGGAACATCTCATGTTGAACAGTTGGTAACATCCAATACGAAGTTCACTAAAACTGGCGAGGCATATGAGGCGAAGACATCAGAGATGCTTGTAACTGCCGATATGGTATTCAAATGGGTAGATGATGCAAACCCAGAAGACTTCATTGAGGTTCCATGGTTTGTCACTGGATCACAGGGAGATCCATCACAGGCTCTCGGATCTGGTCTTACATATTGCACAAGATATTTCCTTTGCAACTATTTCCAGATTGCACAGGCTGATTCAGATGTTGACGCATACCGTAGTAAGCAGAAAGCAGCTGAGGAATCAGAAGATAAAGCAATCGCAGAGGAAATCATTGCTCAGTTTGATGGAATTGTAAGACAGTTCCTCGCAGACCATCCAGATAAAGCGGATGATGTCAAGAATCTCGTTAAGAGATATGTGAAAAACGGAAATTATCTTGCAATTAAAGAGCCTGCGTTAGCAGCTGATTTACTTGAAAAATTCAATGAAAAATTCATTAAAGGAGAATAATACATATGGGATTCAGAACAGGAAGTTATGCAACTATTTGGTCAGTAGAAAGTGCTACAGATACTCGAACAAAGGCAAGAATTTCAATCAGCAGAAAGAACAAGCAGACGGGAGAATATGATACAGATTTCTCTGGATTTGTTGACTTCATCGGTACAGCTGCGGCAAGAAAGGCTCTTACTTTAAAAGAGAAAGATAGAATTCGACTGGGAGATGTTGATGTTACAAATAACTACAATAAGGAGAAGAATATTACCTACACCAACTTCAAAATCTTTAGTTTTGAGACACAGGCTGAGATCAATTCTGGCGGTGGTGGAAACTCCGGTTTTAACACAGAACCTCAGAGAGCTGTGGATAGTGGAGAAATTGATGACTCGCAGCTTCCATTCTAAGAGGTGACAAATGGGAGAAATAAGTTATCGTCCACTGATTGAGGCGATGACCTGGAGCTATAGTAGGCTCGAAATATTTGACGACTGCCCGTACAGGTGGTTTCTAACATATATACATACTCCCAAATTAAAAAAAGAAGATAAATTCTATGCTGCATACGGATTGTTTATGCATGATTTGCTTGAGAAATATTTTAAAGGTGAAAATTCCAAAGAAGAAATACTAATGATGTTTCTCACGCAATTCAAAGCAAAGACAAAAGGAACTGGAAGACCTAAAGCTGCAACAGTACAGAAATATTTCCAGTCAGGAACAGAATTTATTAAATCATTAGAGCCGCTGAGATTCAAAATGATTTCTGTGGAAGAGAAAATCGACTTTAAAATAGGAGAGTTTAATTTTACAGGAAGAATTGATTATCTCGGAGAGGAGGACGGAGAGTTTGTTATTATTGACAATAAATCAAGGGATTTAAAGCCGAGAAGCGGGCGAGCGAAGCCAACGCTAAAGGATAAAGAACTTGATTTGATGTTACGGCAGCTGTACATATATGCAGAAGCAGTACGTCAAAAGTATGGTAAATTGCCGAAATTATTATGTTTTAACTGTTTTAGGACAGGAGTGTTTATCGAAGAACCGTTTAACGAAGACGCATATCGCGAAGCCTTATCATGGGCGCAGCACAAAGTCGAAGAGATATCAGGCGCAGATGAATTCTATCCTAATCGGGAATTTTTCTCGTGTTATTACCTTTGTGGTCTCAGCAATCATTGCTGTTACGACATAGAAGCACGAGCCGAGAGGAGGACTAGAACATGACTAGCGTAGATGACATCAATAGTCTTGAGAGTGAAGCCGGTATTATTGCATCGCTAATACATAAACCGGATTTCATCTTCTATTCCGAATATTTATTACCCAACCATTTTACAAATAAAGAAAACAGATGTGTGTATACAGCTATTGGAGATCTCGTTGAAAGAGGAATTACCACAATAGACCCGTATAACATCATAGAAAGTCTCAATGCTTCAGAAGCAACACGAAAATATGCTGATGAATTATCTATTGAAAAGCTGAATGAACTTATGGAAATGAGTGATGTACTGGCAAGACATACAGTCGAAGAATACAAGATGCTCGTTGATAATGTTCTGGATGCAGCTTTCAGAAGAGATACATTCCAGAGGTTAAAGGAGTGTCAGGCTCTTTGCTACAACCGGGCAGAAACAAATGTTGAAGAGAAGATATATTCCATCATCGATGATGTAATGACAGAATTCTCAACAACAAATGATGTGCCGATGTTCAAAGATGTTGTGGATGACTGCTGGGACGAGATTCAGTCCAGACAGGGAGATGGATACGCAGGTATTCAGTTCAAATTCCCAGCATTAAATGAATACGCCACGATTGAGCCTGGTGAGTTGTTTATCTTTGCGGCAGAAGCGAAGCAGGGAAAATCAATGATGCTCCTTAATTGTGCAGTCGATCTGATGAAGAAAGACTTAGCAGTATTGTATCTGGATAGTGAGCTTAACACAAGAATGTTTACAGCACGAATTCTTGCTCATATTGCGAGAGTAGAGTACAAGAGACTTACATCTGGAAGTTACAACGCAGAAGAAGCACAGAGAATTGATGAGGCAAGAAAATGGCTGAAGACCAGAAAGTTCACTCATTTGTATATCCCAATGTTTGACCAGCAAACAATTTTCACAGCAGTAAAGAGAGTCCAACACACAATGGGGCTTGACGTACTGATTGTTGATTACTTCAAAGGATCTGGTGATGGAGATGCATTTGATTCATATCAGGAACTGGGAAGATTTGTAGATATGGTTAAGAACAAAATTTGTGGAGATATGGGGATTTGTGGAATAGGAGCCGCACAAGCAACAACAACAGGTAAAGTCGCAGATTCAGCTAAGATTGGACGAAATGCAAGTACGATTGCAATTATTCAGGACAAAACAGCTGAAGAGGTAGAAGCTGATGGAGCTGAGTGCGGAAATAAGAAATTAAGGGTTATCCTTAATCGAAACGGTATGCAGCACGCATCCGGAGAATACATAGATTTGCAGTTTAATGGAAACTTGATTTCCTATGAACAAGCAAAGCAACACATACCGAGTACCCCTTATTAAACTATCAAGCTAATAAAATAATTTACATGAAAGGAGACGACGGTGTGGACTTAGAAGAACTGATTGATTCGATAGATATCGTGGAATACATATCACAATTTGTAGAACTTGAGGAGAAAAATGGAGAATACTGGGGGCTTAGCCCATTCTCCGATGAGAAAACACCGTCGTTTTCAGTCCGCAGGGAGAACAATACTTTTTATTGTTTCTCCAGCGGCATTGGAGGAAACGTCTTTACATTCACAAAGTTCTACTATCAATGCGATGCAAACAAAGCAGTAGATATTTTAAAGAAATATGCAGGGTGCGACGGAACAGAGTTTATTCCGAGAAGAAGAATGGCGGCTACGATGGCTTGCAGGAAGTATATGAAAAAGCAAGTACGCCATAAGGAATCAAAAACGAAGCGATTTCCAGACGACTGCATGAGCAAGTATGAAAAGAGAGATGATAAGTTGGCTGTATGGGAAGCAGAGGGTATCTCCAGAGAGGCACTTGATACATTTCAAGTGTACTATGACAGCTTCTCTAACCGGCTCGTATATCCGATACGAGATATTGAAGGAAATATTGTGAATATCGGTGGCAGAATCCTTGATCCTGAATGGAAAGAAAAAGGAATGAGAAAGTACACATATCTTTCTGGATGGGGAGAGATGAGCGTGATTTACGGACTTTTCGAGAATATGGAAGAGATTCTAAAGAAGAAAGAAATCATTATTTTTGAAGGATGTAAATCGGTGTTATTGGCAAGGTCGTGGGGAATAAGAAATACCGGAGCACTTCTTACGTCTCACTTGAATCCGGCTCAAATGAAACTGCTTGCAAAGCTCGGTGTAAAAGTCGTGTTTGCATTAGATAAGGAAGTAAATATTAAAAAAGATCATAACATCAACAAGTTAAAACAATATGTGAATGTTGAGTATGTATGGGACAAAGACAATTTATTAGAAGAAAAAGATGCGCCAGTAGATAAGGGGGTTGAAACATTTGATAAGGTTTACGAATATCGGCACCGATTCAGATAGATATGGCTTTGACGGTCATGGAAGAATGTCTCGTGTAGCCGGTACGGACAGACGTTGGAGAAGCGGTAGCAGTACGATGTCAAGTAGCACGATGTCAAGATCAATATCGGACAAAATGGATGCAACAATTTATGGGTATAGATATTGCAGAGATGATAGACAGAGAAGAGCTGCTGAAAACATGACGAAATATTCCTATGATATAGCAGAAATTGTAGAAATTCTCAATGAATTCAAGGTGGATATGAAACTGCCGGGAGGGTCTCCACGACCGCTTGTAAGTATTCTATTGGATGTCGTAAGGATGTATACGCAAATACACGATCCGGCAACTGGTAGTAGATTGCTTACATTATCGGAAAGCATAAATCAGATTATCACCAGATGTGTGGAGAATGGTATGAACCAGAGAGAAATTACATCAGAGATATTGTGCGATCCAGAAGTCGATGATGCTCAACTTGATGATTTCCTCCATGAATTTGCAATAAAGGAGGGATAGGCAGAGTGAATAAAGATTATTACGAAATGTATCACTGTCATACGGAGTTAAGCCTTCTCGACAGCTGTACAAAATATCAAGAATATGTGGACTTAGCAGTAAAAAATGGTCAGAAAGTCCTGTCAATATCAGAGCACGGAAAACCTATGAACTGGACTGAAAAATGGGCGGCTTGTAAGAAAGCAGGTCTCAGATACATACATTCAGTAGAGATATATCTAACAGAACAACTGGAACCAAAAGTCAGAGATAACTATCATACAGTGCTCATGGCTCGAAATATGGATGGACTGCTAGAACTCAATGCTTTAATTACAAAATCATGTGACAAACAGCATTCGTACTATACAAACAGAATTTCTTTTGATGAGTTCTTAAATATTTCAGACAATATCATATCGACAAGTGCCTGTTTAGCTTCTCCGTTGAATAAATTGCCATCAGATCATCCACGATATATGGAATTGGCTCGTAAGTATGACTTCTTAGAAGTACAGGCACATAACCACCCAGAGCAGATCGCTTTTAATAAGAAGCTTCTGGAATTATCAAAGGAGATTGGCACTCCATTAATTGCAGGAACAGATACTCACAGTTCTACTCCATACAAAGCAGAATGTAGAGCTGCGTTAATATCCGCAAAGGGTAAATCTTATGGTGACGAAGATGCGTTTGATCTGACATACAAAACATACGATGAACTCGTAGAGATGTTCAGAGTACAGGGAGCGTTACCGGAAGAAGAGTATATGCAGGCAATCAGGAATACTCATCAACTATACGATCTCACAGAGGATATCGAGCTTGACACTGCGATTAAGTACCCAATTTTATACGGTTCACGAGAAGCGGACTCAGAGAAGTTCACTGAAACAGTATATACGAAGCTTGAAGAAAAACTAGAATCCGGTGTCATACCAAGAAGCCAGGAACAGGCATTTAGAGATGCGATTGAAGAGGAACTTCGAGTATTCAGAAAGCTGAAAATGGACGGCTTTATGCTGTCAATGTCAGAATTGATTTCATGGTGTAAAGAGCATGGCATGGCGATTGGAACAGCTAGAGGATCTGTAGGCGGTTCACGAGTAGCCTATGTAACAGATGTCATTGATTTGAATCCTGAAACATGGCACACAGTATTCTCACGATTCTGTAATGAAGATAGAGAGGAAATCGGTGATATTGATATAGACTGCGTTGAGTCTGACAGACCAGCAATATTCCAATACATCATTAAGCGATTTGGGGCGGATAAGACCGCAAGAGTGGCATCTTTCGGAACTCTGCAGGAGAAAGGTGTTATCGATGAGGTCGGCAGATACCTTGCTAAGAAATGGAATAAGGAACACGGCGTAGATAGCGGGGCATCACCAAAGGAAAACCCGTGGACATTACCTAAGATTGCAAAAATTAAAGAAGAGTATTCAGCTAATCCTGAGAAAACTAAGAGTAAGTATAAGGAACTGTTTTACTACTTCGATGGATTACTTGACACGAAGATATCGCAGTCAGTACATCCGGCAGGCATGGTAATCAGTCCAATCACTCTTGATGATAACTTCGGTATTTTCGAGAAAGATGGAGAAACCTGTCTGATGCTTGATATGGAGAATATCCACGACTATACAGGTCTTGCTAAATATGACTTCCTTATTTTGAAAACAGTACAGGTAATTAGAGACACATGTAGATACCTGAACAGACCATATCCGAAGACACATGAAATTGACTGGGACGATCAAGAGGTATGGGCGGATATGATTAAGAATCCGTCAGGAATATTCCAGTTTGAGGGCGCATTTGCATTTGAGAGCTTAAAGAAATTCACTCCAAAGAGTATTTTTGATATGTCAATCGTTACAGCGTGTATCCGACCATCAGGAGCTTCTTACAGGGATGCGTTACTTGCCAGAAAGCCACATAGTAATCCGTCAGAGATTATTGATGAGCTTCTAAAAGATAACCTCGGTTACCTGATCTATCAGGAGGATACGATCAAGTTCCTGCAGCAGATTTGTGGACTATCTGGTAGTGAATCCGACAATATCAGACGAGCTATTGGTAGAAAACAGAAAGACAGACTTGATGCGGCTATGCCATCAATCTTAGAGGGATACTGCGAGAAGTCACCACAGCCTAGAAAGGTTGCGGAAGCAGAAGCAAAAGAGTTCCTGCAGATTATTGAGGATAGTGCTTCTTATCAGTTTGGCTACAATCATTCAATAGCATATTGCTTACTCGGTTATCTCTGCGCTTATTACAGATACTACCATCCACTTGAGTTTATCACATCATTCTTGAATAATGCGGCAAATGAGGATGATATCCGAAATGGTACAGCATATGCTCATAAGATTGGCATCCGGGTAACGATGCCTAAATGGGGATTATCAAAGAGTGAATACTTCTTCGACAGTGAAAAGCGTGTTATTGCGAAAGGACTTAGTTCCATTAAGTACATGAGCGCTGGTCTTGCAGAAGAAATGTTCGAGATCGCCCATAAGAAAAAGTACAACAAGTTTATGGATGTACTGTATGACCTCAATAATAATTCTTCACTCAAGACAAATCAGCTGGATATTTTGATTAAGATTGATTTTTTCTCAGAGTTTGGAAACCAGAGGGAGCTTCTGAAAATCACAGAACTGTTCTATGACATGTTTAAAAAAGGACAGGCTAAGCAGATTAGAAAAGACCGAGTTGACGGAACTCCACTTGAAAAGATTGTCCAGAAATATGCAGTTGGAATAACAAAGAGTGGCGGTGTCGCAAAAAGTTATACGCTGTTAGATGTAATGTCGATTATGTATGATGCAGAATACGCCGTAAAGGATTTACATATGAATGATCTTAGCATTGTAGCTAAGGTAAGAAACTTTGCAGATGTCATGGGATATGTCGGTTATGTGTCAGGAAGAGAAGAAGACCGCAAAAAACTGTATGTATCTGATGTATACGAACTGGTTCGCCGGAAAGATAATAAACAGTTCGGATATTCGATTATAACAAAATCCATTGGTAGCGGGGTTGAGAGTAGATTTACGGTAGTAAACAGTGTATACAATGAAGACCCTATCAAGAAAGGTGACATCATTTATTGCAAAGGATGGGAAAGAAACGGTCAATATTTCAGATTGACGAGGTTTGAAAAAGTGCTTTATTAGGAGGACAAAATGGAAATATTAACAGATGTCACGCTTAGCAAATTGCTTGCTAATTGTGAGAAGTACGAGAATTATGTTGCAGCCATATTATTTTCGAGCAAGGCGAGAGAGACAGAGTTCCTTAATGAAATCAAAACTATCGGAAATGATTGGAATGTGAACGTAAGACTCGGAAGAATGAAATGTAAAAAGACGAATAGTCATATCTACACATTTACAATCGCTAAGAATTTTGAGGATAGAATCCGCGGAATGGAGTTCAATAGTATGTTGCTGGATGGCGATAAAGGTGCGGATGAAGTAGTTGCATACATATATGGTCAGTCATTGGTTAAGTACATGAGTACGCAGAACGTGGAAGAAATGATCGATAAGGGATCGGCAGATAAAGCACTGACGAATTTCCTGGATGAATTTACAATCACAACGCATAGCTAGGAGGTAGACAAATGCTTTTATGGATGTTGCTTGTAGCTGCTGAATTGACTGGCACGCATTGCTTTGACGCAAACGGGTGGCTATTCGTTACTCTTGCGTGTTGGTTATGGCACTATATTATGTCCGATTAAACTTATTTGTATCATATGTTATAAACAAGTTTAGATATAAAACTACTATTTTATATACGAAATTGAGGTGATTGTAATGGCGAAAAAGATGTATTGCAACAAATGTGGAAAAGAAATGGACTTCTGGGATAAACAAGAAGAGTTTTCAATCCACACACATTGCGGTTATGGCACGAAATTTGATGGGTCTGATTTAGAACTCGATTTGTGCTGTGATTGTATGGAAGAGCTGGCGGATAGTTGTAAGATACCTCCGGTAGCAAATGAAGAAAAATAATTATACATATTCAAGCTAATAAAATAATTTACAAGGAGTAAGAGATGAAAGTAGAAATTTTAAAACATCCAACAGATGATGACTGGCGGTTATGCCAGACCTGTACTCTTGTGACGGTTAGCAAGAAACCAGCGAAACCGCCAACAGAAGCGTGGAAAGTAAGATTGCTTAAAGCCAATCACTCTCCGGTAAGAACATTAGAGTTCTGCTTCAGACTGACAGATATCCCTTATTGGGTGTCTGTTCATCTTGTCAGACATGTTCATGCCACACCTTTCGTGTCTACACAGAGAGATGACAGACAGGATAAATACGAAAGAGGAGCCGCACGACAGGATGCGCCAGTAACAATGTGTTGGTTCATGAATGCGGAAGAGCTGATTACCATTGCTCATAAGCGACTGTGCAATCAAGCATCCAAAGAAACACGCGAAATCGTAAGAATGATTTGCGAAGAGGTTATCAAAGTCAATCCGGAGTTCAGGGAGTTACTTGTTCCGAATTGCCAGTACCGTGGCGGTATTTGTGAAGAGTTCAACTGTTGTGGATTGAATCAGAAATATTTGCCTCATATCGAATAGTGAGGTGATGGCAATGGAAAGCAGAATCCATAACAAACGCAAGATGAAACAGCTTATTGATTTCAAAGGATGCGCTATGGATGGCGGTATGTACCCAACAGATATTGATGGTGTGATTGAGTACAAAGACTCAAAATACATAATTTTCGAGGTGAAATACGGTGACTCAGAAATACCAATCGGACAAAGATTGGCTCTGCAAAGAATGGTCGATGATTTCACTAAATCAGGTAAGCAGGCGATTGTGCTTATATGCTCTCATACAGTTAAAAATCCAAACAAGCCAGTTGTGATGGCGTGGTGCAATGTCAGAGAGATTTATTACGGTGATGAGAAGCGCTGGCGTACTCCAGATAGAGAAATAAAGGTCAGAGAAGCGATTGATTGCTTTCAGAAATATTCAAACATTGTTTTAAACAAAGAAGAGGAGGCGAAAGAGCATGGAAGAACAGACAAGGCTTGATGATAGCGGAGAGCGTATCTCATACGGAGATGGTATGGCTATCAGGGAACCGTCAACAGGAAAGGGAAGATATGATTTGGTATCTCCATTTGCTATGAGACGACTTGCTCAGCATTACGAGAATGGCGCTCAGAAATACGCTGATAGAAACTGGGAAAAAGGAATGCCATTTTCAAGATATGTTGATTCAGCAAAGCGTCACTTAGACAAATACATAATGGGTATGACAGACGAAGATCATTTAGCTGCTGCTGCATGGAACATTTTTGCAATCATGCATCATCAGGAGCTTGGACAGACGGAGTTGGATGATATGCCACATTATGATTGTAAATATGAACATGAATAAGGAGAAAAATATGCAGAGAAAAGAAACAAACTATTACGACATCGATGTTGATATTGACGAAACACTCTTAAAAATGGGTCTGGTAGATGACATCTTCTACGTGAGAGACCTTAAACAGAGAAAGCTGTTTCTGACAGCTAATGTAGATCAGTTCTCCATAGGCGATATCACAAAACATATCATGCAGTACAACGCAGAGGATAAGGGAGTTCCGGTAGAACAGCGACAGCCGATTCTTCTGTACGTGGCGTCCAATGGGGGGGATGTCGATGCCGGTTTCGAGCTGATCGATGCCATCCTTGCAAGCAAAACGCCTGTTTACACTATCAATCTGGGCTACCAGTACAGCATGGGATTCTTAATTGGACTGGCAGGTCATAAGAGATACGCTACACAGAATGCGAAATTCCTTATGCATGATGGTTCAAATCTCATCTGGAATTCTGGAACAAAAGCACAGGATCAGATGGAATTCCAGAAACGTGTAGAGCAGAGAATCAAACAGTATGTAATTGCACATAGCAACGTCACAAGTGAAGAGTATGACAGCAAATTACGTGTTGAATGGTATCTGTTTGCTGACGAAGCGAAGGAGAAAGGATTCTGTGACCACATCTTAGGTGTGGATTGCGATATGGATGAAATTGTGTAGGAGGCTTGACATATGGACAAGGAATATCTTGGATTTAAGGAACTCGTGATTACAGGGGAAGAGGCTAATGACCTCTTCAACCCTGAGTCTGAGAATACGTTCGGATGCCTGCAGAACGAATATTTGATTGCATCTGACGAACATGGAAGCGCCATCGGCAAATTCAAATGCGATGGACATAAAGTTGTGAAGATTCCGTATAAGGCTATCGAAACAAGATTCGCAGGAAAAGTAAAGCCTAGAAATCCGCAACAGGAACTTGCTATTGATATGCTTTATGACGAGAACACAACAGTCAAAATTATTGCAGGAAAGTTTGGCACTGGTAAGGACTTCTTAATGTGCTCTGCGGCAATCGATCTGCTTGAACATGATAAATTTGAAAAGATTGTGTATGTCAGAAACAATATCGAAGTGAAAAATTCTAAGCCAATCGGTCATTTACCGGGTTCTTATAATGAAAAACTCTTACCATTTGCGATGCCTTTAGCCGACCATCTGGGAGGAGTAGACGGTCTGGAACTGATGATTGGTCACGGAAAGATTGAAATCGTTCACTTAGGATTTATCAGAGGTAGAGACATTAAGAACTCAATCATTATTTGTTCCGAAGCAGAGAACATGACAAAGGAGCATATACAGTTACTTCTCGGAAGAGTCGGAGAGGGTTCCTCATTATGGATCAACGGAGATTTTAAACAGTGTGATGCAGATGTATTCAGAGAGAATAGCGGTCTGATGATTGCTGTTGATAAGCTGAAAGGTCATCCAAGATTCGGATATGTGAAGCTTCTCAAGACAGAGCGAAGTGAAACTGCTGCTATGGCAGATTTGCTTGATTAGGAGGTAACTGAATGATTGTAATGAAGAGAGATGGTCGAGAAGACCAATATACAAAAACAAAGATACATACGGCGATTTGTAAAGCGATCGTCGAAGTCAACGGAGCAGGGGATACTTCCCTTGCTACCGTTATCACAAACCGTCTGGACTCAAGATATCGTAAGAGAAAGAGAACAATTTCTGTGGAAGAAATCCAGGATGATATCGAAACAGAACTGATGAAAGAGCAGGCGTTTGAAGTAGCTAAAGCGTATGTGAGATACAGATACAAACACGAAATGAAGCGTAACGGCAATGGGATTGACAGAAAAATTCTCACAATCGTAGATGGTGTAAATGAGGAAGTAATACAGGAAAACTCCAATAAGAATCCAACAATCTTATCTACCCAGAGAGATTATATCGCAGGAGAAATCAGTAAGGATATCACAAGAAACACATTGCTTCCAAAAGACATTCAGCACGCTCATGACGAAGGGATTATCCATTTCCATGATTCGGATTATTTCGTACAAAGAATGCATAACTGTTGCCTTGTAAACCTCGGAGATATGCTTCAGAACGGTACAGTAATATCTGATACGCTGATTGAAAAACCACACAGCTTTTCTACTGCTTGTAATGTCGCCACTCAGGTTGTAGCACAGATTGCTTCAAATCAGTATGGTGGTCAGAGTATTTCGTTATCACATCTTGCGCCTTTCGTAGATGTAAGTAGAAGAAAAATTCGTAAGGATGTAGAGGAAGAAATTGCAGCTTGCAACGGAGACGTAAACAGTATCAATTCTATTGTAGAAAAGAGACTGAGAGAGGAAATCAAGCGTGGCGTACAGACAATTCAGTACCAGGTACTGACATTGATGACAACGAATGGTCAGACCCCATTTATCACTGTCTTTATGTATCTTGGAGAAGTAGAAGATGAACGAACCAAAGCTGATTTGGCAATGATCATTGAAGAGGTTGTACGCCAGAGATATCAAGGTGTTAAGAATGAAAAAGGCGCGTGGATTACTCCTGCATTCCCGAAACTGATTTATGTCCTTGAGGAAGACAACATTCGTGAAGATAGCGAATACTTCTATCTGACAAAATTATGTGCAAAGTGTTCTGTGAAACGTCTTGTACCGGATTATATCTCTGAAAAGATGATGTTGCAGAATAAGATTGATGCGAATGGCGATGGTCATTGTTTCCCATGTATGGGATGCAGAAGCTTCCTGACTCCTTATCTTGATGAGAACAGAAAGCCTAAATATTACGGAAGATTCAATCAGGGTGTTGTTACAATTAATCTTCCAGATGTAGGACTTTCTGCTGTGAAAAAGATGGAGGGAATCACTTACGTTAATGACGAGCAATATCAGAAACGTAAGGAAGAAATTTTCTGGGAAATCTTTGAAGAGAGATTGGAGCTGTGCCATAGAGCACTGCGTCTTCGCCACGAAAGATTGCTCGGAACACTGTCGGATGCTTCTCCAATCCATTGGCAGAATGGTGGACTTGCAAGATTAAAGAAAGGTGAGACCATCGATAAGCTCCTATATGGTGGCTATTCCACGTTATCTCTCGGATATGCCGGATTGTATGAATGTGTTAAGGCAATGACCGGAAAGAGTCATACAGACGACGAAGCAAAACCGTTTGCACTTGCTATTATGCAGAAGATGAATGATAAATGTGCAGAGTGGAAAGCAGCAGAAAACATTGATTATTCATTATATGGGACTCCGATTGAGTCTACTACATATAAGTTTGCTAAATGCCTCCAGAAGCGTTTTGGAGTGATTGAAGGAATCACGGATAGAAACTACATCACAAATAGTTACCATGTTCATGTGACAGAAAAAATCAATGCATTTGACAAACTCAGATTTGAATCAGAATTTCAGCTGTTAAGTCCTGGAGGAGCTATTTCATACATTGAAACTGCGAATCTGAGCAATAATGTCGAAGCGGCAATAAAGGTTATCCAGTACATCTACGACCACATCATGTATGCAGAATTGAACACGAAGTCTGATTTCTGTCAGGAGTGTGGATATGATGGAGAAATCCAGATCGTAGAGAACGAGGATGGAAAATATATCTGGGAATGCCCGAATTGCGGAAATAGAGACAGAGCTAAGATGAATATCGCAAGAAGAACATGCGGTTATATCGGAGTTAATGACTTCAATCAGGGACGTACACAGGAAATCAAAGAAAGATATGTGCATTTAGGCGGTGAATAAAGATGTATTACGGCAAGATAAGAGATTGTGATATTGCGAATGGAAAAGGTGTGAGAGTGAGCTTGTTTGTATCTGGATGCAGAAATCATTGTAAGAACTGCTTTCAGCCAGAAACATGGAATTTTGATTACGGAACTCCATATACAGAAGAAACCGAAGAGTACATTATCCAGTTATTATCAAAGCCGTATATTCAAGGTCTGACAATACTCGGAGGGGAGCCGTTTGAGCCAGAAAATCAACGTGGTTTAATACGACTCCTCAAAAGAGTCAAATCTGATTGTCCAGAAAAAGATATATGGTGCTATACCGGATATACTCTTGAACAAGCATTAACAGATGGAGCTTCTTGCAGATGTGAGGTTACAGATACATTCCTTTCAATGATAGATACATTGGTAGATGGACGATTTGTAGAGAAATTAAAAGACATCTCTTTAGAGTTTAGAGGCTCTTCAAATCAGCGAATAATTAGCATGAAAGAATGGAGAGAGCAGCATGAGCAGAAAGAATGAACTGAAAAGATCAATCGCATGGCATAGCATTAAATATGTTTTGACAGCAATATTTATGGTGCTTAATCTTCTCGGAATACTGCATTGGTATTGGGTGTGGATATTTTTCCCGATCCTGTTATCGCTGGGGATAAAGATACTGATATTAGTTGTACTTAGTTTCTTTGTTTGCGTATTACCGAGATGGACTGAGAGGTGGACGGAAGAATGAGAAGATTATTTATTATGAGAAAAGATTTACATATGTCTACAGGAAAACTGCTTGCACAGGTAATGCACTGTGCCGAAGCATACTGGACTTCAAAGATTCGTAAGGGTAATTTATACCGAACAAACGATGGACAGTATATGGCGCAAATGACAATGCCTGTTGAAGTGTATACAGACTATGTATGCGGATCATTCACAAAGACAGTGTGTGAGGCAAAGAATAAGAACCAGTTGCTTAAAGCAAAAGCCATTGCAGATGAGTTGGGTCTTGTGGAAGACATTGATTATGGGTGTATTTATGATAACTGCCTTACAGAGCTTGAGCCAGAAGAAGATAACGGCACAACACTTACTGGCATTTGGTTTTGTCCGTTAGATGATGAGATTGCTCACAAGATCAGTAAAAAATATCAATTATATAAATAGGAGAGAAAATAATGACAACAGTAAATATGAATGTAAAGAAATTAAATAATGATTCCATCGTACCTACAAAAGGCTCTGAATATGCGGCAGGACTTGATTTATACGCATATATCGAATCCGGTGCGGTTGATATCCCGGCAGGATCGACAGTAAAAATCGGAACAGGTGTTGCAGCAGAAATTCCAGTAGGATGTTTTGGCGGTGTATTTGCGAGAAGCGGACTTGCTACAAAACGAGGATTAAGACCATCTAACTGTGTAGGTGTAGTTGATTCTGATTATCGTGGAGAAATCATCGTTGCCGTACATAATGATTCGGATAAGTGCGAAACAATTCATCATGGAGATCGTATTGCTCAGTTGGTTATCATGCCGTACATTAGTGTTAGCCTACAGGAAGTTGAAGAGTTATCTGATACGGAACGTGGAGCTGGCGGGTTTGGTAGCACAGGAGTTTCGCTGTCATAATGCAAAGAGGTGGGCGTAAGCCTGCCTCTATTTTATAAGGAGATATTATACATATGGAGAAAATATTGATGAGCCTCAAAGAGGTATGTGAGTACACAGGGTGGGGAGAAACAAAGGTCAGAGAGATACTGAAAAGACCTAATAGTACGTTTACAGTGATACTTGGAAATAGACTGTATGTTAATAAGAAGAAATTCGATGAATACTTAGATAGATGCGCGAAATACCATATCCCTGTGTAAAAGTTTGCAGTTGTATTTTTGCGTAAAATAGTGTAATGTATATGTGTAAGTTGATGCTGTAGTCAATATAGAAAGGAATATTGATTATGGGAAGAGACTTAAATGGTAAAGAACTGGGCAGAGGATTTAGTCAGAGAAAGGACGGTAGATACGAAGCCAGAGCCGTTATATGCGGCACAAAAATAGATATTTATGACATGAATCTAGCAAAGCTGAAAAAGGAATTTGAAGCTGAGAAAGCTAGAGTGTTACGAGACGAAAAGAATGTAAGACCTAACGTCACGTTTGGAGAGTGGTATCAGGAATGGTTTGAAAAGTGTAAATCACCTCAGTTAAAATCTGATGTAAGCAGAAAGACGTATGACAGAAAAGTAAGAAATACCTACTGTAAAATTCTCGGAGAGAAACGAATGGAAAATATCTCTCAGATGAATATGCAGGCTGCTACAACAGAGTTGATTGAGAAAGGATATACAGACCGTTCTGTAAGAGAAGCTCTCGGAATTGTGAACGAATGTATGGAGATTGCTATTGTAAACCACATCATCAATGTAAATCCATGCGTAGGAATTAAAATCCAGAATGCAAACGAGCGTAAAGAAAGAAGAGTTATGAAGCAGTGGGAACAGGACTTATTCTTGAACGAGGTCAAGGATAGATATTACTACGAAGCGTACAAGATTCTTCTTCTAACTGGAATGAGAATCGGAGAGTTCTCTGGGTTGCAATGGCGAGATGTTGACTTCGAGAATAAAGTCATCAATATTAATAGATCCATGCAGACCGCATATATTGACGGAAGAAAGATCGAGGAACTTACTACACCGAAAACAGCCAACTCATACAGAGCAATCCCGTTCTTTGGAGAAACAGAAGCTTGTTTGAAGAGCTGGAAGAAGAAGCAGGACGAGTATAAGAAACGTCTGGGTGACAGATGGAGAGCAAGACCTGAGTTAGGCGATCTTGTTTTTACAAGCACTGTAGGCTCGCCTGTGACTCGATATGTCATTGTACATGACATAGACAAAGTAGTCCAGAACATCAATCTCAAAGAGATGACAAAGGCATTCAGAGAGCACAGAGAGCCAGTGATGTTTGAACACTTACATCCACATGCTTTTCGCCACACATTTGCAACACGTTGTTTTGAAAAAGGGCTTGACCCATTGTTTGTACAGAGTATAATGGGACATGCCAATTATGCAACTACGGTGTCATATACACATATATTAGACGATTTGCGTCAGAAAGAGGTGCAGAAGGTTGGTAACTTCTTAGAGTAAGAGAGTTGCGTAAACCTTACATTGCGTCGAGATTGAAGAATCCGCGATACAGTAAGCTCGAAAAGAGTTGCGTAAAAGTTGCGTAGATAGCAGAATTTAATCTCCGTAAGCCCTTGAAATACAAGGAGTTAAGAAAATACTTCGCAATTCAGATGAACGCATAATTCAACTGTGAATTTGTAAAAATAACGCAAAAATATAAAACCCTCATAAATGTGCAGAAAATACACGATTTATGAGGGTTTTTTACTGTCACAGGCAGTATCCATCGGAAATGCAGTAAGTGCCCTGAAGGATACCGTCCCCGGAGATTTCTCGGCAATGAATCTTTCGGAGATTTGTGAATTAATCCAGGAACATAAATCGAATGGTCCGGTAATGGAGATGAAACGTTAAACATAAGAAAAGAGGAACAAAT